CTCTATCCGAGCGACCCGCTCCTCGCTCGATCGGTCAGGCCGATGATGGTCACCGAGGTAGACCACCGAGGAGCGCGAGACGTGCCCTGCGACGGCAAGGACGGGAACCCACCGCTGTGCACGTGCAACGCGCGCCAAGCGTTCCGGCCCGAGGACGAGCGCCACGCGAACGACTGCGCGGTGATGCGCTGGTACCGCGTCAAGCCCAGCGGCGCGCCCACCATCGCGACGTTCGCATCCGACGAGATGATGCTCGCTGGCAACAAGTGCGTGCACCAGCCGATGCCGCTCATGCTCAACGCGGAGACCGCGGCGGACCTAGAGCAGCAGTTCAACGCCGCGGCGGCCCACGCTTCCGACACGGCAACCCACCGTCTCGAAGCCGTGCTCTACGCGCTCACGAAGCACGTGGCTCTCGAACGGGTCGCACGCTCGTTCTCGCGCGTCACCCGCGAGCACCAGACGATGGGCGCATCGGGCATGCCGACCGACGTCGTGTTGCTCGACGGGATCCCGGTGTGGTCGGGTACATGGAAGCACGACTCCATCCCGCGGAACGCGTTCAGCGCCGATCAGCGCCCGGTCCCGACGCTCGTGTGGACCGAGGACTTCACAGACGCGTGGCCCGCCGACCTGGCGAAGCCGTAGACTCCGAACGTGAGCACGAAGCCGCGACTCCAGAGCACGAGCGTTCCCGGTCTCGTCATGTGGCCCAACGGAGCGATCGTGCGCGTGAAGCTCACTGCGCGTGGCGAGATCGAGCGCGACGCCATGGGGAGCCCGTCGGTGCTCGCGAGCTACGGTCGCGTCACGGGCGAGGACTACATGACCGAGGCCGCGTTCCGAGCGGTCGAGGCGCACGTGCGACCGTGACCGACCCCACGCGCAACGTGGACCCCGCTCAGACCTGGCCCCTGAGCACGAACCCCGGCCCCGACGACCAGGGCGCGACGGTGCAGGTGCGCGAGCCCTCGACGCTCCGCATGCCCTTCGGCGGCAAGGAGCGTGGCGGAGCCAAGGGCGGCGAGCTGCATCCCGACGGCCTGGGCCCGGCACCCGCTGACTACGCAGGCGCCCCGGACATCGCCGGCCTACCGTGGGCGCGCGCGATGACCGACGCGTGGAGCTCGCTCGAGGTGCGCACCGCCGTGCTGGCGCTCGTGCGCCGCTTCTACGCCAACCACCGAGGCAGCGCGCGGCGCCTCATCGGCTGGGACGTGCTCGAGCGTGCGACGAGCGAGCAGGCCACGGAGCGCCTCCCGCCCGGTCGGCAGTACCTGCGGCTGGGCTTCACGTACCGCTTGGGCGAGAACCGAAGCGCGCGGTTCGAGTGCTCCCAGACGTTCCCCGTGAGCGCGCGGACCGGAGCCGGCCTCGCTCAGGCGATCGAGTCATGGAGGCTCGCGCTTGAGCAGCAGGCGAGCGTGCTAGGCTGATCTCGCTTGTTCCCGTTCCCTTCTCGGAATCGATCCTCGCGCACCTAAGACGAAAGTCCGGGGACAAGCGGCGCGAGGATCGATTCGGTGGAGCGGAGCATCATGAGCAAGATCGTCCCAAGGCCACGAAGCGCAGCCGAGCGTCACGCCACAGCCTTCGTGCCACGTGGGCGCGGCTACAGCGCAACGGCAACGCTCGCCTCGCCTTCGCCTCTCGCAGCCCTCGCCACACTCTCGATCGATCGCGCCGTGGAGATCCTCGCCGGATGCGTGCAGGTGGACGAGGCGAAGAAGTGGCGCACCACAGCCGAGATGCTCGCCGTGTACGAGCGCGAGATGAAGGGCAGCAAGGACGCGGAGCACCACGCCCAGGCGTTGTGGCAGCACGCCGACCGGCGCGTAGGCGAGCTTCGGGCTGGTGAACGTATCGTCACGGCTGGGCGCCCGAAGAAATCGGTCACCGGTGACCAAATATCGGAAGGCGCAAAGCGCTCCCGGAACGAGCGCCGAGCTGAAGAGAAGTCGAGGGCCAAGGCGGCCGTACCTGCGAAGAAGTTTGCAACCACGATCGGTGAAGCTCGAGCGGCGAAGCGCTCACCAGACAAGGCCGTCGCCAAACTCATCGCCAAGCCGAAGCGCAAGGCACCCATCGAGGCCAAGCCCGTCGTCGAGACCGCGGCTGCAACCTGGACGACGCCCACCCCAGCCGACGGGTACGACGAGCGATCGGGGATCGTGCAGGTGTGCCGAGAGATGGGAGAGGCCCTCGACGCATGGCCTTCGTCAGACGTCGTGGATGTGGTGACCGTTCGCAAGGCGCTCTCGCGATGGCAGGGACTCATCCGAGGCTGACGCGCTTGCGCGATCGAGCGCAGCGGCTATCACTCGACGGGTCGGCATCGGAGCCGACAGGAACGGGAGAGCGAGTGGACGAAGAACAGAAGACGCAAGCCGTGCGACTCCAGCGCAAGGCGATCGAGCGCAGACGCGACGAGGTGATCCGCGAAGCTCGGTTCATGGCGACGGGAGACGCGAGGAAGGCGCGGCCAGACCTCCTGCAAGCACTCCATGATCTGGACGAAGCGCAGCGCCGTCTCGTGGAGCTGACGGGCGAGGACCGACAGACCACGCTCCCGCTTCTGCCCGAGAACGCGGGACAGCACGCGGCACCCGTCATCGGCGCCGACGATCCCGAGGGCTTCGCACCGTGAGCACTGCGAGCAAAACCGTCCACACGCACACCTGCGATCGCTGCCGAGTCAGCGAGGTCAGCGATTCGGTAGCGCGCCCTGTTGGATGGGGCGAGGTGGGCATCGGCCAAGAAGGCAGAGGGGTCGGATGCGCAGACGCGCTCCGCCGCGATCTGTGCAAGCGCTGCCTTTGGGCGATGTCCGAGTGGCTACGCCCCACCGAGGCGCCGACGCTCCCGTGCTCGGAGTTCGCGACCGGCGGAGGGATCGACGGGACGCTGTGTGCGAACTGCGACGCGCTGGAGAGCGCGCACACGCCATCGTGACCCCGCTCTTCCTCGCGCTCCTCGAGTACCACGTGCGGACGGAGCGCTTCGACCGGACGCTCCACGGCGGATGGTCACCGTATGAACCGGACTGCTGGATCGTCGCGCCGTGGAACCGTGAGCGCAGCATCCAGCAAGCTCGACGCATCCACGACATCATCGAAGAGAAGTACTGCCTCCGCCTGAACGGTGAAGGCACGCAGGCCCCCAAACGCGAGGTGTCGCGCATGCGGTTCGACGAGCAGGTGCGCGTGCTCGCTGCACACGGCCACCTCATCCCAGCCGACTACTCGCAACGGCTACGCCCCGTCGAGTCGCGCGGCGAAGCGCCGTACCCAGGTCACATCGGAAGCGGCGGCAGAGTCATCTATCAACCACCACACGAGACGAGAAGAAGCCGATGACGATGAAGAAGCTCCACGACGCAGCCGTTGCAGGCCGCGTGCGCCCCACCCGCAACCTCGTACTCATCCAGGTGCTCCCCGCAGAGCGCGAGAAGCGCACGGCCGGCGGGATCCTCATCCCCGACAACGCGAACGGGCGAGCGAACGTGGGCACCGTGCTCGCCGTCGGGCTCGACGTGCAGGACATCGAGAAGGGCGAGCTCGTGATGTACGACCCGAGCCGGATGCGTCTCGTGCTCGCCGATGGCCAGCTCGCGAACGCGCAGGGCACTCCGTACGCGGGGCCCGGCGAGTGCGGGATCCTCCACCAGGACGACTGCCGCCTTGCGGTGACGAATGGCACGAGGATCGGCCGATGAGTTTCAAGGGCCACATGCTCACCGCCGAGGACCACATGGCCATCCGCGCGCTCAAGCACGGCGGGCCACTGACGATCGGCAAACGCGCGTACGGACGGCTCGGAGACGACGCTGACGGCATCAAGGTCGTGGCCTGCTCGTTCTGCGATCTGGGATGCCGCGGGACGCGCATCGCGCCCAACGCCGCAGTCGTCTGCGACGACGTGTGCCTCGATCTGTACGAGAAGCGTCGCGGGCATCGCGATGACCCCGAGCCGAAGAGGCCGGAGCCGAGCGAAGGCGTACGTGTGTGGTTCGAGCTCCACGAGGACGCGAACGGCACTCCGACGGCAAGGGTCCTTGAGCGCAACGACCTCGACGAGATCACGCGCGCGTACCTGACGACATGCGTTGCGTGGGACGCGGAGTACGACGCGTGGTGCGAGCGCCAGCCGATCGACTTCTCCACGATGCGCCGCACGGCACCGGCCAACGGATGGCGGATGTTCGGTGGACCGTGGATTCGCCACCAGTACGAGTACGAGCAGACGGACATCCCGGTCGGCGACGACACGTTCGTCCGCGTGTTCGAGTCTCCGATCAAGGCGGCGCAGGACGCGCTCGCGCGCTTGGGTCGCAGTGACTTCATCGGGTGGGCGCACCAGTTCTACGAGTTCGATGCGGCACGCACGCGCGCGCAGGTCGCGTTCACGATGCACCTCCGCGACGGCGCTGGGAGACCACCGCTGTGAGCCGCGCCGGCATCCAGATCCAGGACCCGCTCTCGCAGCGCGTGCGAGCAGCCTTGCGACGTCAGCGCAGCACGACGGGCACCACACTCGCTCGAGGACTGGGCGCGAAGCCCACGAGCGTCTGCCGCTGGCTCGCTCAGGGCGTCACCGAGGGTTGGGCGCGCGTGGTCCGCAAAGAGGGCCCAGCGCCCGTGTACGAGTACGTCGAGCAGAAGGAGACAGCCGATGCCCGAGTCTGAACACGGAGCGATCCCGCCCGAGGTGCTGAGGCGGCTCGTTGAGGATGAGCACGGGCGGTGCGTGAAGGCAGTGAGCGAGTCGATCGTCGCGCGAGCAAAGGCGGGCGGCCTCATGGCGCTCGTGATGAACGCCGAGGTGCTGATCACGATCGAAGTCTTTGCCGCGTACCTCATCGAGCACTCGTGTCACGAGTGTCTCGCGCAGGCGTGCATGGCCTTCGCGGGCGAGCCGATGATCCGCGACGGCGAGTTCCAGTCGCAGGTCTTCTTCGACATGATCGACAAGGCCATGCCAGGCAGGTGGACCGCCACCGTGGAGACGAAGCCCGATGCCGCGCGCACGCTCCACTGACGCGTTCGTGGCGAGTGCCGCGAGCACGAAGCTCAAGAACATCCGCGTCGCAGCCAGCGCCTCGTTCTCCGAAGAGGAGATCGGCGCGCTGAGCGAGGTGCTCACCAAGCTCCTGGCCGGAGGCGACGTGCGCGCGATGCGCTCGAGCAAGGCTCTCGGGGGCCTCATGCGGAAGCTCCCCGTCATGAAGGCCGCGATCGAGCGGCAGAAGGAACGTCGAGCAGCACACGAAGCCGCGAAGCCGAAGACGTGATAGACGACGATGAACGCGTGCGAGAGCGCGCAGGAAGAGAGACGAGGACATGAGCGAAGCGAAGAAGCCCACCAAGGTCGAGGGCGCGATCGACGAGGCCGAGCCGAACAACACCGAGCAGCAAGCCATCGCTGCCATGATCGGGGTGGAGATGCGGGGCGTGCTCCGCGCCGACACCACGACCATCATCGGCATCGCCGCCCGCTACCAGTTCCACGCCGCAGCGCAGCCCGCGGTGCGAGCGCTCCTCGCGGCGTACGCGGAGCTCCAGCAGCTCGACCCCGACGCGTTGCGCGGGACGGCGCTCACCGTGTTCGACGGGACCACGAGCGAGGACCACGTCGCCCCCGCCGCACCGCCCAGCGACGGACGCCTGCGCATCCGCGCCAACGAGCCGGAGGGCGTGCTCCTGAGCGAGCTACTCGTGGCCGGTGGCTTCGTGCGCACCGACCAGAGCGTTCGAGCCGCGTTCCGGGCGAACATCGTGCGCGTGGACGGCAACATCCAAGCGACCGACACGCGCCTGGCCCCGACGCCGCTCGTGCGGATCAAGGTCGGCGATCAGGACGAGCGCGAGGTGGTGATCGGGGAGCCCAGGGCGTGAGCACGGGGAGCGACATGCGCGCGGCGATCCCGCGTCCCACGATCTGCCGCGACGTGATCGTCACCCGCAAGGACGGCCAGCCGTTCATGCTCCCCGCCACGAACGAGACCATCGTGATGGTGAGCGCCATGCCCGTGAAGGTCGTGGGCGTCGAGCGCGAGGAGGACCTCACCATCCTCGCGCTCGTGTGCGACCAGTGGGGACGCTACCCGCACAAGGATCTGTGCGACGAGGGGCGCCCCGAGCCCCTGCCGGGGGACACGATGGTCTGGCACTGGCCGGTGAGGACGTAGCCATGGCGAAGAGGAAGCGGCGCCACGCGGACGAAGCCGCGTTGAAGGACATCGTCAGAGAACACAGCGTGGCTCGCGGCAACCTGATCGATCAGGTAGAGCGCAACATCATCCGCATCGGAGAACTGCAACGGCTCGTGGCCGAGCGCGACCGCGAGGTGCTCTCCCTGCGACAGGACATCGAGCGCAACAACAAGGCGTGGCGCGCTCGGCAGGTGGACACGCGGCACGATGCGCTCGTCGCACGCGACCGGGCCACCGAACTTGAGGTGCAGGCCGAGCGCGCGCACGTGGCGCTCGTGAACCTGCTACTCACCGACGCAGACCGAGCAGCGTCGGACCTCTCGCAGAAGCGGCACGAGCAGCACGTGAACGATCGGATGAGTCTCACGAACGGCGTGGCGAGCGCACCGGAGTCTCCGCGATGAGCGAGAAGCGTCCGGTCACGGTGCTCGCCGATGGCGAAGGCGCCTTCACGTGGCTCCAGCACGAAAAGAAGGTTCGCGAGGGCGAGGTCACACACCTCTCGGCCCTACCGCGGGGCATGGTCGGCGGCCGCGCCTCGGTCACCATCGTCGGTCGCATGAAGGACGGCAGCGTCGCGCTCCTCCAGACCTCGCTGCGCACGATGCTCGGAGCCCAGGCGGTGTGGCTCGGCCACTACGGGCCCGAGGCGGACGGGTCGAGCCCGCCGCTGAACGCAGCCACGCAGGAGCGGCTGATGGCGGCTCTGATGCTCAAGCTCATCAAGGAGCGCGAGGGAGGCGAGGTCACGATCGACGTCGCGCAACTGAACGCCGTGATGCAGGACGCATCGCAGGGCATCGAGATGGAGTACGCGAAGGACGGGTTGTCCCTCACCATCCGCGCGCAGCGAAGCGAGTGACGAATCGTCGATCGCGCGCTACAACGCTCTCGCGTGACCAACCATGGACACCCGGACGACCGAGAAGCACGAAGTGACGTGCGCGTACTGCCGTGAGCAGTTCCGCGTGGAGCGCCTGCGCGCGCTCGCACCCCTCGTCGTCCGCTGTCCTCACTGCCTGAGCGTCTGCCTCTTGCCCACCGCGATCCCGACGAAGGCCGCAGCGTGAACCAGCGAAGCGACGAGAAGACGATCAAGGTCCCGCAGGCGAAGCGCACGTACACGATCGACGTGCACAACGACGGCAAGGTCACGCTCGTGCGCACGCTGCGCGACAAGCCGAACGCGACAGCCACCCCGCTCACGACGCCCGAGGGGATGGACATGCTGCGCACGCTCGATCGCCTGCTCGGGCCGTAGCTCTTGGCGTCGAGAGAGCGAGGCGTGTAGAGTCGGGACTCCAACGCGTCGGCCCCCACGAGCCGCCGAATCCACCAGAGGAGTCGCAACATGCCGAATCGAGCTCGCTTCCATCGCGGTCGCCAGGTTCTCTACACGCCGACCGCCGCGGAGACGACCGCGCAGGGCGGAGGCCAGTGGCCGGGCCTCATCACGCGCGTGAACGCCGACGGGACGTGCGATCTCGCCGTGTGGCCGCCGGCTCCGACCGTCGTGGGAGCGGCCCTCGCCGATCCGCTCGTCGTCGCAGCCGCAGCCACGGCGCCCGGCGGCGCCTACAACCAGGTGGACACCGCGACCATCGCCACCCTCGCGAATGCGAACAAGGCGGCGATCAACGCGATGGTGACGCGCCTGAACCAGCTCATCACCGCTGCGGGCCGCAAGGCGAGCGTGAAGCAGGGCGGTCAGGCCGGTCAGTTCACGTTCCAGACCGGTCACTCCGCGAGCTAGCCCATCGCCCCGCGAGCGCAGGCGCACTCAGGCGCGACGCTGGTAGCGAACGCGCTCGACACGCCGCTCGCGGGGCGCAACGTTTCCCGCAGCCACATGGCGGCGCTCCGCGTCTGCCTCTCGCTCTTCATGACCGAGGTCCTGCGCTTGCGCGTGGGACCTCATCACGAGGAGTGGTCGGATCTGCTCAACGCCTCGCGTCGTGTCGCGGTCCTCGCCGCGCGCGACAACGGCAAGAGCGGGATGGCGAGCTACGCGTATCCGATTCACCGCGCGTGGGCTGATCCAGGTCACGAGATCTACCTGTTCAGCGCGACGCACGAGGAAGCGTGCGAGTTCCTCGACATCATCATCTACGGGAAGGACTCGATCCCCGGGCTGGTGAACACGCCGGAGCTCGCGCACCTCGTGCCCGGCCACGTCCACGACGGCAAGAAGAAGGACAAGCGCGAGCGACTCTCGCGAAAGGACGTGCGCCTCACGAACGGCTCGCGCTTCCGCGCCGTGGGGTACGGCAAGCGCGTCCGCGGCCGTCACCCGAAGTACATCGTGCTCGACGACGTGATGACAGAGGAGGACCTCTACTCCCCGACGGTGCGAGCGAAGCGCATCGCGTACCTCAACGGCGCGATCGCGAACATGCTGCCGCCCGACGGGCAGTTGTTCGCGGTCGGCACGCCGATGCACGCGGCGGATCTCATGGCGTACCTCGCCAAGAACCCGGCCTACACCGCGCGCCGCTCACCCGGCATCGTGAAGGACGCTCGAGGCCACGACCGTCCGCTCTGGCCGTGGAGACACACGCTCAAGAGCATCCTCGCGAAGAAGGTGGAGATCGGCAGCGTCGCGTTCTCGCGCGAGATTATGCTCCAGCCGATCTCGGACGATCTCGCGATCTTCCCGGCCGCGCTCTTCCCGCCGTGCTTCGACGCGCTCGCGAAGCTTCGCCCCTCGCGCGCGGTGCTCAAGGAAGCGGGGTGGACTTGCTACATGGGCGTGGACATCGCCATGAGCGCGAGCGTCGCGGCCGACTTCTTCGTGATGTTCGTGATCGGAGTGGACTCGCACGGCTTCCACCACCTCGTGGACATCCGGCGCCACAAGGGGATGCCGTTCCACAAGCAACTCTCGGAGATCGAGCGCTGGGCGAAGCACTACGACTGCCAGCTCGTCCTGATCGAGTCGAACCAGGCGCAGCGCGTGTGGTCCGACGAGATGAAGCGGACGACCGATGTGCCCGTGAAGGAGTTCCTCACCGGCGCGAGCAACAAGTACGCGCTCGACAAGGGCATCCCGTCGCTTCGCATCCTGCTCGAGAACGAGAAGGTGGTGATCCCGCGGGGCGACCAACTCAGCATCATCCTCACCGACATTTGGATGGCCGAGTGTCAGGCGTTCGGGTTCATCGACGGCAAGCTCCAAGGCGCTGGCGAACACGACGACACCGTGATGGGTTGGTGGTTTGCGAGCGAGGCTCGCAAGATGGGTGGCTTCTCGTTCGGATCCGGCGACGAGGACGCTGATGCCGACGCGGAGATGGCGGGCGAGGGCGGCGACATCGACTGGGAAGCCGAACTGATCGGCACCGACGATGAGGACGACGATGGTGCGACGCGCGTCGAGGAGATCGACGATGACGATGGTACAGGACTCTTGTGAGTTACGACCCGCGCTCGCGAGCCGCGCTGCTGCGCGCGGTGGAAGCCGAGCGGCGTAGGGCCAGCGAACGCTGCCTGATCGCCGTTGCGCTGCTCGAACACCGCGGTACCGAACGCGTGAGACCCGCGCGCGTGAAGGCCCACGCCAAAGCCAAGCGGCCCCCAGCCGCACCAGAGGAGTGCGTGGTCTGCGGCACGCGTGCGACGAGGTTGATCGTTCCTGCTCTCGGAGCCCGCCTCTGCACCGAGCACCTACGGCTTCACCTGCGTGGTGCGCTTGCTCCACGACGCATCGCCGGGCTACCGTCTGGTCTCTCGAAGGAGATCCCGACATGCGAAGAATCCTCGGACCGCCCCTGTTCCTGATCGTCGGCTTGCTGTGCTTCTCGTTGCTCGCTGCCACCGCGTTCGAGCGGCACGACGGAGGCTCGCTGGCCACCGACACCTCGTGCTGGGTCGCGCCCAATCCGAGCACACCGCCCAGCGTCGATCACGGGGTCTACCTGCCCTGCGACGGCTACGTGCTCGCCCCGCTCGCTCGCGTCACGTCGGAGGATCGGCAATCCATGCTGTCCCTCGCCGTGCTCGAGCCGGCTGCGCAGCGCGACACCTACCGGCGTCAGGGCACGAGAAGCCCTAGACCGGACCACTGACGAACATCGGCACCGCGCTCGGTTCGAGACCGAGTAGGCGAGGCTGGGGCGCGATCTCCTAGGGGGTCGCGCCCTTCGTCGTTCCGTCCCGCTTGCGCTCGTCGGTGGACGCATGCACGCTCCGTGGGTCCATCGGGCATCGTGCCCGGCCAACCAGGAGCCCAGCATGAGCCGAGAGCAAGCGATCGACGCCCGCATCAAGACCCCCGTCCAGGAGGTCCCCTACCCCGACCAGCAGGAGATCTCCGGTGGTCTCTGCCAGCGCATGATGGAGTGCTTCATGCAGCGCGTCACCGGCGCGGGCGGCGCGGGCGGCTCCGCGCTCCTCTGCCCGTTCCAGCCCGCGATCGTCGAGGTCGTGAACGCGCTGGGAGCCACGCCGCGCTACAACAAGAGCTACTTCGGCGACGGCGTCACGGCGCAGCACATCAGCATCATCCTCGCGACGGCGGCGAACGCGAACCCGCCGACGCTGACGCGCGTGGCCGCGAACAACTGGACGATCGGCATCCCGACGCAGCTCGCGCCCGACGGCGAGGCCGTCTACGTGGTCTGCTACGGCTTCCGCGTGAGCAACGGCTCGATCTGATGACACCGCGGGGCCAACGCCCCGGAGCATAGGCGCTAGCGCACTGCGCAGCGGTGAGAGAGGGGCGTCCAGGCTTCGGCTTGGGCGCCCCTCTGCTTTCGCGTACCTTCGTGCGCATGAGCCGCAAGCCCACGGTCGCCGAGATCGCCAACGCATCGCTCCCTCCAGCGCGAGGCCAGTTCGGCGGAGCCAACCCGAGCAACGTCTCGTCGGGCGGCCGCTACCACCCCGAGGGGGCTCCGATCGTGAAGGCCTCGCTGATGCCGGCTGACGGATCGACGAGCGGGAGCACCGAGCGCGGCGGCAACGCGACGCCGATCAACAAGCTCCGCACGATGGCCGCGTCAGGCATGGGCGAGACGCTCACCCTCCCCGCGGATCTCGAGCGCTACGCGCGCACGCAACCCGAGGACCCGCGTATCAGCCCCACGCCCCACGTCATCAGCGTGGAGGACGTGACGCGCGGGCTCGGGCTCGACCAGGCCGACGAGCAGCGCGTGCGCGGCTTGGTCACGGAGTACGGGAGCGGCGGCACACCACAGCGGCTGGGCCCGCAGCGCACATCGTTCCAGACGCGCTCGCGCTTGCTGGGCGCGATGCGGACCGGGATGCGCCACGTTCCGCAAGACACCCGAGACCAGGTGATGCGCCGAGCTCAGGCGCTGTGGACGCGCGAGGCTGCTCAGGTGGCTGCGACGGGTCCGCTGCGCGGCGGCATCCGCTACCACCTCGACACGACGGAGAAGAGCATGGACGGCAGCGAGATGATGTTCGTGATCCCGTTCGACGTGCTCAGCAAGGGCGTCGCGCGCGGAGGGAAGTACTACCGCCGCGTCCCGACCGGGAAGGCCGATCGTCCGTGGCGCTACTACTACACGCGAGCGGAGTACGAGAAGGACCACGGCGCCGGCGCGCACCTGCACGGCCCCGAGATCGAGGAGCGGCGTGTCAGCGGAGCGAGCGCCGAGCACTACGCGCGCGAGGCCGACAAGCACCACGAGAAGGCGGCGAAGGCCCGCGACGAGAAGACGCGCGACTACCACGAGGAACGAGCTGCTCGATTCGAGGACCTGGCCGAGAAGCACTCGCAGCCCGAGCAGACGGCGATGGACTTCACGATCCCCATGCCGGAGGCGACCCCCGCAGCGCCCGAGCCGCAGACGCCACCCGAGCCGGTGATCGAAGCGACGGCGCCGAGCGCGAGCGCCACCGACATCATCGCGAATTGGAAGGCTCCAGAGGGCGTGACGATGACGCGCAAGGAGATGAACGACGGCAGCGGCGGCTACACCATCACGTTCGAGGTGGGGCGTGGGACGAAGAAGGCGTGGGGCGAGGCGCACGCCGCGGGCAAAGCTCTGCGCGACGCGATCCGCGAGAGCGGCGACACGTCGTTCGTGTGGCAGAAGAAGCTCGAGACCACGTACACCGACTACTCGGGGCCGCAGTTCGGCAATCAGTACCCGTCGGCTGTGGTGAGCTCGTTCCGCTTCTACCCCGCTGAGTCACGGCACGCGCAGGAGGTGAAGGATCCGACGGTGAAGGCTGCGCGTGAGATCGAAGAGCAGCGTGCACGGGACGAAGAGGCGCTCGTACGCGAAGCGAAGGACGCACGAACGAAGGTGGTCGAGGCCATCGCGCAACATGCGGAGATCGTCTCACGCGGTCGAGACGTGGCTGCGATGCGCGACGCACAGACGCAACTCGACGCAGCGCCGAAGGACACGTACCGAGACTTCCTCGTGTCGGAGCGGCGCCAGATGCTCGAGCGGCGGATTGCGAAGGTCGAGGCAGACCGGGGGCACACAGAGGCCTCGCCCGAACACCTCGCCGCTGGCTACGAGCTCGGCAAGCGCGCGGTCGCGGAGGGCGTTCCTGGGCACGCGTCTCTTCAGCACGCCAAGGCGCTGCTCGACAAGTTCGATGGAGGCCCGTACGGCGGCCCGGTCGGTGCTGTGCAGAACGAGTGGCGCCGAGGTCACGCCGATGCGACGGCGGAGGCCGCGCGAGCCATCGTCCCCGTGATACCGCTGCCCGAGGAGCGGGCGATCGGCGTAGCGCCTCCTGGCGGATGGACCGATGCCGACAAGGTCCCGGAGGATCAGCAACGAACCGTTCGACCGAAGCCCACGCCAACCACACTCGCCGAAGCGACCGCGAAGGTGGCGGCGATGGACGAGATTCACGATGCCGTGGAGAGCGGCGACGTCGAGCGCATGCGGGCGATGGTCGCCAAGCACGGAGACGCTCCGCACCTGAGCAAGCTCATCGCCGGGCTCAGGTCGTACATCGCGCATGCCGACGCGCATGCCGCGAAACACGGGCCACCGGAGACACCACGCGAGCAGGCTGCGAAGGAGACAAAGGCCGCCGAGGAGAATGGCGCCTACATCAACGACAGAGCGTCTCGTGTCGAGCAGCGCGGCGAGGATGTGATGGGCAGCGCTCGTCACGCGGCAGCGGTGTGGAAGAGCCTCCATGAAGCGCTCTCGTCGAAAGACGCCCCAGAGATGTTCACCCGCGACTTCCTCCAACGTCAGGAGCCGCTGCACCTCGTCGAGACACTCCAGAAGAACCCGAGCGCCGCGACCGCGTTGGCGGCCGTCATGGGCTACCTCGCTCTCAACAAGTTCCCGCCGAAGCCGGAGATCCCGTTCCTCCCGCCAGGCAGCCACTACGACGGCGACCGCTTCGCGTCGGGTGGGGGTCACTACGGGGCGCACGGTTTTGAATACGAACCATCCAAGGGCCCGCAGCCGACGAAGGAAGAGCACGAGCGCAAGCAGCGCGAGGGCTACTACTGGGCTTGGAACAAGGCGAAGGACATCGTCCAGCGTGGCGCGGAGGACGGCGTCGATCACAAGCAACTCGTCGGACTCATCAAGAGCGCGTACCAAGAGTCGATGACGCGGTGGGGCAACCGCAGCGCGGCGACCAAGGCTCTGATCGATGTGCACAACACGCTGGTCCGCAACAGCAAGACGAGCGCGATGGGCCAGGCGAACGATTTCGCCAAGCGCATCCGCGACAAGTACGGCTCACTCGAGGCGGGCGTCACTCGCATGGGCGATCACGCGAAGCTCTTGGTGGAGGGCAAGAGCATGAACGTCGCCTTCGGAACCAAGGGTGAGGGCAAGGGCGGAAAGAAGATCGATCTCTCGACCGTCTACGACACCGACAAGATGGTGCGTCGCGGGCCGGCGTCAGACTTCCGCACCACCAAGCAGGCGCTCGACGAGCTCGACAAGAGCAGCGGCGGCAAGTACGCGATGCGCGGCGTGCAGTGGGGCAAGAGCGTCACGGACGATGAGCGCGAACATCACCTCAAGAGCCTCGTGGACTCGTTCGCCGATCTCACCGACGTGCTCGGGCTGCCCGCTTCGATGGCGTCGTTCAACGGTCGGCTCGCAGTCGCGATCGGCGCGCGCGGTCGCGGAGGCGCTCTCGCTCATTACGAGCCGGGGCAGTTGGCGATCAATCTCACGCGCGCGAAGGGCGCCGGCAGCCTCGCGCACGAGTGGGGCCACTTCTTCGACAACGTGGTGGCCAAGGTCGCGCAGGGAGGCGGCACGCACGGCTTCGCGAGCACGAGCTACCCGAAGGACGATCCGGTCACCAAGTCGTTCGCGGCGCTGCGTGGGTCGAGCGAGATGGACGCGTTCCGCACGCGGCTACGCTCGACCACCGACCTGCTCCAGAAGCACGGGCTGATGGATCACAAGGAAGCCACCTACTGGCACAGCGGCCACGAGGTGTTCGCACGTTGTTTCGAGCGCTACGTGCAACGCACGCTCGAGAAGCGTGGGCGAGAGAACACGTACCTCGTCGCGGTGCGGAAACGGGCACCCGACGACGCCCCGCACTCGGCGCTCCACCTCTGGCCGACGGACAGCGAAGTGGACGCGCTCGCCCCGCACTTCGATGCGATCTTCGATGCGTTCCGCACCTCCACCATGCTCCACAAGGCTCTCCGCATGATGGGCATCCCGCTCATCGCCCCTCAGTTTCGCCACCTGGTAGACCGACTCGAGATCGAGGTACCCGCGTGAGCCACCAACCCCACGCGCTCCCGCCAGCGCCTCGCTTCCACGTCGGTCGCACCTGCGTCTCGATCGAGTGCTTGGGTCGCGTGCTCAAGGGGCAGTGCGTGCGGTGCAAGCAGCCACCGCCGAAAGACCGACCGCCGTCCGCGATCTGCCAGTGGTGGCAGGTGGTGAACGCGTGAGCCACGCGACACCAGCGACCACCGTGCTTGATCTGTTCTTCGCCGAGCATGAGCTACCACCGCTCACGCACGACGAGTGGAGAGCAGCTCGCGCCGCGTGGAGAGAGCACGCGAGGGAGTACCGACGAGCAGCGAAGATCTCGTCGAGCACGCTCCCCGCGATCGGGCTCGCCGCGCAGCACGCGGTCAGCGCACGCGACCACGCGCAAGCAGCCCTCGACGCGATGCAGAGCATGACGAGCGGTCCGCAGGGGCCTCCCACGCTGACCGGCGACGGTGGCGGCGAGAGGGAGGGCTGACGCGTTCGCCCAGCGTGGGGCACACTCGGGCGATGCCCTTCCGCTCCGAAGCTCAGCGCAGGTACTTGTTCGCGAAGGAACCGGAAGTCGCGCGCGAGTTCGCGGCCGCGACACCGAAGGGCGCTCGCCTCCCCGAGCACGTGGGCAAGATGAGCGATGCGGAGCGCCAGCGCATGGATGCCGGGCACCTCGCCGAGCGCCCGAACTACTACATCGAGCTCAACCGGATGCTCGACGTCCCCATGCACGCGCGGATGAGCGCGGACGAGAAGCGACGCGCAAGCAATGCGCTTGAGGCGAAGGGGTGGGGCGGGCAAGCCGCTGATGATGCCGTCGGACGAATGAGCGCCGAAGAGACCAACCGTCGCCGCTCGCTGCGCTCCTCGCTCACCCGCCAGGGCTACACCGGCCAGCGCCTCGATGATCTCGTCGAGCAGATGGTCGGCCGCATGGGCGCCGGTCCGTTCATCGGCCCCAAGGGAGGGCTCTGGGCGGACGCGCAGCACACCGTGGCCTACGACCCGGCCAAGCACGGGAAGATCACGCCCGCGAACTGCCCGTCGTGCAAGGGCCTGGGGCACATCATCCGCCGACAGGCGCACATGTTCGGCGGCGAGGAGCACGTGACGAGCGGTGTCTGCCGCACGTGCAACGCGAACGGCAAGCATGCGCTCGACGTGGGCAAGGTGCGCGCGATGGGCCTGCCCGTCCCCGACTCGCACCAGCCGAAGGGTGCCGGTGGATCTGGCGGCGAGCAGAAGCCGCGAGCGAGTCAGCTCTCGCTGCTCTCGTACCGGAAGCCGGGTGAGCAGCAATCGCTCCTGCGCTCGATGACGTTCGTGATCCCCGCTGGGCTGCTCAAGTCGGGTGGACCCTTCATCGGACCGAAGGGTGGGAAGTGGGCGGATGCCCAGCACACGCGCGCGTGGAGCGCAGAGAACGCGCACCTAAAGATCCGGCGCATCGTCGAGATCAAGGACACACGTGAGCGTGAACTGGTCGAGGGCACGATGGGTCGGGAGTACAGCCGACCGATCCCAGGCAGCGGCGTGTCGAGCGTCTGCAAGCGGTGCGGCAAGGAGCACGAGGTGCACGCGACCGTCGAGCTCACCGACGGCTCTCACCACGTCATGGGCACCGGGTGCGCGAAGAAGCAGGACCCCGAGGCCGCGAGCCGCATCGGCACGCTCGAGCGCGCAGCCAAGGCGCTCGGCAAGGCCACGCACGAACTGGCGACGACGCGGCAAGAGCAGGCAGCGCTCGAAGCGAAGCGCGAGCGGGCGTACGAGATCGTGGACGTACTCACGCCACCGCCCATCACGGAGATCACTGCTCCCGACGAACTGTGGGCGCGAGCGAACATCGCGCGAGGTCAGAAGTGGCTCGCGATGGGTCCGGGTCGCGCGTGGCAACAGGCAGACAGCGAGATCAGCGGGTCACGACGTCCAGAAGCGGTGCGCGACGTCACCTTCCAGTGGAAGCAGGCGATGCTCGCGGAGCACGGGTACGGTCGAGCGGAAGCGTCGGCCGAACTTCGGTTGAAGCACGATGCCGCGCGACTGGAGTCTCAGGTGCGAAAGCTGACCGCGGTGCGAGACGCAGCGGTGCGCGAAGGAATCGAGAAGGCCATGCCCATGTCGTTCGTCATCCCGCTCTCGCTCACCAAGGCGGCCGCGCCCGGTCCGTTCATCGGGCCCAACGGCGGCAAGTACGCCGACGCTGCCCACACGCAGCCGTGGCGCAGCCCGAAGGAGCACCGCGCAGCCCGCAAGGCTGGCGACGCAGCGTACGAAGCGACGTCGCGCGCGTTCGCCTCGGACTCCCCCGAGGACCACGACGCTGCTGCACGGGCTCACGAGAACGCGGCGAACCACCAGCACTACGTGGGCCTCCGTCACGCAGCGGTGATGCACGACAAGAAGCAAGAGCAGCACGAGAAGCGAGCGGCCGACCGTCGCAGCGGCGTCGCGCGACATGAGCCGGGCAGGACCGAGTTCGCGAAGGCCTTCGGCCAGAAGGGCGCCGAGAAGCCCGGGCACCTGTGGAAGACCCGCAAGCCCGACGGCAAGGGCGGGTTCATCTACACCTACGCCGACGGGAGCACGAACGCGCACGGCAACGGCCCCGACGCGAAGCCCGTTGCGCAGCCTGGCCAGACGCCGCCCCCCGCGCAGGCAGGCCCGCCCACGATCACGCCACCCGGCGCGGAGCCGCCGCCCGCCGCGAACCCGCCCGGCCCCGGCGGGCAGCCTCCGAAGGCAGGCGGGGGCGGCAAGGAGCTGCCCGACGCCGACGCCATCGGCGCAGCGGGCAAGAAGATCGTGGACGCCGTCCGCGCGCAGAGCCCCGAGCTCGCGGCGCAACTCGAAGCCGCGCTCAACGTGGTCGTCACGGGGATGAAGCTCCGCCAGGCCGGACAGCAGAGCCCCGCGGGCGATCACAAGATCCACGAGGGTCTCAAGGCCTTCGGTCGCGCGTTCAACCAGGCGGCTGCGCCGCAATCGATCCTCGGCGAAGAGATGGGTGGGCTGCTCGAGGCGCACGAGAAGACGCAGAAGCGGAAGATGGCCGAGGCGGGCGCCGAGCACGGTCAGGCCGTGCAGGGAGCGAAGGACGCGCTCGGGCAGGTCAGCGGAGCGCTCGGTGGGCAGGCCGACCCGGCAGCCGCGCAGCGCGCGCAGGCCATGCAGGCTGGCGCCGCACCCGGACCGAGCACAGGGCCGACCGCACCGGGACAGCAGGACGCGAGCGTGGCGACCGACCCCAACGCTCCGGGCCCGCTCGATCTCCAAGCACCGCCCGCCACTAACGGACAAGCGCCGCAGGCGGACAACGAGGGCGAGGTGGACGCGCTCGGGCTCGGCAACGCCGACGCGTTCAACGCTCGATTCGGGCACGATCCGAAGGCCGCAGCGGTGAAGCAGGCGAACGCGGCCGCGCTCGCGAAGCTCGGAGCGGCCGACCAAGCACCGGGCGCCGCACCCTCCCCCGGAGCTCCGCAGAGCGAGACCGAGCAGGCGCTCGCCGACGTGCACGCGCAGGAGCCGGCGCTCGACCAGGCGGCGCAGCGCAGGCAACAGGACGTGCAGCAGCGTGGGAACTTCGAGCGCGAGCTCAACACCGCGAAGGCCAAGCGCGACGCGACCGAGCAGCAGGCGAGCCGCGATGGAGACCTGTGGCACGCGCGAGAGGTGGCGCGCGGCAACCTCGAAGGCGGACCACCGCAGGCACCTGCGCCGCAGGCCACTCCCGAGCAGCGGCAGGCCGGCACCGTCGCGCCCGGGAAGCGGAAGAAGGGCAAGCCGATGCAGGCAGCGCTCGAGCGCGCGCTCGCCTCCTCACCGATCCCGGTGATCCTCCTCAGCGATCTCGTGAAGGGCTCGAGCGGACCCGTGGGCGCAGCGGGCCCAACGGGCGGAGCCGCACCCGTCACGAGCACGCCGCCCATGCCGGACTACCAGTCGATCTTCCGCCAGCCACCCGACGACGAGAACCGGCAGCGCGAGGCCGAGGCGCTGGCGAACCGACGCAAGGCCGACGCCGATCGCGCGAGCGGGAACTTCGGGTTCCTCGGTGGCACGGTGGCCATCCCGCTGGACCCGACGCTCTACTACGTGCCGACGCTGCGACCCTCGATCATGGGCGAGGAGGCGACGCCTGGTGATCGCGAGCCGATGCTTACGGCCGACCAGGTGCTCGATCGCTACAAGGCTGGCAGCGAGGCCGCGACGCACGGCGGATCGAAAGACGGCTCGCCCGTGAACGCGCAGACCGACGCGGGGCGTGTGCCGCGATCGGCCGACCGAGACAACGACCTGCTCGCGCCGCAGACGCTGCGACCGCGCCCGCGACTGCTCGACGATCGAGCGCAGGTCGAGGTGGACGGCGCCACCGATCGCACGCAGCGAGAGCGCGGCATCCCCGCTCGCCCGGTCGAGATGGATGACCAGGAGCTCGGCGACGGCGCCGATGGCGAAGATGACGACGAGGTGGGCACGCCCGACGACGGATCCGACGACGAAGAGGAGGACGACGAAGAGGAGGAGGAGCCGACGCGGTTCGCGTTCAAGGACCCAAGCGTCAGCAAGTCGCTCTTCTACATCCCGCTCGACGAGGACAGCCTCCAGAAGAGCATGGAGGCGCTCTACAAGGCAGCCGGCGGCCACAAGTACATCCGCCGCGTGCCCACCGGGAACCCGAAGCGCCCGTGGAGGTACTTCTACCGAGAGAGCTCGATCGCGCGAGACGCGACGTCCGGCGAAGAGGTGAAGCTCGATCACGAGCGCACCGTGCACGTGCTCGACGTCGGCAGCGACGGCGTGATCCACATGGAGATCAACGGAGAGCGCAAGAGCGTGAAGCCCGACGAGTGGGCCTCGATGCTGGCCGGCACGTACGGCGAGAAGTTCCACGCGTGGGCGGAGAAGCGCGCCGAGCAGAGCGTGAACGCCGTGCTCAAGCACGTGCCGATCGAGATGCTCCACGATCTCCCGGGCGACACGGACGAAGAGCGCTTCGAGGCACTCCAGAAGCGAGTGCCGGCCGTCTACGCGAAGCTCCAGAAGGCGTTCAACCGCGCCGGCGTGAACCCGTGGCGCGCCAAGGAGATCCTCGCGCACGCGCTTGAGCGGCGCGGCTGGGAGCCCGAGGCGCGCGCGGCCGTCGTGGGCAGCGTGCTCACGAAGCGCACCGACCAGCGCTCGTTCCACGAGATCGTGGCGGCAGCCGAGAACGTCGCGGGCGGGCAGCACGTCACGGCCGCGCACGTCGGCACCGTCGTCGAGATGCGGCGCTCGGGCTCCGCCGAAGACGACTTCTCGGCGCGCGTCGCGACCATCGCACGCAACGCGGAGCGCGAGCTCGCGGCACTCTCGGCGCTCCTCGCGAAGGCTCGCGGCGGCGGCAACGAGTCGTTCTCGGCCGAGGCGCTGGCCACCGCGCTCTCAAGCACGGCCATCCAGCAGCTCAACATGCTCACCACGGCGTTTCCCGGCCTGCGCGATCGCGTGGCCGAGCAAGCGCGGGACGCGATGGTCGAGGTGGCGAGCGTCATCCCGTCCCCGGAGCCGAAGCGAATCGGCGGCGAGACGCACGTGTACGTCGCGGGCGACAACGGGCAGCCGAAGGCCGTGCGCGCGCGCTACCGGCTCATGGAGGCTGGCGAGATCATCGCGAGCCACGATCCGCTCAAGAGCTTCCGCAAGCGCGAGGACTACCCGGAGAACATCCAGGAACGCGCGTACCACCGAGACCAGGCCGAACAGGGCAAGGTCGTGCGCAACGCGCAGGCGCTCAACCCGGCCTTCGTCGCGAACACCAACCCCGACGCGGTGAACGGACCGCCGGTCGTCATGTCGCACGGCGACGGTGTGATCGCGCTGGGCGGCAACTCGCGCACGATGTCCATGCAGGTCGCGTACGAGAAGCACGAGGAGAAGGGTCGCGCGCTCGCGACGTACCTGGCCGAGCACGCGCACGAGTTCGGCTTCCGCCCCGAGGACGTCGGCGCCCTCGAGCGCCCGGTGCTCGTGCGCGAGATCGATCCCGAGGACCGCTCGGCGGATGCGCAGCGGCTGCTCGTGCGTCAACTCAACGAGTCGTTCACGCAGGCGATGGACCCACGCACGATGCAGGTCGCGCTCGGCCGCAAGCTCGACGATCAGACGCTGGGCTCTCTCGGCAACGACATGCAGGGCGACGAGACGCTCGCCAACTTCCTGGGCAGTCCGCGGAGCGAGCGCTTCGTGAACGCGCTCATGCGCAACGGCATCATCGATCAGCGGAACAGCAGCCAGTACCTCAAGAAGGGCACCAAGCTCCTGAACGAGGACGGGCGCGTGCTCGTCGAGCGCATCCTCGTCGGTCGCCTCGTCGGAGACGCGGACATCCTGAGCAACACGGGCCCCAAGCTCGTCGGCAACATCGCGAGCAGCGTGCCGTACATGGTGCAGGCCAAGGCCTACGGCGCCGGCTACGACGTGGGCAGCGATCTCGCGGTGGCGCTCTCGGCCTACAACAGCCTCCAGAACCGGGTGGAGAGCGGAGCGATCGGAGCCATGGATCCGAAGATGCCCGACGCGCAGTTCAAGCGGCTCTTCAACTACTTCGACGACCTGTTCGGGGACCGTCACCCCGTGGCCGGCAACGAGAGCGCCACGGCGCTCCTGGAGCTCCTCATCCGCAAGCCGGGCCCGCAGCAGCAGGCGGCAGTGTGGCGTGACTACGTGAAGCGTGCGGGCCAGAACCCCGAGGGGCAGTCGAGCATGTTCGGCGAGAGCAAGAGCCCGGGCGACGTGCTGCGCGCGACGATCACCGCAGCGCTCAAGGGCGGAGAGGACACGCAGCAGCGGAGCATGTTCGGCTGATGATCGAGGGCCGGTCGCGCATCATCTTCCTGCTCCCGTACCAGCGTCGAGTCATCCTCGGCAGGACGCGCAAAGGGACGCGACGGAAGCTTCGGCAACGGCTGGCGACGCAGGAGTGGATCTCACGTGTTCGCTGGTACAACCGCGAGCATCGCCACGGGACGGCGGCCGACGTGCACCTCGTGGCCGTGGCCTTCGCGCTCGCCGTCAGCGTGGTGTGCGCGGGGCTCTGGGCCGTACTCTCCTAACCGGGCCCTCCCGGTGATCGGGCCTAAGCCGCCGCGCGTTGCGGCACGGTCTCGCCTTTCGGCGACGCGCGCTGGAGTGGTAGCCCAAGCGCATCGGTCGCGCTCTTCTCCCTGACGCGTTACAGTCGGCGCGAAGAGGTCGAGCGCATGAACGCCCCCCGCGATCCCAACATCATCACGCCCCGTGGCCCTCGCGGCGTGGCGCTGCCCCCCGGAAACTTCTCGCCCTCGAACTTCGTCGGCGATCCCAAGAGCGGGAAGTTCATCGACTTCGAGGCGCACTTCGGGCACGCGATCGTGAAGGACGAGTTCCTCGCGAAGGCCGAGTGGGCGGACCGCGACAACCCCGCCGACGCGCACTTCGGCGGCCGCTCGGCAGCCACGCCGATGCACGGCAAGTACGACGACCGCCAGCCCGATGGCACCGGCGACGGCACCGGGCGCCCGTACGAGCCGGGGATCCAGGGAGACGACCCGTTCGAGGGCAGCAACGCCGCGAGCGTGCCGCAGGGCCGCTCGAACGCCCAGCCCGCGGGCCAGCCCTTCGGCAAGATGACGCGCGCTCTGCCGTTCGCGAACCAGCTCGCAGCGTTCTACGGCGGGGACTTCGGACGCCCCAACGCGGACGACGAGCCCGAGCCGGTGAAGCCCATCACCGAGACCGCGCACGAGGTGGAGGCCCCCAAGCCAGGGCAGGCGGCGAAGATGAGCCAGCGCGGCGGCGGCGCCGGTGGCTGGATCGACTTCGAGGCCTCGATGGCGGCGATGATGGAGGACGCGGAACGCACGATCGCGTCCCTCTCCGCACCCGCTGCCGACGACGGTGAAGATGCCCCCGTCGCGCGGCCGCGAGCAGCCAAGCCGGTGAGCAAGCCCGTGGCACCCGCCGCGCCGCAGGGAGCTCCGCTCGCTAGTCGGCCCCGAGCAGTCGAGGCGCGAGCGAGCGAGGCCGTGAAGAGCCACGACGCGCTCTCGGATCTCGACGCGCTGGTGAAGAGCCTCGAGCCGTTCGCGAAGAGCGCGGGTCACAAGTACCTCAGCAAGAAGGCGAATGGGCACGGCTTCGACTACGTGTACGCGCACCCGAAGACCGGCGAGCACCACACGGTCGCCGTCCGTGGCAACGAGCAGGGGACGATGGAGACCGAGCACGGCAAGGCGTACGCGCACGCCGGCGGCGGTGTCCACATGCACCAGAACCCCGGGTGGGGGAACGACGAGCACGTGCACGCGATGCACAAGGACGCGCTGCAAGACGCCGCATCCGACCCGAGCGCCAAGTCGCGCGAGGCGAGCTCCGCGAAGGAGCGAACGAAGGCACACACGGCGCGTCTCAATGCAGAGACGGCGGCGATCAAGGCCAAGAAGCCGAAGCCCCCCAGCTACGCGAACACCATGGGGGCCAGCAAGCACGCCGAGGTGTTCTCGAAGCGCGCCGACGAGAGCCGCGATCCGAACCAGCATCGGCTCGCGATGGATGCGCACCGTGGAGCGGCGAACATGCACAGCGAGCGTGCGGCCGCTGCGCGCTCCGAGGACGCGAAGCGCTTTCACGAGGGGGAGGCGAAGCAGCACGGGGTCCGCGCAACGGAACACTCGATGGAGTCGAGGTCCGTCACTGGGGACGGTCACGAGCAAGCGGTCGCACTCGCGGCGAAGAAACTCGGCCTCACGCATCCAGCGGACATCGCGGCCGTGCGTGCGACCGCCGACCAGATGCACGCCGACGGTGAGCCGGTCACCGCCAAGGCTCTCCACGCGGCGCACGCTGAAGCGGCCGGCGACGGCGCTCGCGACGCGCAGTCGCACGCGAGCGCCAACATCAAGGCCTCCTCGTATCCGGGCGGCTCCGCTCCGCTCCATCCCGCGGAAGTCACCGCGCGGAAGAACGCCGAGTTCCGCGAGATCGGTCCGCGGATCGAAGCGGCGAGCACGCCCGACGAGAAGCACTCCGCCCACAAGGCGGCGGCCAACTTCCACGCGAAGCACGGCGATCACGAGATGTCCGCTGGGCACTGGAGCGAGGCTGCGTACGCCGGCGACGACGTGGCCAACGCGAAGAAGACCCCGGGCGGTCATCGCTACGCAGCGCAGACGCACGAGTTCGCGGCGAAGGCCCACGAGAAGATCGGCAACGGCCCGAGCGCGAAGGCCCACCGCGAAGACGCCGCGAAACATCGGCAGAAGGCAGTAGACGTGGACATCGACAAGAGCATGCACATCGAGACGATCACCGACACCGCCGGCCGCCCCCTCAAGAAGGGTCTGTACGCCTACCGGCTTCCCACCGAGGGCTCGACTCACGCGGTGCCCGACGATCTCCTCTACGACTACCTCTGCGGCTTCATCGAGCAGGCGTACGAGGCGGAGTCCACCGAGGTCCAGCACAGCAAGCTCGACGCTCACGACCAGGTGAAGACGATGGCGCAGAGTGTGATGCACGCGCTCGTCGAGATGATCCCCTACAACGGGAACCTGCTCCGCGCGTGCAAGAAGTTCTCGGTCACCACCGTGACGGTCGAGAAGCTCCTGGTGGAGAAGGGGTACTACAAGCCCCGCGCCGACAGCGACTTCACCGACGACGGCCTGGGCGCGATGGGCGCTGGCCTGCTCGCGCGAGAGGGCTTCGCCTATTCGCACCCAACCACGCCGTTCCTCGCGCACGACATCTTCGCCGTCCCGGGCCTCACGGTCCGCGGACCCGTCGAGCAGCCCGCGGGCGACATGGTGAAGAGCGAGGACGCGCAGGACCCGCACGAGCTCCTCGCGGCCGCTCACCGACGCGCGGCGCACGCGCAGTGGGGCGAGGGCCTCTCGGGAGTGCCGGACCGGGCGCCGATCGGATCGTGTCCCATCCACGACGGGCGCGACATCCACAAGGCGCAGATGCTCAACCACGGCATGCTGCCCTGCACCTGCAACGCTCCCGGCTGATCCCCGATGGGCTGGCGCGAAGAACTACGGGCCCGGCTGATCAAGGCCGGGCGGCCACCGGGGCTCGACGACGAGGAGGACGACTCCGCCGACGACGAGGACGGTCCCGGGCCCGACGACGACGTGTCCGAGCAGGACATGAACGCGTTGCTCGAGCGGCGCGGCATGCGCGAGCCGCAGCGCGGCGGCTTCCCTCCGCCGCAGCAGGGTCAGCAGCAACCAGGCACGGGGATGCAGCTCGCCGGACAAGCCCCGCTACAGATCGTCGAGCCCACGACCGACAAGCCGCGCGCAATGTTCCACGACCCCTACTCGGCGGTGGACTGGGGCGGCTGGCGCAACCGCCCCTCGGCACTGACGTACGACACGCTGCGCACGATGAGCATCACGAACCCCGTGGTGGGGGCGATCATCAACCTGCGGATCAACCAGGTCGCGTCCTTCTGCACGCCGCAGAAGACGAAGTTCGACCGTGGCTTCAAGATCGCGCACCGGGATCGTCAGAAGTCGAAGAAGGGCATGAGCCCCGTCGAGCAGCGCGAGGCCGAGGCCATCGAGCGCTACTTGGAGACGACGGGCGCGCTCTTGCCCAGCGAGTTCCCGCGCGATCGCGACTCGTTCCGCACGCTGTGCAAGAAGTTCGTGCGCGACACGCTCACGTACGACCAGGCCGCGGTGGAGCTCATCCGCGATCGAGGCGGCAAGCCGTCGCGCTTCGTGATGCTGCCGAGCGAGACGATCCGACCGGCGGTGTCGGACATCGAGCACATGGATCCAGAGGAGCTTCGCTCGCGCATCGCGTACGTCCAGGTCTACGAGCAGACGGTGATCGCCGAGTTCTCCAGCGACGAGCTCGCGTGGGGCGTGATGAACCCGCGCAGCGACATTCGCGTGAACGGCTTCGGGCTCTCACCGCTCGAGCAGATGGTCTCGCTCGTCACCGCGTGGCTGTGGGGCTTCCAGCACAACTCGAACTACTTCCGCAACGGCGCGAGCATCAAGGGCCTGATCAACATCAAGGGCGCGATCCCAGACCGTCAGCTCCGAGCGTTCCGCCGCATGTGGTACACGATGGTCGCCGGCAACGCGAACGCGTGGAAGACGCCGATCGTCAACTCCGAGGATCTCCAGTGGGTGCCCATGCAGATGGGCAACAAGGACATGGAGTTCGGAGCCTGGATGGACTGGCTGTGCAAGCTGACCACCGCGCTCTACGGCGTGGACCCGACGGAGATCAACTTCATCTTCGGCAACAGCGGCCAGACGTCCTCGATGGGGCAGTCACGACCGAACGAAGAGGAAGTGAAGGAGAGCAAGGACAAGGGCCTGCTCCCGCTCCTCGATCACTCGGCGGACTACTTCAACCGCCACATCATCCAGGGGCTCAACCCGGACTTCGAGTTCGTGTGGGGCGGCTACGACGCCGAGAGCGAGAAGGAAGAGCGCGAGGGCCGTCAGGCTCGCGTGAAGAGCACGATGACCGTGAACGAGGCGCGCGCCGAGGAGGATCTCCCGCCGCTGGAGGGCAAGCTCGGCGACGTCATCCTCGACTCGAACTGGATCCAGTGGGCGCAGGCCCAGCAAGCGGCAGCCGACGCAGCGGCGCAGCAGGCCGCGGGCGGGATGCCCGGCACCCCCGGCGCACCGCCTGGTGATCCGAACCAGCCCCCGGGCGAGGGACAGGGCGAGAACACGTACGACGATCTCTTCGGCGCCGGCCACGGCCAGGGTGACGATGATGGTGAGGGCGAGTCCGGCGACGAGGACGAGGGCGACGACGAGAACACTCCGCCAACCGACGAAGAACAGCCCGATGCCGGTGAGCAGCCGGAACCCGGTGGAGCTCCACCCGGCTCCAAGAACTTCTTCGGCGCCGGCGCGGCCGCGAAGAAGAAGCCCACGCCCTTCGGCGGGCCACCCAAGAAGCCTGGCGCTCCGCCGTTCGGCAAGAGCCTCACGAACCACCGTCTCGGCCGCATCGATCACTGGCTCTCCTGAGCCGCGAGGGAACACACCATGGGCATCCGCAGCAACGTCGAGATCATCTTGCAGCTCGGGCGGGACAACAGTCTCTCGCTCCTCACGTTCGACGAGGACTTCACGCAGTTGCTCGACACGCTCGACCACGCGGAGAGCGGCACGCTCACGATCGACGCTGGCGCGAGCGGCGTGAGCCTGCCCTTCGGCGCCGTGTCCCAAGCGCGCCTCGTGTACGTGAAGGCCAGTGGCGCGTTCCGGCTGAACCCCGGCGGAGCGGCCGCGACGGTGGCGCACAAGGACGGCGTCGGCGGCAGCTACCCGACGGGCTTCGCTGGCGGTGAGCACCTGGATCTCAAGATCGACGGCACGGTGGTGACGGTGCCGTTCCTGATCGGCGATCAGAGCCTCGTGCAGGTCACGGGTCGCATCAACAGCGTGGGCGTGCTCATCCCGATCCTTCAGGGGACGGTGCCGTGGACGATCGCGCGCAACAACGGGAGCAACCAGCTCCGACTGATCTCGCCGACGTCTGGCAGCACGTCGTCCGTGGAGGTGCTCAACACCACGACCGGCTCGGTGCTCACCGCGCTCGGCCTGAGCGTGGGCGTCGTGTCTGGCACGAACAGCACCCCGGGCCAGACCCCGCTCACCTCGCTCCTGCCGGCGAGCACCAGCGCGAGCGATGAAGCGGCGAGCGTGCGGGCCTTCGTGTTCGCCACGATGGCGACGTCGGCGCTCACGATCGACAACCTCGATCCGGACAACACAATCGAGGTCGTCTATGCGGTCTGCGGGGATGTCGTGACGACCCCGCCACCCTCTTGCTGAGGTGGACCGGTTCGCGCGAGGCCCCACTTGATCTTGTAGACGTGACTGCGGCTCAGACCGTAGCGCTCCGCAAGGACGCGGGCGCACTCCGCCGAGTGTCGGATGAGTGTGACGTTGGCGTCGGAGACTCGGCAGAACGGGTTCGCCTCTCCGAAGCGATTGCGCGGTGGCTGAGGCCCTCCTCGGCGCCGACCCTTGCGGTTCATGTCGCGGATGTTCGCGACTTGCGTGGACCGATGCAGGTGCGCCGGATTGCAGCACGGAGGGTTGTCGCACGAGTGCCTGACGACGGTGTTGGAGCGCGGATACATCAGCGCCGGCAGAGGCTGATCGTGGTGCAGTTCCCACGCGACGTGGTGCGCCTTGCGCAGTCGTCCCAGAACCTTGATCACCCCGTAGCCTTGGTGCCGGTGCGCAGTCCACAACCAGCAGGCGTCGGGACCGCCGCCGCGATCCACCTTCTCATTGAACCGCTCAGCGAGCGGACGCGTGCGCGCCATGTTGGCTGCGACGCGACCATCGATCGCACGTGCTAGCTTCGCCATGTCTCGACCTCTGATCAGGTTGGGCATCGGTCCGCGTCGCCATCACACGATGCGGGCCGAACTATTCGTAGCACGCGGTAGCGGGCGACGTGGTGACCACGCCTCCGCCCACCTGCTAGGTCCCGACGAGATCCAACTGGTGCGGCTGCTCCATCCGTCGCAGCACGTTCTCGCGCCAGCGTAGGGCGAAGAGCGGGCAGTTCGAGCACGACGCATGGCTGCACCCGAGCAACGGGTCGGCGCGTCGTGCTCGGTACGACCACGACATCGAGTCCGAGGACGCGAGCGCGTCGTGGTAGCGCTGTAGGCCCACGGTCTTCGCGCCGAACGCGTGTAGGCGGATGTCCATGCGGCGCAACGCGCGTAGGACGCGCTCCGCCTCGTGCGTCTCCTGGCGTCTGCACATGGTCCCCACGCCCACGACGGGCTCGCGCGAGAGATCGATGCCGGCGCGGTCGTAGGCCTCGACGCACCGCATGTAGTCCGCGTACGTCCAGCCCTGTACGACGGGTGCGATGGGCAGGCTCGGATCGAGCGCGCGCAGGTCGAGCAGGTTCTGCACTGTGAGCGCGACGTGCTGCTCGACCGTGCGCCCCGTCTTCTCCAGGATCACCGGCTCGCACATCCAGTCTTGCGGAGCGGCCCACGAGAGACGACCGATCTCGTCGCGAGCACGCCGCACGAAGGCCACGTACGCCTTCGGCGAGAGCAGCCACGCACCGTTCAGCGAGAGCTCGGTGAACCCCCCCGAGTCGAGTGCCCAGTCGCCGACCGCGCGCGGGAGCGTCTTGCGTTCCTCAAGACGCCGACGCGAGACGAAGAGCGGCACGTCGGCGAAGCGCTCGTCGGCCATCCAGTTCGGCATGTGCGTGCCGAGGTAGAAGCGGAACGTCACCGTCCGTCGCGATCTGGTACGTCCCCTCGGATGGTGGCCGACGAGCGCTTCGTCTCCCTGACGGTCACACGCGAGAGTGAGACGCCGGTGGGCCACCCGTAAACCGAGAGGCGCTTCCAGATCCAGAACGCGAGCACCTCGCTCGTGGGATTCGCCAGGCCCTCCACGTCGTTCAGGTGGTGATGGTCTAGCTTGCTGACGATCATCGTTTTCGCGACTTCGTCTAGGTGGGCGAAGTCCACGAGCCACCCGAGCGTGGTGTCCACGCGGCCGCTCAACTCGATCTCGAACGCGTAGGAGTGTCCGTGCACGCGGCCGCACTTGTGACCCTTCGGGACGTTCGGCAGAACGTGCGAGCACTCGGCGGTGTAGACGCGAGCGATGGAGACGGTCACGGGGTGCATGCCGGATCCTCCTCTCCGGCATCCGCGAAGCCCTTCGCGCGGAGCATGCACGCCGGGCACGTACCGCACGGCCGTTCTCCGCCGAGGTAGCAGGTCCACGACATGCCGAGCGCGGTCCAACACGTCTCGCCCAGCTCGCGCGCCATCTTCACCGTCTGCGCCTTGCTGCGATCGATGAGCGGCGCGTGGACTTGGAAGTCCGGCGTGTCGAGCCCGCGTTCAAGCGCGTCACGCTCGTGATAGAGGTACTTCGGACGGCAGTCCGGGTAGCCCGAGAAGTCCACGCTCGAGCAGCCGATGACGATCGACGCATGCCCGTGTTCCTTCGCGAGCCCGCCAGCGAGCCAGAGGAGCACACCGTTGCGGCCCGCGACGAACGTCGAGGGCAGCCCGTCCGCGCGCGTCGTGATCGGTTCGTCGCGCGTGAGGCTCGACGCGGTCGGGAACTCCACGCGCGCCTCGTAGAACGGCGTCTCCGCAAGTCCTGCGATCACGCGCGCCGACTCGTACTCGCGCGCGTGGCGCTGTCCGTAGTGCACGAAGAGCGCGATCGGAGGCTTCGCGCCACCGAGGTGCCGCTTCGCCCAGAAGAGACACGTCGTCGAGTCCTGGCCGCCCGAGAGGAGAACCACCGTCATCGCCTTGCTCCTGTTCCTGCGGCTCCGCGCCGCGTCGAAGACATGACACGCCGGAGGCCTTCGCGCACACTCCGGCGGTGAGCGGTACCCACGACGAGACCGAAGAGCGCATCCCGCAGCGAGCGATGCGCGAGCTCCTCGCCCGCGTCGAGCGCTCCTACCAGCGATCGGTCTCCCGTCTCTGGGAGGATCTCCTCCGCTACGTGAGCACCAAGATCGTCCCGGGCACCCGCCTCACCAAGGCCGAGGACGACGGGCCACGGAAGTTCTCGCTCCTCACGCCAGAGCAGCTCGAAGCCATCAAGACGATCGTGCGGGAGCACCACCTGGCCTTCGCGGTGACCGCTCTCGGCAACGACGCAGTGCCCGTCGCGGATCTGAAGCGACTCCAGCGCGCCGGCCTCGTGCCTCTTGGCGCGAAGCAGAGCATGCGCGTCGTGGATCTCGCGTACCTGCTCGGCAAGCGCAGCGGGGAGATGCAGCGCGAGGATCCGCGCGAGCGGACCGTGCTCGATGACGCATCCCTCGAGCGCTTCGTGCGCTACGTGGACGAGGACAAGCTCCCGACGACGCGCGTGGACGAGCACGCGATGCAGGCCGCACGCACCCAAGCCGGTCAGTACATCCGAGGGATCGGCGAGCGGCTGGCCCACGACATCGGGGTAAGCGTGCTCGACGCGGATGCCGAGGCCCGCAAGCGGTACATCGGAAGCGTGCAGCGTGAACTGGAGTCGGCGATCGATCGGAAAGCCGAGTGGCGCAAGCTCGCCTCCACGCTCGCGCACGAGACGCAAGACTGGGGGCGCGACATGCATCGCCTGGCTGCGACCGAGATGCAGTCAGCGATGGAGGAGGGGACGGCGCGCGCGCTCAGCGAGGGACGTAATCCGAAAGACATCCGCGTTGCACGTCTCACGCAACCGAGCGCGTGTGAGCGGTGCGTCGAGTTCTACCGAACGGCTGGCCATGGAAGCCCGCCGCGAATCTTCACGCTCCATGAACTCGCCGCGAACGGTACGAACGTCGGACGACGAGCGGCGCAGTGGAAGCCGGTTCTGGGGCCCACGCATCCTTGGTGTTTTTGCACGACCGTGGAGGTCCCCGACGGCTGGGGCTTCAACGCCGAGGGCCACATGGTGCCCGAGTCGCTGATCGGGAAGAGCGAGAGCGCGGGGCACGTGATGCCGTACGTGCTCGACCTGCTCGAGAAGGCCGAGGACGTCCGCCCGCACATGACGCACGACGCGATCGCGGGCGACTCGCTCACCATCCGCATCGCCGACCCGCGCATGCACTCCGTGGTCGCGCAGATCTGCAAGGAGGCACCGCCCGCGCTCTTCCGCCGCGACGTGGGCGTGACGCTGATCACGACAGACCACCCGCGAGCGCAGAACCCTCTCGACGATCACGACTTCGCGTACTGGACGGGCAACGAGATCCGGCTCTCGCAGACGCTGCCCATCGAGCGCCTGCCTCGCGTGCTGCGCCACGAGCTCGGCCACGCGCCGAATGTCTACCTGATGCGCAAGCTCGGCTCAGCGAGCGAGGTGCGGGCCTGGCACGATCGGCTGTGGGAGATCTCCAAGCGCGAGGGGTGGTGCTCGGACTACGCGGACCGCGCACCCATCGAGAACGCAGCGGAGGTCACGCGCATGTACATGTTCGAGCGGCCGCGCCTGATGCTCTCGTTCCCCCGGCAGTTCACGTTCGTGCACCGCGGCTACGATGGGATCCTCGATCAGCCGGACCCCGACACGCTCTCACCCGATAACGGGTAGAGTCCTTGGCATGCGGACGGTCGATTCCAGCCACCGATGGGACTACGGGGCGATGCAGTGCACCAAGTGCTTCTGCTCGACCAACGACAACGCGGCGCTCGTGGCATGTGCGTTCGCACCGCCAGCGGTGAAGACGGCGGAGCCGAAGATGCCCGACCTGTTCCAGACGAGCATGCCCGCCGACGACGCCCCGCCCACGAAGAAGTAGCGCGTGCGCATCCTGTCCATCGAAGAGGCTCACGAGGAGTTGCTCGCGAAGGCCGACGGGCCCGTGAAGCAGAAGTTCGTGATCCACGACGTCCACGCGCACATCGAGAACCCGGCTGGATCGAATCGCCACTGGCATGACCCGAAGACAGGGCATCGCGGCAAACAGACGATGAAGCACCCGTACGGATTCCTCCCCGGCACCAAGGGAGCCGACGGTGACTCGGTGGACGTGTTCGTCGGACCGCACCTCGACTCGGACAAGGTGTTCGTGATCAATCAGCGGCAACGCAAAGACGGTCGCCGCTTCGATGAGCACAAGGTGATCTTGGGCGCGCTGACAGAGGCCGAGGCGCGCGAGGTGTACCTCCAGAACTACGACGAGCATGGGCCGAAGCTCCTCGGCTCGATCGTCGAGTGGAGCGTCGCGCGCTTCAAGCGCTGGCTCGAGTCGAAGGGCAAGAAGGACCGACCGGTCCGCAAGGCTCTCCCGTGAGCGACGAGCCGCTGGACCCGAACGACCGCATCGATCCTCGCAGCGTCGCGCCGCTGCCGACGAGGATCACGAACGTCACCGATCTTCGGACCGTGCGCCGCGCTCGAGCACGGACGCGATGTGAGCACCGGCACTCGCTGCTCGACGAGCGTGCGCGGGTGCTCGAGTGCCACGACTGCGGAGCCTCGCTCGATCCGTACGCGACCCTGAGCGTCTTGATCGAGGCGCCCGAGTTCCTGCGTCAGGCGACAGAGCAGTACGAGCAGCTCCACGGCGAGATCGAGAACATGCGCAAGGAGCACGAGGCGCTCCGCGCGCGCGTGACGGCCGCGAAGCGGGATGCTCGCAAGCACGACGTCGAGACACGCACGAAGGAGCTCCGAGAGGCTCTCGACACGCTCCGCATCCGCGCGCGCACGGGTAGGATCTCGGCGACGTACGTGGCGCACCTCACGAGCGCGGTGCTCAAGGGCGCGTCGGTCGAGTACGCCGAGTCACACGCGCGCAACGCGGCGCACATCGAAGAGCAGCACACCAAGCGCAGCAAGAGGCTCGGATGAGCGCCGTTCTATTGACGACGGGACCGTTGGCGCGCCGCATCCACGAGCGCCAGGCGAATGGCCGTCCCAGACACACCCAACTAACGACCGACACTAGCCCAACTGCCACCAGCGCTCCGAAGCGCAAGAGCATGTTCGCGATCAAAACGTCGGCGTGGGTTACGGGTAGTGCGACCCGGCGGGCCTTCGCGAAGCAGTCCAAGGTGTTGCCAGGATTCTCCGCGTTTGATGCTGCACACGTGTGCCGCCGAGGTTCCGTTGCGTGCGGCGATGTCTTCGCTAGAGCCGGTCGCCGCGAAGACCAGGATCCATGCAACGCGATGCGCGCGGAGAATCGCCCCCGTGTTGCCTCCGGCACCGATACGACCGTAGCCAAACTCGGTGAAGCCGCCGGTCCACAGCCAGCACTCGTCGGGTCCACGCCGATCCACCTTCGCCCAGAAACGCTCAGCGAGCGGACGAGGCTTCGGGCCGGTCTTCGCACGTGCTATCGCTGTCATGTCTTGGAACCTTTCGAGGAGGTTTCGAGGCGCGGCTCGCGACGTTCTCAGGCGTTCGCGAGCCGACCTATTTCTAGCACGGCGACGGTTGCCGGATGAGCGCGCCGGAGAACGCTTGCCCACACGGATGCGGATCTGTGGTCTTCCGTGCTGACGAAGGGAAGCTCAAGGCGAAGACGTCGATGCTCGTTCTACATCGTCAGGGCGATGTGGAAATGGTCTGCGCGCGGTGTGGTGGAGGCATCATCTTGCCGCTCACGCAGGAGCGCGGAGTAGCGTTGCAGAAGGGCGAACCGAGTCGCCGGACGGAGAAGCGGGAAGACGGTTCCTGAGCGACGCTTGACGAATCACCGGATCGCAGCGCAACATCCGGTCACTAGGCCCCGTCGCGCAGAGCGACACGAGCGGCGATTCTGGCGAAAGCTGGAGTCGCCGCTTTCGTTTGTGGGTCTCGATGAACGAACGTGAACGAGCGCCTCTTCAAGATTCAGTGGGACGCGGACGTCTTCGAGAAGGCGGACGCAGCCCCTGGCCGTGAGCGTCGCATCGGAGGCTTCGTCTCCACCGACCACCTCGACAAGCAGCACGAGCGCTTGATCCAGGAGGGCATGGACTTCCAGCCGTTCCTCAAGGGCGGCTTCTTCAACGACAACCACCTGAAGGAGACCGGCAAGGCGGTCGGCTACCCAGAGACGTGCGAGCTCCGCTCGCGTCCCGACGGGAGCAAGGGCTGGTACGTCGAGGGGTTCCTGCTCAAGGGCCACCCGCCCGCCGACGAGATCTGGTCCCTCGCCCAGGCGCTCAAGCGCTCCGGTGCTCCGCGGACGCTCGGATACTCGGTCGAGGGCACGGTCGTCGAGCGCGACGCGAACGACCACCGAAAAATCAGCAAGGCCGTCGTACGCGAGGTCGCCGTCACGCGCTGTCCCGTGAACGATCACACGTCGCTGACGATGCTCGCGAAGAGCCTCGCGGTCGGCAACGACTCGCCCACGACCACCGCGCCCGGCAACGCCGCGGTGCTGAGCACGGTCGGGCTGGAGGGCGTGAACGCCTCGCGCCCCGAGCCGCTGGTCAAGAAGCGCAAGAAGCCGATCACGAAGAGCGAGGCCGCCGCGTTGATCGCGAAGCGCGCGCCACACCTCTCCAAGAGCATCGTCGCCCGGATCGCCGGGTACGCAGTCAAGCACCACCCGGCGCGAGCCGCGTGAACCGAAGAGGAGCCGCCATGGGTACGCAGCAGGAAGAGACGACCACGCTCGAGGGCATCGACAGTTCGCTCGCCGAGCTCCTCAAGATCTCGGAGGGTGCCGACATCGTGAAGGCGCTCGAGGGCGTGGACACGACGGGCCACACCGACGAGCGCGGGCACGTCGAGGGCAGCCTCGCCGGTGAAGGTGACGCGGGCGTGCTCGACTCGATGATGATCGGGAAGATGCGCGACTCGATGATCGCCTCGGGCGTTCCCGCCGACGCCATCGCCGCCTTCATGGCGAAGATGGAGGGCGACGACGATGACGACGATGACGACGCGGGCGGCGGACAGCCGGCCGGTCAGCCGTTCGGCAAGTTCGGCAAGCCCGCGTCCACCGAGGGCGGCATCCAGCCGAACCCGCGCGTGCGCGCGACGGGCGGCGAGGGCGGCGGCAAGGTGGACAAGAGCCTCGACGCGTTCCGCGGCAACGAGACGCTCGCGAAGGCGATGAACGTCGCACCGTTCCTCGAAGAGCTCGTCGCCAGCGTGAGCGAGCAGATCGACGGGCTCGCGAAGAGCGGTCGGGCCACGCGCTCGCAGCTCAGCAAGTCGATGAACGAGAAGGCTGCGCGCGACGCGCAGGTCCAGATCTCGATGGCCAAGGCGCTCATGGAGGTCGGCAAGCTCGTCAAGAGCGTCGTTGCCGTGAACCAGGAGCTCGGCCGTCGCCTCGGCATCGTCGAGCGCACGCCGCTCCCGGCCAAGGGCCAGCAGAACCTCGGTCGCGGCGCGGGCAACCCGCTCGCGAAGAGCGGCGACGGCAGCGGCGAGCCGAAGCTCTCGGCGGCGCAGGCCGTCCGCGTGCTGTCCTACTGCGGGCTCGAGAAGAGCGACACGCGGTGGGGCCAGATCGGTGGCCAGAGCGCGAGCGAGATCTCCTCGTTCGTCGAGGGCGGCGGCCAGCTCACCAAGTCGCACGTGGCTCACGTGCTCGGCTTCCTCGCGGCCAACCCCGCCGAGCGCGAGACCGCGCTCAACTATCGCTGACCCGGGCTGACCGGAACCCCTGAAAGACAAGAAGGAGAATCCCCATGCTCGGCGCACACGTTTCCAGTCAGGACTACGGCTCGCAGGACGGCGGCCTCGTCGATCCCGGTCAGACGGCTGACCTCCAGAAGGCCCTCTTCGCGGGCAACGACACCACCAACCCCGGCACCTCGCCCGGGCAGGGGTTCCCGCTCCGCGTCCAGTCGTTGGAGGCGACTCTCAAAAATCTCACGTACGAGATGGATGAGATCAAGATGTTCAAGAGCATCCCCAAGGTGCCGGCGTCGAATACGGTGGAGGAATTCAACCGTATCCTGTCGTACGACGAGGGCGGCTCGCGTCAGTACGACCAGGGCTTCTTCGACGAGGGTGACCTGCCCGACTCGCAGGACACCACGTACGAGCGCGTGAGCGTCCAGATCAAGTATCTGGGCGTGACCGGCCGCGTGACGCACGTCGCGAACACCATTCGCGCAGCGCACGGCAACGTCATCGCGCTCGAGACGATGGCGAAGACGATGGACCTCCTGCGTCAGCTCGAGCGCGCCATCTTCTTCGGCGACAAGTCGCTGATCCCCGCGCAGTTCGACGGCCTCTTCGCACTCATCCTCGCGGGCGCTCCGAACAACGTCGTGGACCTTCGTGGAGGCATCCTCACGGAGGAGAACCTCAACGACATGCTGCTCCAGATCCGCGACAACTTCGGCCAGGCCACCGATGCGTACTTCGGGACCGGACCGTACGCGGACCTCGCCAAGCAGGTGTACGACCGCCAGCGCTTCGCGTACGCGCCGGCGCCGGGCATCCTCGGCACGACCATCACGGCGTTCCAGGGCCAGCACGGCAAGATCAACCTGCACGACCACGTGTTCCTCACGCCGGGTGGCGCTCCCGTCGCGGCGGGCCTCGGTCGCGCGGACAAGCGGCCGCTGCCGCCCACGAACACCGTGGCTCCCGCCGACGCGGGCGCGACGGCCGGCTCGCTGTGGGTCGCGGCGGACATCGCCACCTACATCTACAAGATCGTGGCGGGCAACAAGAACGGTCGCAGCACGCCGATCACCACGGCGGGTGTCGCGATGGCGGCGGCTGGCGACGGCATCACGATGACGATCGCGGACGGTGGCCAGAACACCACCTACTACGAGATCTATCGTTCGACGGCCGGCGGCGACGCGACGACGTGCAAGCTGATGACGAAGATCCCGCGCACGGGCGCCACGCAGGTCTTCACGGACCTGAACGCGGACATCCCGGGCACGTCCCAGGGCTTCGTGCTCATGCAGAACACGCGCTCGTTCTCGTGGAGCCAGTTGCTTCCGATGACGCGCATCCCGCTCGCGGCGATCGACACCAGCATCCGCTGGGCGCAGGTCATCTACGGGGCGATCAAGATGTACACGCCGACGAAGAACGTCATCGTGAAGAACATCGGTCGCGCGCCGGCCAGCCTGACGTTCGGTAGCTGACCATGCGCGTCCAGCACCCAGGCTACGCGGGCATGACGCTCGCACTCCCGTTCAAGCGCGACCCCGAGACGGGGAAGCTCGAGAGCGTGGTGCTGGACGCCCAGGGCTGCGCCGACGTCCCGGATCGCGATGGACAGTGGTTCCTCGCGACTCCGGGATGGCGCGAGCCTCTCGCCATCGGTGCGGTCGCCCCCGTGGTCCCGGAGCCCGTCGTGGCCCCAGGGACGTCGGCGGCGACCCGCAAGATGGTCGGCGAGATGCTGGCGCACGCCGATCCCGCGTACGCCGCGCGCTACGCTCGCAACTACGCCACCAAGGCTCGCGAGGAGGGTCGGACGGCTGACGCCGACCTGCTCGACGAGACGGCAACCACGCTCGAGGCGAAGGCGCCTGCCCCCAGCGCTCCGACCGCTGGCGAGGGCGGTCTCGGTGTGGAGATCGACGAGCTCATGACCAAGAAGGACGCGCTGGCCTTCGCGGAGCTCCACAAGGTCACGACCCTCGCGGAGGGCATGCTGCTCCGCGAGATGAAGGACGCGCTCCACAAGGCGCTCCTGGCCCCCGCGGACGCTCCGCCGGCCACCGACCCGCCCAAGACCGAGTAGACGAACCCGCCGAGGGTGTTCCCATCGCGACCGCGTGGCCCCCTCGGCTCCCGAGTGAGACACGCAGGAGGTAGCGATGGGTGCACGCCCCGATGACTCTCTGGACTTCTTCGGTGGGGACCTCGGTCTCAGCCGGAAGGTCACGCTCACGCCCGTGACGGCCTCCAGCGACAAGCTCCCGCCCGGGCGCTGGCTCGCGCAGCTCGTGGGAGACCTCACGAACCGCGTCTGGGTGCGCACCGCGCCGTTCTCGCAGGCAGCGCCCGTCGCAGCCGTGGCCGACGTCCCCTGCACGCCCATGGGCGCTGGCGGGGTGGTCGCGCTCGAACTGAACGTGCGACCGGGCTTCAACGACCAGATCTCGGGGATCTCCGAGGCGGCCACCGTGCGCCTCATCCTCACGCCGCTCTCGCGGCAGGCGAAGGTGTGAGTCATGCCGCTCCCGAGTAGGTTCCTCGTCGCGGGCGGCGCGTCCGACTTGCTCGACTCGCTGAACTGGAAGGCCGACGCCCGCGTCTTCACCGCCACGAACATCAACCTCGCAGCACCGGGGGCGAACCTCGACGGCGTGGCGATGGTCGTGGGCCAGCGCTTCGTGGCCGGTGGTCAGACGGCTCCGGCCGAGAACGGGATCTACGTCTACAACGGCGCAGCGGCCCCCGCGACTCGCGCGCCCGACGCCGACGTCAGCGCCGAGCTCAACAACGCCACGATCTCGATCGAGGCTGGCACCAGCGCCGGCACTACGTGGCGACAGACGGCGATCAACCCGACGATCGGCGTCACGGCGATCACGTGGACCACGTTCGGCAGCGGCAACGTCGTGGGGCCCGCGTCGTCCACCGACAACGCGCTCGCGGTGTTCTCCGGCATCACCGGCAAGCTCATCAAGGACTCGCTCGTGGTCCTCTCGGTGGTCGGTGCGCTCCTCGCGCCCGCCGGCACCGCAGCGCTCCCCGCATTCTCACCGCTCGCGAACGCAGGCCTGCACGCGACGGGAGTCGCGCACACCATCGCGCTCTCGACGAACAGCACGGACCGGCTGACGATCGACACCGCAGCGATCACGAGCACGCTCCCGTACGTGGCTCCGCTCGGTGCGGTCGGCACGCCGTCGTCCACGTTCGTCGGCGACCTCAACACAGGTTCGTACTCGCCTGGTGCAGACCAGTACAACATCGCGACTGGCGGCGTGCTCGGTCTCGCGCTCGCTGTGCAGACCTCGGGCACGGGCGCGAACCTCGCGATCACCGACTCGACGCGCACGGGTGGAGCGGGTGTCTCGCAGGTCGGCGTCACGATCTCGCACACGCTCAATCAGACTGGCACCGCGGCGTTCACCAGCCTTCAGGTCTCGCAGGTAGTTACGGCCGCTGGCTCGGGAGCGCAGCTACTTTTCAATGGGCTTGCGGGCGCAGCGGGCACTACGCAGGTAGCGGCGATCACGAGCGCAGGCGCGGTGCTCAGCACCGGAACGATCACCGTTCCAGGTCACTCCTTCGCCGCTGAGACCGGGCTCGGTTGGTATCGTCAGGCTGCGGGCGTCATGCGCATGGCGCAAGGCGGTGTCGACATCTTCACACTGAACGCGACTGGCCCTTCGCTCGGGTTCAACCAAACCAACACGCGAATCGAAAGCCTGGTAGCGAACGGGCAGTTCTCGATCAGTGGAGCGTATGCAGCCAACGCGGGTGGTCCGTTCTTCATCACGAACGGAGCAGCGTTCACGGCTTCGACGGGAGTTAATCAGCGCTCAGTTCTCATCGTGTCGCCGGTCAACCAGACCTCGACCGCATCGTTCACCTCGCTGATCATCAACCAGGCGCTCACCACAGGCCAGACCGGCGCTCCTGTCTTCGGGTCGGGTGGAGGTCTCTTCGTCGATTTTCAGACGACTGGCACAAGCGTCGCAGCGATTACGAGTGCAGGCACGGTGCTCGCGCAGGGCGGCACAGTCGTAAATGCGTTCGCATTCATCGATCAGCCGACGACTGGAATCTACAAGTCGGCGACAGGGACGATCGCCACATCGCACAACGGAACTCTTGGCGTGCGATTTGGGCCTGGTCCTCAGATCGGGAACTTGACCAACACGCTTGGCCTGACGCTATTCGGACAGATCTCGCAGTCGGCTACCCCAAGCCTGAGCCTGATCAATAACAACAGCTTCACTGGCGGGGCCACTGCACAGATCCACACGAGCATCGCCGCGACCGTCAATCAGACCGCCACTGCCGCGTTCACGCTTCTCGATCTGGCTACGACCGAGACGGGGCTTGGTTCCGGCGTACAGCTTTTGATCAACTGCAAGGCCGGCGCGGCTGGTACCACGCAAGTATTTGCCGTCACCAATAAGGGCGGTTTTGGCACCGCCGTCGTTTCTCCCGCTGCGCTCGCAAACGGCAACGTGGACGACTATGCAGGCTTCGCACATTACAGTTTCGCGCGCGCGACGCCAGACGCGACAGCGACCTCGCTTCGCGGAATCCTCGCCCCGACTACTTCTCTCGCGCGCCGTCTCACGATCATCAACCTCGGGAACGGCGCGGGCACGCTCACGGTGCAGAACCAGGACGCGGGCAGCGCAGCGGCGAACCGCATCCAGACCAAGACTGGCGCGGCCACGGTGATCGCGACCAACGGTGTGATGAATCTGATCTACGACCCCACGAGCGCCTTCTGGCGCGAGGTGTGACCAATGACCCTGCTCGAACAGTCCCAAGCTCTCCGCTCCGCCGCACGCGACACCATCCCGGCAGGCGACACGCTCGACGAGTGCCTCGCGGCGCTCGATCGCGCGGACGCGTGTTTCCGGCTCCTCGACAAGCTCGATGAGAAGGCAGCGGCCGACGCCATCGCGGGCAAGGACGTGGCGACACTCGCTCCGGTCGAGCGCGAGGCCACGCTGGCGCTCGTGCGCGCTCGTGCGGTGGCGGCGAGCGAGAAGGCGAACGCCGACGCGAAGGCGGCCGAGGTCGCCGTTGTGGCCGAGGCGGCGCAGGCCGAAGAAGCCGCGCCCGTCAAGAAGTGACCCGCAGTTCCCCCCGCAGACTCGCAATCAGGAAGGCCCGGAAGATGAGCGAAGAGACGAAGACGATCGTGGTCCCCGAGGAGCTCCGCCACAAGATGGAGGTGGCCGAGCTTCGCGCCGGCAAGGCGAACGCCGAGTTCATCGCCGCGCAGCAGGGCGTGACGCTCGCGCAGCAGAACGTGCAGGCGTCCAACCAGGTGATTCAGGCGATCAACGAGCGCATCGCCGTGGAGATCACCGACCGCGGCGCGTGGGACGTGATCCACCAGAACATGGAGACGGGCGAGTTCACGCTCAAGCTCTCCGCGGTGGGCAAGAAGCGTCGCGAGGACGAGGTGAAGGCCGCCTTGGAGAAGCTCGCCGAACTGGCGAAGCCGGGCGAGGCGGTGCTCAACGGAGAGCAGAGCTACCGCCGCGTCGGCAGCGACCCCACGCCCGATCCCGCCGCCGATCCGGCTGCGTCCTGATCGTCACGCTGCGACACGCGCGCCCCACCCTCGCGTGAGAAGGATTCGTGATCATGACGGACTGGGTCGTGCTGGGTACCACCGCCGTGGGCACTCTCCTCGGTGGCGGTGGGATCGGCGTCGTCCTGGGGCGCATCGTCGAGTTCCGGAAGGCCGGGACTGAGCGCGCGAAGGTGGACTCGGACGCCGAGGCCAAGGCCAAGACGGATGCTGTCGCAGCCGCCGTCGCCGAGAAAGCGATGCTTCTGGACGGGATGGGCAAGCTCATCACGACGTTGCAGACCACGCTCGACACCCGTACGCGCGGGGAGGACGCAGCTCGAGCGGCTCACGGCGAGTGCATGGAAGAGGTCCAGAAGGCCACCGCCATGGCGAGTGAGGCGGTGGAGCGCGTAACGGTCGTGGAAACCGTTCAGGCGGAGACCGCGGCTTCGCTGAAGGCGTGCGAGGAGCGCGACCGGGAATCGCAGGGCAAGCACGCGGAGGCCGAGCGAAAGGCAACCCTCGCCGCGCAGGACGCAGCCGCGGCTGCGGAGCAGGTGCGCGCGCTGCGCATCAAGGTCTCCGAGCTCGACCGGCGCACCACCGATCCGACGATCAAGAAGCCCGGCTGACCCGCCACGCCCGTCCGTGGCATCCTTGAGCCTTCTCCGGGAGGGCTCTTGTGACCGACGAAGAGAAGCAGGCCGCTCAGGCGGAGCAGGCGCGCGCGGTGGCCGGATGGATCGAGCGGCTGCACTGGCCGCAGGTGTTCTTGTTCGCCACGTTCCTGGTCTGCTCGGCTGCTCTGCCGATCGGGTTCCTGACGCTCGTGCCGGAGCACACGCAGGACAAGTTCTTCAGCCTGCCGTGGAGCACGATCCTCGGTGTCGGGCTTCCGATGCTCGGGATGGCGATCCACGGGTTCATCGCGCCATTCATGCGGCCGATGGTCGCGAACAAGGAGCCGGACTCGAAGAGCCCGAGCACTGGCACCACGACAGCCACGGCGACCGTGCGCGTCACACGCGTGCCGCACGTGTCACCGCCGGTCGAGGAGCGTGATCCGGACACGACCCCACGAGGACCGTTCCGAGGCGGAGCCTCTCGCGAGCAGCGGCCCACCGATCCGGACCCGAGCCGGGAGACCTCTCTCGCCGACGAGATCGAGCCGGAGACGAAGCCGTGAAGACACCGCTGGACACCACCAAGCTCATCGTCATCGCCGTCGTCGTGGCCGTCATCCTCGGCGCCGTGCTCGGGGGCCTCGCGATCCGCTCGTGCTCCTCGCGTGCGCCGATCGTCGTGCCCAGCGTGGAGATTGATGCCGGGCCCGGGGAGGCCGTCATTGCCGGCCAGCTCGACGGGGCGGTGCAGGCCGACGAGCAGGCCATCCGCGAGCTCGAGGAGCGCAACCAGCGTTCGATCGACCAGTTCAACGAGCAGCAGCAGGCGGAGTACGACGAGGCTCGTCGCGGCGGACGTCGAGCGGTGGCCGCATGGCTCTCATCGTTCAACGAGGTCCTCAAGACCGACGCGGGGATCCGATGAAGCGCGGCCGCGCGAACGATCCGTTCACCGATCCGTGGTTCTACGTGCTCGTGGCGGGGTGCGTGCTGCTCTCGTTCCTGGCCACCGAGTGCGAGCACGCTTCGCTGGCTCACGCGCAGGACACGCCTGCGACCGCGCCAGCGCCGCTCACCGTCCCCGACGTGCAGCTACCCGTCACGGGCGAGATCCTCGCGCTCGACGCGGGCGACCGAGCTCCGCACGCCGGCATGCTCATCCTCGACGACGATCTCGTGGCATGGCGGCAGACCATCGAGCGCCTGGCCTACCGACTCGGCGCCACCATCGCGATGGACGCGCAGACGCTCTCGCTCCGCCTCGACCAGGAGCACGCGCGTACCACTGCGTGCGAGGAGCGGGTCTCGCTGCGCGACGAGCTCTGGCGTGCTCGAGCCACCGAGCTTGGTGCCGCGCTCGCGACGTCGCAGGCGCACGCGAATGACCGAGGGTTCTGGGAGAGCCCACTGCTCTGGACCATCGTGGGCGCCGTCCTCGGCGGGGCCGTCGTGGGCCTCATTGCCGGAGCGCTCCGGTAGGCCCACCATCGGCGGATGAGCACCTCCGGCAAGATCTTCCTCGGCATCATCATCGGCTTCACCGTCCTCGTGATCGCGCTGATCATCTACGGGGTGACCACGCACACCGAGCCGGGGCTCATGGCCGAGACGCCGGGCTTCGCCGCGAGCGACCTTCCGATCCAGGTCTGCGCTGGTGCGTACCAGCCCGAGGCGGATATCGAGAGCGCCCCGAGGGTCGCCGCTACGTCTCGTCGCTGGTGGAGCGCGACGGGCTCACCGCCCATCCGTACATCGCAGTCCACCTGCCAGAGGGCCGAGCCGAGCGCCTCGCGAGAAACCTTCGCGGCGGGTACCTCGACTCGGCGCTCCTGCCTCGGACCGACGAAGATCCGCCGCGCGCGCCACACCCCTGAGACGCGGGTGTCCCACCGAGACGCGGAAGCGTCGTGATTCGTGAGGCGCGGTCGTTGCTCCCTCGGAGCGCATGACACTCTTTGCGCTGCTGCTCGTGCTCGTCGTGGTGGGCGTGCTGCTCTGGGCGCTCTCGCAGTTCCCGGCCATCGATCCGACGATCAAGAAGGTGATCTACGTCGTGGTCATCGTGGTCGTGGTGCTGTGGTTGGCCGGTGGGTTCCTCGGAGAGGGCCACGCGCTCAACCCCCGTCTTTGGTGAAAACCGGCGGTCTGGGCTACATTCGTGCGCATGGACCGACACGCGAGGGTCGAGGCTGCGCGCCAAGCGACCGATGAGCAGCTCGAAACGACCCTCCACCGCGGGCATGCAGGTCACTGCAAGCATCTCTGGTCGGAAGGACGCAGCACCTGCGACTGCGGCTTCGTGGAAGCCAAGTGCGAGCAGACACGTCGGCACAACGCGATGCTCCACGAGACCACGCGGAGCCCGGAAGCGCGAGGTGCAGCATGAGCGTCCCCAAGGGAACCGCGCTCTACGTGCGGCACAACAACGATCCCGCAGCCGCGCTCGCGCAGCGCTTCAAGCGCATCGGTCTCTCGTGGGCCGCGATCGGCGCCGTCTGGCAGGACTCGCCGGTCGCCCAGCGCTACCTGAACAGCCCAGCGCGCTGCCGCGAGCTCGCGAAGGCCATGCGCGACGTGGGCATTGTCCCCTACTTCTGGGGCTACCCGTGGCTCGGGAACGAGAAGCTCTTCGTGCAGGCCATGGTCGAGTGCGCGGGAGACGACGCGCTCCACCTGCTCGACCCCGAGCTCGGGATGAACCCCAAGCGGGATCCGCACGACATGGACGGCCCGAACGACTCGGCGCGCATCATCGTGAGCGGCCTGCGCGCGCACGGAGCGAAGAGCGTGGGGCTCAGCACCTTCGGCGGTGTTCCGGCGTGGTTTCCTCTCCGCGCGTTCCTCAAGGTCGGCGTGGACTTCGTCGGAGGTCAGACCTACACGGACGACGAAACGATCGACGAGTCCATCGGCGTGTTCGGTCGCGAGATCGCGCTCACCGGATCGCACGCGGTGGAGGTCCCGAACTTCGGGCTGTATGCGAAGGACGGCGCGGGCGGGTTCCGCAGCAAGACGACCGGGGAGCTCACCGCGCACCTGGCCGAGTTCATCAACGAGGGGGAGCCCGTGCACGCGATGATCGGCTGGGCGAACAACTTTCTCACGCCCGCGATGGAGCCGGTTCTGGCCGATTTCGCGGAACGACTCCGAACGCATCAGGTCGCGTAGATGGCGAAGCTGTCACCGTGCGTTTCGTGCGCTACCCCGTGCTGGGGAGTTAGATGTCATCCGTGCGTCGGCCGGACGTCGAGACTCACGACGGCGGAGCGTTTCTGGTCGAAGGTCGACAAGGGCGGGCCGAACCATTCGACGCTGGGAACGCCGTGCTGGCTGTGGACCGGCGATCGCGACCCACGCGTTGGACACGAGTACGGTCGCGCCTGGGACGGCCGACGCTTGCAGCAGGCGCATCGTCTCGCGTGGATCCTCGTCCATGGCCGCGTCCCAGCGGACAAGCCCTTCGTCCTGCACAAGTGCGACAACCCGCCGTGCTGCAACCCGGATCACCTGTTCGCGGGAACGGCTGCTGACAACTCGCGAGACATGATCAAGAAGGGCCGTGGTCGCAAGCAGTTCTCGACGGAGGACAACCCGTGGTCCCGCGGAGATCTTCATCCGTGAACCACGCGCTCCTCGTGCAGCTCGGCGTGCGGTGGCTCCGCAGGCGCCGGTACGAGCAGGGCGGACCGTGCGGGCTCGTCTTCGCCGAGATGGTGACGAACGCGGGCGAGCAGCCGGACGTCATCGGCTGGCGCGAGGGGCGCTCGACCGTCATCGAGGCCAAGGTCTCGCGGGCCGACTTCCGAGCCGACCGCAAGAAGCCGTGGATGGCCAGCCCGAGCAGCGGCATGGGCGAGCAGCGCTACTACCTCGCGCCCGCTGGCCTGCTCGGCATCCGGGACATCCCGGAGTGGTGCGGGTTCCTCGAGGCGCACCCGCGAGACATCGTGGCGGTGGTGAGGGTCGCGCCCGAGCGCGAGCTCGACGTGCACGCGATGCGATGCGAGCGCCTCATGCTCCAGAGTGCGTGCCGGCGCCACGAGTGCGGTTCGTTCTTCGATCCCACACTGGGGATCTGGGAATCGTTCAGTGAGCGCCTCCGGCGCGAAGAGCAGGAGAAGCGCGAGCGGCGCGCGGCCAAGCTCGTGAGCAAGGCGCAGCTACCGCTCATCCCCGTGTCCGACGTCGCGTGATCGGCTAGGCTCTCCTCCTCACGGCCGAACACCTCGTCCGAGGGGTGCAGAGAGCGTGCGATGGAGCGGGCTAGGTCCTGATGGACGTAGAAGCCGGAAACGGTTGCCCGACCCGAAAGGTGCTTCGCTCGCTCTCTCTACACCTCGGACCACTGCGACACGTCGTCCTGAACGCGGCATCAGCGCGACGCGTTGGCGCGTGAACCACCGTCGAGCATCGGTCGCGTGCTCTCGCAGATCTCCGCAAGATCCTGGGGTGGCATGCACGCTGCAAAGCATCGTCTCGTCCGCACTGAGCGGGCAGGAGACGAGAGGCGATGATGACGAAGCAGGTGTTGGCGGTTCTTCGGTGCGCAGCGGATCAGGGGATCGCGGCGAACTTCGGCGAGCCCGAACAGAAGCGCGCCGTCCGCGCTCTCATCCGCAAGGGCACCGCCAAACTCGTGCGCGTGGAAGGCGTCTTCGTCTACGCGAGCCTTGTGGCGGTGTCGTCGTGATGCTCCGGATGATCGCGATCGATCCCAAGAGTGGATCGCACCTTCGCCCGGCCACGCTGACCGAGACCGACGCATCGGTTCGCGCGGTCGTGGTCGGCGAAAGATCCCACCCCACCCGTGCATGCCGATGCGGCGGAAGACGCGCCCGTCGCGGAGCGTGAGCCGGAAGATCCCGTACTCGTCGCACTGGCACTCGCCGCCCGTTGAGCGGATGGATGCGGCGAACGTCGCGCGCTCGGCGAGCATCCGGTGCTCCTTTGCGGTGGCGTCGGACTCTCGCGCCGAGTTCATCGCAGCCTCGAACGCGGGGGGTGGTGGTGCGTGGTGCAGGCCTCGGTGCGTCACGGCAACGCCTCGCACTCCAGGATCATGTCGTGGAGCATCACGATCTTGCTGCCGTCGAGCTCCAGCGCTTCGAGCCCGCGGATCAGACCGTCCTCTTGGAGCACGTAGCCCGTCCACCCCTTCGGGAACGCGCGGAGCCGGAGGAATACGTGCATCGCGGCCGCGAGCTCGTTCTGCCGCTTCGGCGAGAAGCACGGCGCGATCTCTTGCGAGCCCGTCTCGTGCTGGAACCCGAGCGTCACGAGGATCAGCCCGTGGTCCTCCATCCGGACCCGAGCCTCCTCGGTGACGCGCGCCATGAGGCGCCGGTAGGTCTTGCCCGCGTGAACGGTGTCGCTCACCGCGACCTCGCTTCTGCGTGCGCGTTGGCGAGAGCCTCGCCGAACGAGCGACCCTTGCCGGTGACCCACCTGCCGGCGGAACGAGCGACGCTGCTCACGCCGAACGCGACACGGCACCTGACCGTCCAGTCGTTGCCGCGATCCTCGGCTTCTCCGATCTTGTCGAACCAGTCGTCCATCGAACCCATCCGTTCCTGCGACTCGTGTCGCCCACCAGGGATATCACGCGCCCCCGGTCGCGCTACTCTCGGGCATGGCGAACGACCGGCACCAGCTCATCCTCCCCGTCGAGAACGCGACCAGCCCAGCCATCGAGAGCGGCCGCATCGGCACCGTGATCACGGTGGACATCACGGACACCGGCATCGCCGACGTCATCGGGGCGGGCTTCAACCGCGCCGTGCTCGAGCGCTCGGACGACGTCGGGCTCACCTGGCACGAGATCACCTCGCCCGACCAGCGCCCAGCACTCTCCGCGGACAAGCAGACGTACCGGATGATCGACCGACGGGGCGACGCGGCCTTCCTCTACCGCACCCGCTACATGAACACGGACCCCAAGTTCGACGAGGACCCGCTCAGCGAGCCGAGCGAGCCCATCGTCGGTGCCGGCCTGGCGCTGCGGGGGCTGCTCTCGGTAGAGGACTTGATCGACCGCTACTTCTTCGGCGTGGACCTCACCAACGATCAGAACCAGCGGATGAAGGACTCGACCTTCCAGCACTACATCCTCGCGGCCATCCGCGGGCTCGAGACCGATCTGGACATCGCGATCCTGCCGACGCAGTTCAGCGAGGACCACGACTACCACCGCGACGACTACAACGAGTTCTGCTTCCTCCAACTCGACAACTACCCCGTGATCTCGGTGGACGACTTCACGATCCAGTACCCGAGCGGCCAGACCGTTGTGACGTTCCCGACTGAGTGGTTCCGGCTCGACAAGACCCACGGACACCTCCAGATCGTCGCGACGGCCGGAACGATCAGCAACTTCGTCGTCGGCGCCGGCGGTAGCTTCCTCCCCGCGCTCGGCTACGGGATGGAGTCGCTGCCGCAACTCTTCCACGTGACGTACACGGCGGGCTTCGGGCGCGGCCAATGTCCGCGCGACATCATCGAGGTGATAGGCATGGGCGCCTCGATGGGCCCGCTCAACATCTTTGGCGACATGCTCGGCGGCGCCGGCATCGCGAGCCTGAGCCTGAGCCTCGACGGGATCAGCCAATCCGTAAATACGACGAGCAGTCCTGAGTTTACGGGGTACGGCGCGAGAATCAAAGATTACCGCGATCAGATCCACGCGAAGATCAAGTCGCTGCGCGCGTACTTCAAAGGGGTCCGTGGGACGGCAGCGTGAACGGGGGACGTGTTGTAGTATCCGCAAATGCCCGCACGCCGAGACAGACGAACGAACCGCGCTCGCTTCGTCGAGAAGCTCGATCGCTCAGGCGGCGCATCGGCGTGCTGGCCGTTCCGTGGCTATGTCGAGCCGCTGAACGGTGGCAAGCGCGGCTACGGTAGTTTCGCTTGGGATGATGGGTCTGGCGGAGAACTGCGGAACGTAGGCGCGCACGTGGCGGCGTACCGGATCTTCAAGGGCCGCGTCCCCGCGCGAAAACTGGTGATGCACACGTGCAACAACCGGCCGTGCTGCAACCCGCGCCATCTCGTCGCCGGCACGCAGAAGCAGAACATGGAGCACTGCATCGCGTCCCGTCGCACCGCGACCGGCGAGCGCCAGCACCTCGCCGTGATGACCTGGGAACGCGTGCGCACACTTCGCGCTCGGTACGCTGACGGGGCCACCCAGATGGAGCTCGCCGACGAGTTCGAGATCTCTCAGCCGACCGTCTCGCAGATCACGCGCGGCATCACATGGCGCGAGGAGCCGGCCGCGGCCCTCTCGGCGTAGACTCGCCGCATGGCCATCCCGCCCGGCGACCGCAAGAAGATCAAGGCGCCCACTCCGACTCTCGACGTCGCGCGCAAGGTGCAGAACGAGGTGCCTCCGACCGTGGGCAGCAAGCTCACGACCGAGGGCGACCAGTTCCCGATCACCAAGACGCGCGCGAGCTTCCACGAGGAGGAGTTCATCAAGCTCGTGCGCCAGCACGGCAAGAACGTGATCTGGCGCAAGGCGATGATCTGCCCACGCCAGACCGACGAGACCGAGCAGAGCAAGCTCGGGTGCTCCTACTGCGGTGGCAGCGGCCTCATCTACGTAGACCCGCATGTGATCTCGGCGACGATGATGCAGTTCGACAAGCGCACGACGCTCTACGAGCGAATGAGCCTGTGGCAGAGCGGCGAGGTGCAGGTCACCGTCGAGCCGCAGTTCCGCATGGGCTTCCTCGACTCGCTCGAACTGATCGACCCGGTGATCCCCTTCACCGAGACGCTCAAGAAGGGAAACCGACGTGGCCGGCGGCAGACGCTCCCCGCCGCGCGCCTCGTGGACAGCGCGCGCTTCCGGATCGTGCACGTCGCCAAGATGCTCTTCGTCTGCCCCGGCAAGGACACCGTCGAGGTGCTTGAGGAGGGCACGCACTTCGCCATCAGTCCCGAGGGCTGGATCGAGTGGACGGCCACCGGCGACGCGTTCGTGCCCGAGGGGAGCTCGCTCAGCGTCCACTACGACTTCCATCCCGTGTACCTCGTGACCTCCTGGACGCACGTCACGCGCGACGACATGAGCGGACGCAAGACGCCGGCGGGGATCAAGTCGCGATCGATCTCGCTGCCCGTGTCGAGCAAGGCGAAGCTCATGTGGCTCACCGATGAGGGCACGAACATGACGCCGACGTTCGACCCGCTCGTACCGGTGCCGCTGGGCGTGGCGGCCAAGCTCCCCGAGAGGTGAGCTACTGCGCGATGCGTTCGAGGAACTCGGCGGTGGCACCGAGGGCCACGCACAGAGCACACGCCGCGAGGAGAGCGGCAAGCGCGTAACCGATGGCGTTCTCGGGCGTCACGGCGTCTCCTTGCTCGGTGGATCGCAGAAGCCCCACCGGAAACAACCTCCGTCGGGCGGCTCGACGAGCAGCGGCAACTGTCGCCCGCCGCGAGAGGTTCGTGCCCACGACACCACCTCGTCGATCCCCGGCGCAACACCCGTCAGACCAGCATCGCGACCTTGGAAGAACGTGGCCTTGGGGTTCTTGTAGCGCAGCGGCCTCTTGGCGGTGGGGACCCACTCCGCATTGCGCTTGAGTCGCAGCTCGGTCGCTCGCGCTTCCAACGCTCGCAGTTGCTCGATGCGCCAAGGTGCGTGGCGTGCGACGAGGGTCAGATCGGACTTCGTCGCGTTGATGCACGGGTAGCATCCGACTCGATCATGGCCGCGCTGGTAGAGCACGTTGACCGGCACGTCGTGGCGATGGTGCAGCCCGATGATGTCGGCGACGGCCCACGCAACCAGCGGACGCCATGCCCATCCGCCCCACGCAACGTCGTCCTCGATCTCCTTCGCGTCCTTGCGCTTCTCGCTCTCGTCGCGGCGGACTCCGGTCACGGATACCGTGTGCACCGCGTGATCGAGCGTCGCGTCGATCTCAGGCTCGATTTCCTCGGCATCCTCGTCGTCCGCTTCGGGATCGCGCTTCTTGGGTCGAGGCAATGCGCACGGTGGAAGGCCTGACTGCGAGCGGTGGTACGCGTGAAGCGGTTCCAACTTCAGTTCGCGGGTGCACCAGCGCTGCGTCCGCGAGGCGAACCGCGCATACACTGCGATGCGTTCAGCCATCGCAGAAGAGCAGTGGAACAGATCGGCGAAGCACACTGGAACGATCGGCGTCTCGACGTGCGGAACGTAGTGCACCAACGAACCGTCGCTGAACTGTGTCACCTCCATGCACAGTTCGAGAGCCACGGGTGGGAGCGCTCGAACAACATCGATCGGTCCGATGTGCGCTCGCAGCACATCCAGGTACGCGTACGTCTCTGGCGCCTCCCACCCGGTGTCAGCGAACACCGCTCGGAACGGGAGACCGGCCTCGCGCACCGCGAGCATCATCGCGGTCGAGTCCTTCCCGCCGCTCACGCTCAGGATCAGCGGCAGGTCGCGTAGCTGCTCAGGCAACACCAGCATCGTCATCTCATCTTCCTGCTGGCTCTGGCCAACGAGCGCAACATGAAGCGCGGGGCGCCGATGCGCTAGGCTCTCTCGGTGGGAGCGAAGCTCATCAGCGTGAACCTCACCCCGCTGCGAGCCGGGCTCCTCGCCGCGCTCCCGCAGAGCGCCGACCGCCAGCGCGTGCTCCGCGGGGTGGGGGCGGCCGCCTTCGCGACCTGGCGCTCGCTCGCGCTCGAGAAGCTCAAGAGCAGCTCGCGAGACTACGTCGCGGGCCTCCAGCCTCCCGAGTCGGGCGACGGCGTGGTGAGCATCACGCTCCAGGGCCGTGTCCCGAACATGGTCGAGCAGGGCTGGGCGGGCGGCGACATGCGCCTCTGGATGCTCACCGGGAACGCCGTGAAGTACGGCAAGAACGGCCCGTACGTGACGGTCCCCTTCCGGCACGGCACCCCCGGCACCGGAGGGCGCAACGTGGGCCCCGCCATGCCCACGGCCATCGCCAACGTCGCCAAGCGCCTGGCTCCCACCGTGACGCGTCCAGGGGCGGCTGTGGCTGGCTCGGGGCTGGGGACGACCGTGTGGGGGCAGCGTCTGCACCCGGGGATGAAGATGGGCGCCGAGGCCAAGGCGATCCTCAACACGAAGGTGAAGGACTGGCACACCGCCTCCATCTACGAGGGCATGATCCGCAAGGCGCAGCCGACCGCGCGCGGGCTCAAGACGAGCGGCTATCACACGTTCCGCCGGATCTCGCTACGCTCCGACGCTCGAGCGTGGCAGCACCCCGGGATCCAAGCGAGACACCTCGCGCAAGAGACGCAGAAGCGGATGGAGAAGATCGCGATGGAGCTCATCCAGATGTCGCAGGGAGGATCGCGATGAAGACCAAGGGCGTGCGCGTTACCAAGACGGGCCGGGCTCTCTTGCTGGTGGGGAGCAACACGCCGCACGAGCGCGACCGGCAGATCGAGGCCGTGTGCAAGAGCGTGGACGCCACCCTCAGCGGGATCGAGACCACGCTCCACACCGACGGCCACCGCTACGCGTCGAGTCCGCCGCTCACGCCCGAGACGTTCGAGCGCGGGCTGCGTCTGCTCAAGCACGACATGGAGAACCCGCGACCACCGCGCACCGAGCTGCTCTCGCCGCAGCAGATGCGCGACCGTGAGACGGCTCTCGCGGAATGCGGCGGCTCGTGCTTCCCGATCTGCGGCGCGTGTCAGGCACTCGCGTTCGCTGCGGCGGATGACGTGCTGGCGACGATGAACTTCAAGGGTGTGAAGAACAGAGCCATGGCTCCGTGCTCGTGCGCGACCCCGAAGGACCGCACGTGCGCCTCATGCCTCGCTCGCGACACGATCCTCCGTTCGCGAGGCGACTACCGATGACGACCGTGCCCTCGCGCAAGAGACGTCTCCAGCGCAACCTGGGCGGCACTGAGGGCGCGACCGATCCTCGCTTCGAGGGCTTCGTGGACGGTCCGCAGAGCGCCGAGCTCAAGACGGCCATCGTGCTCCCCGAGCGACTGCTCCGCGCCGTGCTGCTCTCGGAGATCGATCGGCTCAGCGCGAAGGCGAACGTGTCGGAGTGCGTTCGCTTCTTCTCGCACTTCTTCGATCCATCGATCGCCGACACCAGCGAGCGCGACTCGTGGGTGAAGGACTTCCAGGAGACGCAGCCGAAAGTCGTCCTGGGGTACCCGAGGACGGCGAACAGTTGGCCCATCTTCTCGATCACGCTCGCCGAGGAGGGCGAGGGCGAGACCCCGATCGGCAGGTACGTGCACGAGACGCAGCACGGCGAGCGCCCGCCCGGCGGCGAGGATGCGATCTACGAGGGCGGGATCTGGGACTGCACGTGGAGCGTGATGACGCTCGCCGAGAACCCTGACCAGTGCCTGTACCTCTACCACTTCGCGAAGCTCTGCCTCGTGGGCGCCCGCGGCTATCTCGAGCGCTCCGGGATCTCTGACATCGCGTTCTCGGGAGCGGAGCTGAACCCGTCGGAGTATCAGCTACCGGATCTCGCGTTCGTTCGGCAACTCACCGTGCGCGGCAAGGTCATGCAGACGGTGCCGATCCTCCAGACGTACCGGTCGGCCGATCGTCTCGTCCTGGGCGGCATCTACTCCGACGACGTGGTGGTGGACGGTCTCCGCGGAGGCGTTCATGCTCGGGTGCATGGCGACCAAGCGACCAACGACGATGACGACTGATTCCGACACGACCGAGCCGGAGACCATCGGCACGCCGGTGCTCGACGAGCCTGCGAGCCCGAGCCTGGCGCCCACGCTCCCCGCTCCGCCCGAAGCGGACGACGCACCGCCGGTCACCGAGCACCCCAGCACCGAGCCGGAGATCACGGTCGAGCGCGCGTTCGCCCACCGCAAGGAGGCCACGGTCGCGGCGTTCGTGCACTGCGAGAAGCTCAAGGGCGTGACGCGCAAGCTCACCGCCGCGGGATGGAAGGCCGAGCTCGCGGCCTTCATGCTCGTCGAGCGATGAACGGGGAGCCGACGGACTCCGAGTTCGACATGCTCGACGGGGATCCCCTGGGGATCATCCCGCCGCCTCCGCCCGTCTCGCACGACCCGACGCCCATCAGCTTCTGCGAGGAGTGCGGCGGCATCGGCCTGCACCTCTCGCACTGCCCGGTGGCGAACCAGACCGCGTGGCTTCGCAAGGAGGAGCGGCGAGACGCGGTGCGTGAAGCGGCCGACGCAAGCCTCCCTCGCCTGGCGCTCATGGCGACGCGCAGGGTCGCCGCACGCGTGCTCCGCCGGATCGCGCGCAGCCTCGACGCTTAGGCCGACACCAATCCGAGGTGACGCCACCTCTTGCCCAGTCGGATCTGGCTTGCGTGTGTCCTGGAGATTCCGAAGCGAAGTCCGATCTCCGTGTCCGTTCCGATCGCCGAAAAGACCGCGCGCACCAGTTCCTCCGTCAGTCGCACCATGCCGTGCGTCGCTCCGTGCGGGTGTCTGCTCTTGCCAACGGCGTCGTGAATATTTTGCTTCTGCGTTCCCACGAAAAGGTGGTCCGGATTGCAGCACGCGCGGTTGTCGCAGCGATGCAGGACGTTGGGCTTGTCGGTGGGCGGGTCGCCGTTCGTCAAGATCCAAGCGAGCCGATGGGCGAGCATCCGCGATGGTCCAGTAGACCCCTCGTTGGGGACGCGCACCTGTCCATACCCACGCCCGCCGTGACCACGCGTAATCCCACCACGCCATAGCCAGCACCGCGTGCCGAGCCGAGGGTGAAGCGGACCGTCGCGATCGACCTTTGCCCACAGACGATCGGCAAGGTGTGTCGCCGCGATTCGGCGTGCTACTTTCGACATGTCTCGGAGCCTTTCGAGGAGGCTATGGGGCGCGGCCCGCTGACGTTGATAGCGTCGCGGGCCGACCTATTCGTAGCACGCGAGCGCGTGGCTTGACCGTACCGCCCCGCACGGCGCAAAGTCTGGTCACGTAGGCCCGCTCACGATCGTGGGCACTGAGGCGCTCTCGGCGAAAGCCGGGGCGCCTTTTTCGTTTCTGGGGGCCAGAAGGAACCATCGCGATGCCCTCCAGCGTGTACTTCGGCGGCCGCAACATCGTCGTCCCCGGTGCGTACTCGGTCATCGACGCCTCGCAGCTCCAGAGCACGAGCATCTCCAGCACCGGCATCGTGGCGCTCGTCGGCACCGCCGAGGGCGGCGTCCCCCTCACGGTGGACAAGACCTACGATCTCTCGAACCCGCAGAAGGCGCAGAAGCAGTACCGCTCGGGCGACCTGCGCACGGCTTCGCTCTTCGCGTTCGACCCGTCTCTCGACGAGGCCGTGCCGGGTGGCGCGCAGATGATCGTGCCGGTGAAGGTGAACCCGGCCACGCAGAGCATCGCGACGCTCGCCGACGCGCTCGCGGCACCCTCGGTGGATCTCACGAGCGTGGACTACGGGCTCTTCACCTCGCAGATCAACCTGTCGGTCGCTGCCGGCACCGACCGCGGCAAGCTCATCACCATCACCTTCGAGGACGTCGTCGAGACGTTCGACGATGTGGGCGGGCTCCCCGCGTTCAGCGCGCTCTACACCCCGAGCACCGGCGGCTACACGACGGCTCTCGCACGCGTGACGAGCACGGCCTTCATCGTGGACGCGACGAAGACCGCCACCGGCCTGGTGGCTCAGCGCACCGCCAACATCCCGGCGCCCGGCGCGCTCCGCTACGTCTCGAGCAACGCGGGCGACACCACGCAGAGCGTCACGGTCTACGGGCTCTCGGGCACGACCCCCGTGAGCGAGACCAAGGTGCTGAACGGCGTCACGCCCGTGCAGGGAACGCAGTCCTTCAGCAAGGTGCTCGGCACCGTGATGAGCGCGGCGGCCGTGGGCACCGTGCTGGTCACCGACAGCGTGATCCCCACGACGCTCTTCTCGCTCGCCCCCGCGGTTCTCACGCGCGGCGTGGTGCTCCTCACGAACTCGCCGGTGGCCGACACGACCATCGCCGTGTCGATCGACGTGAACGCCGCCAACGACGTCGCGGTGTTCGGACTCAGCACGACCGGCGCGATCATCGGCGACCGCTTCGACATGACGGCCGGCACCACGCCCGTCGTGAGCGCGGACAACTTCCGCACGCTGAGCGTGCTGTGCCTGGGCGACATCGCCGGTGCGCGCACCATCACCGTCGCGGCTCGCGCGGTGAGCGCAGCCACCGCCACGTTCAAGACCGTGCAGCGGCTCGTCGATCGCCTCAACGCGCTCGCGGGCTTCACCGCCACGGCGCTCGCGGTGGATGCCGGTACCGAACTCGTCTCGACCCTCGACTACTCGACGGCCGTCTCGCTCCTCACGACCGCCACGTTCTCCGACGATCTCGAGCGCTTCATCGAGGCTCTCAACAACGGCTCGGCGATGGTGCGCGCGGCGCGACACGCCGGCGCCTCGCTCGTGCCGGCCAACACCGCGAGCGACGTGTACCTCTCGGGCGGCATCGAGGGCGTGGTCACGATCAACCAGTGGCAGGCCGCGCTCGACCTGCTCAAGAAGCGCCGCGTCACGCAGATCGTGGTGCTCTCGCGCGACCCCGCCATCGAGGCGCTCCTCCGCACGCACCTCGTATGGCGCGCCGGCCAGGGCCGCAGCGAGGCCAACGGCTACGTCGCGTTCGGCAAGGTGGATGGCACGGGTGAGACGCAGGCGAACATTCGCACGCAGCTCCAGGCGCTCAACACGCGCCACCTCTCGGGCGTGGCCCAGGAGTGCCAGCGCTTCGACCCCCTCACGGGCGAGGCCACCTGGTACCCGCCCTACATGTTCGACGCGATCGCGGCGGGTCAGCAGGCCGGCGCTCCGGTGGGCGAGCCGCTGACGCACAAGCTCATCAACGTGCTCGACATCCGCAACGACAGTACGTGGGACGTCGAGAACGACCAGGACTCGCTCATCCGTGCGGGTCTCATGATCGCCGAGAAGGTGGACGGCATCGGCATCCGCTGGATCCGCTCGATCACCACCTACACGCAGGACGACAACGTGGTGTTCGGCGAGGTGAGCGCGAACGCCGCCGACGACACGGCGATCTTCGAGTTCCGGCGCCGCATGGAGCGCAAGGTCGGCACTGCGGGCATCCGTGGCAGCGTCGGCGTGCTCAAGAGCCTCGCGCTCGGTGTGCTCGAGGAGCTCGTGCTCGACGGCATCCTGTTCTCGTACCGCCCCGAGACGCTGGTCATCGAGCAGATCGGCGACGCGTTCCCGGTCAGCGTCGAGTGGGCACCCGTGACGCCTATTTCGTTCATCTTGGTGACGGCCCACTTGTTCATTGCTCGGGCAGCGGCGTGAGCGAGCGACTCGACACGCTTGGCCGACCGATCCGGAGGCACGGCCTCTCACGGACAGTGGAGTATCGCGTGCTCCGCTACATCACCAATCGCTGCCGGCAGGCAAGCCATCCTTCCTTCAAGGATTACGGCGGACGCGGGATCGATGTGCACCAAGGATGGCTCGTCGATCCAGCGTCCTTCGTCGCAGAGGTGGGCAAGCGCCCAAGTCCACTTCACGAGATCGACCGCATCGACAACAGCAAGGGCTACGAGCCTGGCAACGTTCGGTGGGCCACCAGGGCCCAGAACAAACGAAACACGCGGCGGAATGTGTGGGTTGAGCACGACGGTCGCCGAATGACGATCGCGGACTGGTCTGCCGAGACGGGCATCCATCACAACACACTCGACCACCGACTCAGGGTGCTTCGGCAGGAGCCGCGTGTTGCACTGTCGCCAGAGAAACGCCGCTCCGGGAAACCGAAGGTCCCCGTGACACTCGAAGGAGTCACGTACGCATCCATCAAGGACGCGTCGGTCGCGACGGGGATCAACTACTTCACGCTGTACGCCCGTGTTCGCAAGGCCCAGGACAAGGCTGCGGCCTGAGAGAGAAGAACTGCCATGGCCAACCCCTTCCGCAATCTGATCCAGTCCGGCGCCCGCACGCGGCTCTCCCTCGACGGCGTGAAGGTCGCGCTGGCCATGAACTGCAACTACGGCGAGCGCATCGAGCACGCGCCCGTGAAGCCCCTCGACCAGTTCGAGGCAGCCGAGAACGTGCCGATCGACTACGACGCGAGCTTCAGCGCGCAGATGTGCCGCGTCATCGGCAACAGCGTGAAGAACCGGGACGGCATCGTCATCTTCCCGCGTCTGCGCGACATCCTCACCCGCGGTGAGATGACGGGCACGGTGGAGGACCCGACGACGGGGATTCTGCTCGCGACCATCCAGCGGGTGAAGTGCGTGAGCTACCAGATCCAGACCGGTGCGCGCGGCATCGTGCTCACGGACCTCGAGTTCAACTGCATCGCCATCCTGGACGAGAGCGAAGTCAGCTAGCGATCAGTCGGTGAGCGGGCCGTCCTGCTCGACGGCCACACCCGCCCCACGTAGCTGCTCCTTGAGCGAGGCGATCTCCTCGTTCCGCGTGCGTACGATGCGCCGGAGCACCTCGCATCGCTTGTCGGCCTGCGCGACGTACTCCTCGGCCATGCGGTCCACCTCGACGAGACGAGCCCACTCGGTGCGGTCCACGGACAGTCCGGGCTGTGCGTCTCGCTCGGCGAGAGCTCGCTCGGCCACCGAGAGCTTCGCGGTGAGATCCGCGATGACCTTGCTGAGCGAGGAGCACCTCGCCTTGAGGCGAGCGATGGCGAGCGCCTCGCCGCTCACCCCGCTGTCTCGGGAAGCGGCTTGAGCCGGTACTCGAAGAGACCGTCGCTCGGCACGCCCCGACGTCGGCGCTCGACCGTGTGGCTCCCGAATCGCTCCTTGCGCAGGTCGCGCAGCCGCGCGCTGATCCCACCCTCGCTGCCCATCCCGATCGAGGACTGGATCTCGGCGAACGTGCGCCACCGCCCGTCGTGCATGAGGTCCCGCACCGCAGTGAGCAGCGCGCCCAAGCGTGGTGCGTCGAGCGCGGGCTCGATCGTTCCGCCGTCGAAGTCCATCGCGGTCTGCCCGCTCTTCTCGTCGTCCTTCATCGTCCACCTCCCATGGGCATCCCCTCGATCGTCACGTGCACGCGCCACAGGTTCGGATCGAGCGAGCCGTCGTGGTGCCGACACTCGGCGCACGTCGCGCGCGAGGGCTCCTCGCGGTTGAAGTGCTCGTGGGCAGCGTCCACGAGACGGCATCGGGTGACCGCCACAACGACGTGGCGACCATCGCGGAGTTGGCCGTGCGAGACGGCAGGGGCGTAATGCACGAGGCTCACCGCGACACCAAGCGGCGACGCGCCTTGCGCTTGAAGCCTCCCGCTCGCGCCGCGCGCCGCCCCCATCCTTGCGTCACTCCGCCGTGCCACCCCCACTGCGTGCGGCGGTGCGTCGCGGCGTACGCGTTCGACTGCGATTCGGAGTGCGCCGACCACGCGTCGGGCTCCGGTGGCTCGTCGAGCGGCTCGTTCCAGGTGCTCACGTGATGCCCGTGAAGTCGTACGCCGCATCGGCGAGGCCTTGCTCGATCGCGCGACGGTAGGCCCCGTGGCCGTTGTCGCGATCGTAGAGATCGCCGTCCTCCCCGGATCCGTCGGCGCGGACCCGAACCTTCATCACGCGCGCGTTGTGATAGTCGAAGTAGATCCCGTTCGACGAGGCCATCGCCTTGCGCGCGAGCGACACCGCCTCACCGCTCGACATCTTCTTCGTGTCGAAGAGACCGAAGACGCCAGGGCCCCGCGCGTTGTTGTAGAGCCCGGCGATCGTGCGGGCGACACGCTCTAGATCGTTCACTCGTTCCTCCTGCACGCTCGTGCGCGCGTCGATGGTTTAGCGCGCTCGGCTCTCGGCGCCAGTACGTGGTACGCCTTGACGTCGGCACGGGGCTGACAGGGAGACGAGCATGGCGAGCACCATCGAAGATGCGGAGCGCGAGCTCCAAGCGCGGGGCGAGAAGAAAAAGACGGACGCGGACGAGGACGTGTCGCCGATCAAGATGATCGATCTCGACGTCGTGGGAGAGCGCGGCCGCAAGTACGTGGGCCGCTTCCACTACAAGGTCCCGAGCATCGCGGAAGAGACGCGCATCACACAACTCCGCGCCAACATCCTCCCCGACGGCGCCTCGTTCGATCAGTTGGGCGGGCGGAAGGTCGAGGCGCTCACGTACCTCAGCGTGGCCATTCGCTTCTCCAAGGAGTTCCCGAGGCCCGACTGGTATGCGCCGGACGGAGAACATTCGTACGACATGACGCCCTACTTCTCGTTGTTCGGGAGGTGCCGTGAACACGAGGCTCGATTTCGTTTCGGGGACGCGCTCACCGGAGATGCTGGCGAAGGCGTTCGAGGAACGGACGATGCCCCCGCTGGAGGTGGTGAAGCTCCTGTGGGCCGAAAGGTTCCGCCTCCCTCCAAGCGACGAGAGACTCTCGCAGGTGACGATGAGGGAGGCGCTTGAGCAGGTCTACGGGCTCGACGCCCTAGAGCGCGTGCGGTCCAAGAACCGACCGCAGCAGACGCCTCGTCGAGATGTTCGCGAGGCACCGGCGCAGGTGACGATGGATGGAGAGACGCTCCCGGCTCCGGTGTCGGGTGGGCGCTTCCGCGTGAACAACACGGAGGAGGGGCGAGCCTTCGCCGACGCACCGCACCTCACGGGCGACGCCGAGTGGGACGCCCTCGAGCTTTCCGAGACCGATCCCAGCAAGCCGCCTCTTCGTTTCGCGATGACCGACGAGGACGAGCCGGAAGAAGCGCCTCGCCCTGGCGCAGAGCGCGTCGGCGCTCTGCTCGGATCCCTCCCGCGTGGCGATCGGTGATGTTGGCCGCAGGGCCCCTTGGATTGCATCACCGTACCGCGCACCGCTGAACGTCACCGCACAGCCCAGTGCCGCGCCTCGCCCAGCACGACCTCGCGAGACGCTACGAGCGGGCATCGAACCCGCCGAGAGACCGACTCTCGTAGCCACCAGCCACCAGGGCTCCTTGGAGAGCAGAGCGATGGGTCGCCTTACCCCGCGACACGTCGCAGAGCGCTACAGAACCTAGCGGTGCGCGACCCCGCCCGACCCGGCGCTGCGCTGCGGAACACCGCGCTACCTCGCACCACACTCCTTCCGTGATGCCCCGTCCGGTCCTCGAAACCGGCAACGAGCCCAATGCTCGGAGCGAACCATCCCCATCACGGGGCCCTTGCGTTGCGTTGCAGTGCCGCACCAGACCATGCGGAGCGCCGCGGCGCAGGCCACACGAAACCCTGCCGAGCGTAGGCAAGCGGTACAGAGCAGAACGCTGCGCTGCCGAGCCATTCACAGCCCGGGAGTAAACTACTCCGCGGCTTGAGAGATCGCGTCGAGGCGTTCCCAGCGGGCCACGTTGAACTTGCCGAAGATACCCTTGCGCGACGGGCGGAAGTCACCGAGCCCGATGCGCTTGCCGGCGATGTCGAAGAGATCGCGAATCTTCGCCTCGTCGATCTGCTCGGTGTCGATGCAGATCGTGAGCGAGGCTGCCCAACGATCGAAGCGCGGCCGCACGATGCACACCGCCTCCCCGCCGTTCGGATTGCGGCCCTGGCGAATGTCGGGATCCCACGTGAGCGGTGGGCGCGCACCGTTCTCCGATGGCGTGACGAGCGGGAGCCACGATTCCTCGATCTCGAACAGTCCAGGCACTGTCGTGCTCTTGCCTGTGCTCATCTGACGCTTGCCGTCGAGTCGGATGAACACGCCCGCTGCGATCAGGCACGAGAGCAGATTCTCTACCGGCAAGTACGGCGCGCCGTCCGTGCGCTTGTAGACGTGAGCCTCAGCTTGCTCGCGGGGTGTCTGCGACGCTTGGGTCTTGGACTTCGGGGCCTTCGCTTTCGTCCGCAGGCCCTCCAGGGCCTCGGGCGACATGCGATTCATCAGCAGCGGGGTACGGCCTTCGATCTCGACTTCGATGCGCAACATGGGCGCCTCCAACTGATCGATCCGACGCGAGCAAGGTCTGTCCCGCGACCTTGGGGTCGTAGGCATGCGCGCATCGGATCGATCGGGTGTAGGAGCACCGTGTAGAACCCCTTGGGGCGGGACAGACGATCGACAGGTAGCACGAGCAACGGCGCGGGCAAGGAACGCGCTACGCTCTGAGCGCGATGACGGATCAGAAGATCAAGACGACCCTTCAGTACAGCGTGGACGACCGCGCGCTGAAGGGCCTCGACGCGACTTTGCACCGCGCGTTCGACGAGAAGATGCTCCAGGCGTTCGAGCGCTCGCTCGAACGCAGCGCTCGCCACATCGAGGCGCTGACCAAGGCGGCGGGCCGGCTCGAGCAGACGATGGGCGGGCGCGGTGGAGGCGGCGGGCACTTCGGAGGCTCGTTCTTCCCGCCCAGCAACCAGCCACAGGGTGGGCCGCGTGGCGGAGGCGGCGGGCCACCGTTCGGGGGCGCCAATGACATGGCTGCGGCCGTCCGGGATCTGACCCGGCTGCTCGGCAACCGCGGCGGCGGTCCCGCTGGCGGTGGCGGCGGGAACCCGATGGCCTCGCGGCTCGGCAGCACGGCGGGCGGGCTCTTCAGCCAGCTAGGCCAGGGCGGGTTCTATCAGTCGGCGGTGAGCTCCATCCCCGTCGTAGGCGGCGTGCTCGGCGGGGCGATGGGCGCGGCCGGGCAGCACTATCAGCAGTACGTCGCGCAGGAGCAGGCTCGTGCGGCCGCGTACGGCGCGTTGGGCAGCGGTGGTCGCACGAGCGGTCGGTACGGACGCTACGGGCTCGACGCTGGGCAGGCTGCCACGCAGTACGGTGCCTTCGCGCAGGGTGCGGGTATGACGGGTGAAGAGCTCGATCCGCGCACGCAGGGGACGCTGCTCGAAGCGCAGTTCGGCGCGGGCATCAACGGAGCGGGGCTCCTGCGCGCGCAGACAACGTCCGGCGGACACGCCGACAATCCGACGCGGCTGATCCAGCATGCCATCACCGCCGGCATGGTGGCCGGCGTGCGAGAGGCTCGCCTCCCAGAGTACGTGGAGGCCCTGAGTTCCTCGCTCGACAGCGCGCGCATGGAGGGCGCCGATCTCTCGGCGGAGTCGATCGAGCAGCTCGTGCAGGGGCTCGGGCGCATGGGTCTCGGCGGCGAGCGCGCGATGAGCCTCGCGGGCTCCGCGACGTCGAACCTCAGGCACTTCCGGCCGAGCGGGAACGTCTCGTCGATCGTCGCGCTCCAAGCCGCTGGCTACGGGCAGCGGGGCGTCACGTACTCGGACGCGATGCGCCGTCTGCAAGAGACACCCGACCAGGTGATGGAGAACGCCGTGCGGCAACTGCGCACCGCGGGCGGCGGCAACCGCGAGTCCATCCGACAGCTCATCCGATCGCTCGGGCCCGAACTCACCGGCCAGCAACTGACCGAGACCGACATCGATGCGCTGGAGGGCGGCGACGCGTCGCAGTTGCACGGGGGCGTGGGAACGCAGGAGGGCTCCGACTTCCTGAGCAGGCGCGGGCGTGGCGCACGCGGCGCAGCGTCAGTGGGCTCGGCCGAGGCTGCGTACCGCAACCGCAGCGCGGGCGTGGGCCAGAGCCTCGCGAGCAGCTACCAGTCGATCCGGAACACCGAGATGGACCAGGTGGCCGCTCTGCTCCCGCAGATCGAACGCGTCGCGGCCTACCTCGTCGAGAACCTCGGGACGCTCATGAACGGCGTGTTCCAGTTCCTCGGCATCACGCCCCCGGGCGGTGGAGCGGGCGGCGGAGGCGCGACGCCATTGAGCACGTTGGCGCATCCGATCGACACCATGCGATCGGCAGCCGATGAGGCGGCTGACGCGATGTTCGGCGCTCGCCTCCCCGACGGCACGCGCGAGGGACAGACGCCGACGTCGGTGCTCTCGCCAGCGGACCGTGCGGCCGCTCGCCGAAGCGGTGACGCGCCGTCGCAGCACTACGAGAGCGGCCCGCATGCGGCGCTCGATCTCCAGCGGCTGCTCCACCAGGCGGCCGACGCGGCTGGCCGGCTGGGCGAGGCCGCTGACGGTGGCGTGGCGACCGGCTGACAGCGATGGCGCACGAGGCAACGCGCGTCACGTACGAGGCGAGCACGCACACGCGTGTCCTCGTCGCGTTCTTCACCGACGCGCGCAACGGCCTCTCGATCACCGATCCCGTCCAGAGTCACCGCGACTTCGGCACCGTGGTCGGATTCTCGAGCAACAAGGGCTTCGGGTCCGCGTCTGGCACGTGGTCGCTGACGTTCAAGAAGACGCCGACGCTCGCTGCTCGCAGCGCGCTCCGTGATCTGTGGTCCGACCCCGAGGACGTGTGGGTGAAGATCAAAGTGCAGGTGGACGGTCAGGTGATCGACACCGTGCGCGGGATGATCGATTCGATCAGTGAGGCGACCGAGCGCGTCGAGATGGGCAAGCGCGTCGAGGTCTACACGATCACCGGTCGCGACGTCGGCAAGATCCTCGAGACGACCGAACTGTGGGTGAACCTGCTTGGGCAGCCGAACGACGGCATGCGCTCGCAGTCGGCGCTCACGCGCGCGTGGGTGGACAACCTCAACGGCACCCCGGCGCACTTCGTCCGCATCCTGCTCGAGGAGTGGGTTGGCAACAGTGGAGCGGCGGCCGCGCAGTGGATGCTCCCGCCCGGTCTAGGCGGTGGCTCGTTCTACGAGGAGCTCCTCGGGTCCGACGGGCGAGTGCGCGGCATCGACAACATGACCGATCTGGTCAACGGCCGAACGCTCGCGCCGCAACTCTTCTCCGTCGATCAGACGGGCGGCAAGCTCTGGGACTCGCTCCAGGAGTACAGCAACGGCGTCATGAACGAGTTCTGGATAGACCTCGCTCCGCAGACGGCGTTCAGCGCGCGCGCGCTCGGCGCGAACGTCCTGCGCGACATGGTGCCCAAGGTGTACCTGCGCGAGCGACCGTTCCCGACGCGCAGCGACGACCGGCGCTCGACGTCGCGCTCGAAGTGGAACTCGCTCCCCACGCACACGCTCGAGATCGGAGACGTGCGCCACCGCGCGATCGCGAAGGGTGGTGCCGCGACGCGCTTCAACTACTGGCTCTTCCAGCCCGAGGGACTGGGCGCCGATGGCTACGGCGTCGCGAACATCCTCCAGCAGGGGATCGACGGCGTGGAGTACGGGCGCCCGGGCAACATCCCGATCTGGAACAACGACTCGATCGCGAAGCACGGCGTGCGTCGCTACCTGCTCAACACGCGCTACATCCCGCTCGCGAGCGCCGACTCGACCGAGCTCTACAACTTCGTCCGCCTCTGCGCGTCGTGGCTCAAGAAGGTGCACGACTGGTACGCGCCGGCGCCGATGCAGCTCAGCGGCACGCTGGAAACGAACCGCATCTTCCCCGAGATCCGCATCGGCTCGCGCGTGAAGGAGCGGCGGGCCGAGGGCGTCATCACCTACTACGTCGAGAACGTGGCCCACGCGTACGCGTTCCCAGGCTCGGGCAAGACCACGCTCACCGTCACGCGCGGCGAGTACGACGACGAGGACCTCCTCGCGCAGGTGTACGCGACCTACGACCGGCCCGGCGCAGGCACGGCGGCCGAGCTCTGCATCACCGGCACGTCTGCGGATGGCGAGACGCAGTCGGCGACCGACGAACTGATCGGCAACCTCGCGGCGGGACGCGCGTACTGCGCTCCCACGCAGGCGCAGGTGGAGGGCTTCACGCACCGGCAGGACCGACTGGGCGAGACCGAGGGCGCCGACTTTACGGTGGCCGGCGGCGGTACGCTCGAGGTGGAGCGCGACGGGAACGACGACGGGCTCAATCCGGATCCCGACTCGCCCGTGACCACGCTCGACGACACGGACCCGGCGGTGGGCGACTCCTCGCAGATCCCGAGCGGCAACGCGACGAGCACCGACCCCGGAGCTCCGATGCTCGACCAAGGTCGCCTCGATCGCGGCCAGGACATCAACATCCCCGAGGGGAATGACACCGATCCGATCGAGGGTCTCACCGGAGCAGGACCATGAGCGACCAGGACCGATACCGACCCACCGCCGTGCGCGGGGGCGTCGTGGTGCAGTCCGGGATCGATGCGCGGCCGCGTGGCTCGCGCCGCTCGCGTCTGAACCCCACCGAGGCGCCGTTCCGCGCCGTGGTCGTGAACAGCCGCGTCGTGGGCGAGGACGGCAACCTGCGCGGGCGGTGTGTCGAGTGCGACGTCCTGCTCGTGCGCACGCAGATCATGCTGCACGCGGTGCCCGTGCTCCAACGCCAGCACGGCGTGAACAACGTGCACGACCTGTGGGTGCCGCGCGCGAGCACCCGCGTCGTGACCTCCAGCGGCAACCCACCGCCCAGCGGAGCTCCGGAGGCGCCACCGCTCAACCTCACCGGCACGATCTCGCGCCGCGGCACCGTGCTCGACCAGTCCACGTCACTCGGCGACGTGGACGGTGACATGGTGGCCGTGGACTTCATGGAGGCCAACCCGAACTTCCCGGTCATCGTCGGCGCGCTCTCGCATGAGCGAACGAACCGCGTCCTTCGCGAGGGTGATGGCTGGCGCGAGGGAGAGCACGACTCGCGCGGAAACCCTCGGCGCGACGAGTTCTACACGCACCACTACGGGTGCGAGGTGCGCATCAACGAGCAGGGCGACTTCCTGATCGACACGGTGGGCGCGTACTCCGACATCGCGACCGAGGACGCGAGCGCCTCGAGCGGGCAGGTGCGCGTTCGCGTGAAGGACACGCAGCGGCTCACGATCGCGATGGGCAACGACGAGGACGTCGTCCAGGTGTTCAAGGAAGGGAGCCAGCTCCGCGTGGACCTCGGCAAGAACGCAGGCCAGCGCATCCCGCTCGGCGACGACCAGGTGAGCGCGCTCAAGACCGTGCTCGATGCGATCGACACGTTCTCCGGACTCGTCCAGTCGGTGATGCTCGCCGCGCCGTTCCCAAAGCCGGCGCTCACGCTGATCAACTACCAGACGCTCCAGCAAGCGATCTCGACGGCCAAGACCTCGCTCGACAATGCGCTCTCGGATCTCGCGAAGACCAAGAAGTCGTAGCCATAGCTACGGGCTTGTGTTTCCGGCCCTCGTGGGCCAGGGTTATCGGGTCGGACGCACGAGCCCCCTCGAAACGCGGACGACCGCAAGAACGCCCGGCACCGCAAGAGCCGGGCGTTTCGCGTTCCGTCGTATTTCACCCCGTCGCAACAGGCCCCGTTGGTCCCGCGCCTCACTTCGTCCTTGCGTCGATGCGTCGATGCGGTCCATGTTCGCCGAACGGTCCTTGCGGGATCGTAGGGCTCTCGCCCGACCTGGCTCTGCGGGGCCCGGTCTCCAGCCGGCTCGCGCTGCGTCCACGAGGGTGGATCTCGGCGCGGGGCACGGAGCGCGGACGACGCGCCAGCGAATGGACCTGCCCCTGGCGTGAGCTTGGGATCCCAGGACGGAACGAGATGCCGACCGATGCGCGAGCCGGTCGGGGCCCCCTGGTTGCGATCGAGACGAGCTCACCGCCCTCTACGCCACCCACCGACCGTGGTCCGCTCGCCGCGGGGGCGTCGGGCTAAAGCCCGACCACGCGCTTAGGATCCGAGATCTCGGACCGGTGGTAGGCTGGGGCGTGCCGCCCTTCCAACTCCGTGGTCCCGACGGCTCGGGCGCGACCATCAGCGAGCTCACCGCGGCGTTCCGCCAGGGCTTCGTGCTCGAGATGGTCGATACGCGCACGGGCGAGGCGCCGGACGGCCTGCCGCCCGTCTTCGTGTTCGTGCTCAACCCGGTCCAGTATTCGCTGAGCGAGCCGTTCCAAGCGCAGATCACCCCGGGGGAGGACAACAACGTCGTCAGCGAGGAGAACGGGATCATCGTCCGCGAGGTCACGCTGAGCGGCACGTTCGGCATGAGCAACAAGACGGCGACCGGCTTCCGTGGAGCGCAGGGCTTCGGGCGCGCGCAGAGCGGGACGAAGCACTTCAACGATCTGCGGAACTTCTTCCGCGCCTACTCGGCAGCCAAGAAGGACCCGGCCCGCAGCGCGACCCTGCGCATGCTCTTTCACGCGCTCCGCGACGACGACCACTTCGTGGTGATCCCCAAGATGTTCGAGACGCCGCGCGACTCGGCCAAGACGCGGACGCATCACGAGTACCGCATCACGATGAGCGCGACGAACGAGGTGCTCGCCTCCGCGTTGCAGCAGGACACCTCGACCGACCGAGCGTCGGGCATCGACAACGCGCTCGGCACCGTCGTCGGCGCGTTCAACGACGCGCGTGCGGCGATCGCGGAGGTGACCGCGAACCTCGCGACGTACAAGCGCAAGGTCGCGAACATCAGCACCGTGATCATCCAGGCCTCGCAGATGATCAACGCGGTCGGCGGCTTCGTGAGCGGCGCCACCTCCGCCATCGCGTACCCTGGCCAGCTCGCGACGCAGGTGGCCGACGCGATCGACGTAGCCGAGGACGACATGATCGGATTCGGCGCCGCGGTGCCGGCCATGGGCGACACGGAGGGTGCACGCACGCTCCGGCGTCTCAGCGCGGCCATCGATCAGATCGCGCAGAACGGGCAACTGTTCGCCCAGCAGGCGAGCACGGTCGCCGACCGTTTCTCGGGCGAGCGGAGCGTCACGCAGAGCGACGTGTCGCAGAGCGGAACGTCGGGCACACCCGGGCCCGGTGGCGCGACCATCGGCTCGCGCGTGCGCAACGTCGCGGGCGGGACCAACGCGATCGCGGGGCTCGACATCCCGACGGGCGGCGGCTTCTCGAGCGTCACGGTGCAACGGACCGACACCATCGAGAGCATCGCGATCCGCGCCGGCGTGAGCGTCGAGGCCGTGATCATCCTCAACAGCCTCGTGGCGCCGTACATCGTGCCCGGCGGAGGACCCGGCTACGCGAAGGTGGGCGACACGCTGATCGTCCCGGCCACTGGCACCGGCGCGCTCGGCGCGGGCCCGCAGGACTACCTGACGGCTGACGAAGCGATCTTCGGCGTGGATCTCGCGATCGACCAGCGCCTCTACGCGGCGAGCGGCACGTTCGATCTCGTCGAGAACTCGACGCTCGACGACCTCGCGCTCGTGGGCGGGATCCAGAACGTCGTGCAGGGCACGGAGATCACCGTGGGCATCGAGCGCGGCACCGAGATGGTCCCAGAGCTCGCGGACATCGGCATCCGCCGCAACGTGGGCGTGAAGGGCACGATCCAGCACGTGCTACTCGCGAGCCTCACCCTGCGCGAGGCGCTCATGGCCGACCCGAGAGTGACCGGGATCGCGAGCTCGAGCGTGGTGCTCGATGGGGACGTGCTCCAGCAGGAGATCACCCCCATCGTCGGAGGCTCTCGCGCTGGCGCGCCGTTCGTCCTGCCGTTCGGTAGCGCGTCCAGCGGGGCGTGAGGTACGCTCGGGACCACACCGGAGGCCCCGTGGGCAAGATCATCGAGTTGAGCGAGCGCCTGACGGGACGAGCGGAGGCCGCGAAGCCCACCCTGCGCCAGAAGCTCAAGGACAAGAGCCGCGCGCAGATCGTGGACCTGCTCGAGGTGGCGTACGCGAAGTACCTCGCGCTCGGAGAGAGCTATCAGCAGCTCGCCGAGGCGTACAAGAACCAGCAGCGCCTGGGCATCACGCTCACGATGCACGCGGCGGGCGCGCAGATGCTCGACCAGGACGGGCGGCTCGCGCGCGACGAGGTTACGCTCGTGATCGACCAGCGCGTGGGCGACGCGCTCGCCGGCTTCCGGTGGGACCTCACCGTCACGCCCGCGGAGACCGACTCGGACATGCTCGTCGTGACGCTCCGCCGACAAGCAGCGGAGCCAGAGCAGCAGGCAGCCGGCGCCGAGGGCTGACCCGTGGCGCTCTTCGCACCGCGCAATAGGGTTCAGATCGCCCGGGAGATGTTGGCCCGCGTGGTGGCGCGCTCACGGCTCGTGCGCATCGTCCGCAACGGCGCGGTGTTCCACTTGCTCATGGCGGCCACGAACGAGGACGCCGAGCAGTACGTGCAGATGGCACGTCTGAAATCCCTCCAGTCGCTCGACCAGTGCCAGGGATCGGATCTCGACGAGCGCGCGGCCGAGGTGCTCCCCGCGATCATCAAGCGCTACCCCTCGATGTACGCGACGACCACCGAGGTGTTCTCGCGCCCTGGGACCGTGGGTCTCATCCCGATCCCGGTCGGCACCATCGTCGGCGCCACGGACAGCAAGGGGCAGGTCCGCTACCGCACGACGAGCGCCGGCTCGATCCTGAACGGCAACACGACGAGCGGACCGATCCCCGTCGTGGCCACCATTGCGGGCGCGCGCGGGAACCAGATCGCCGGCGCCATCAACCAGATGGTGACCCGCATCGCGGGCGTCACGACGGTCACGAATCCGAGCGACGTCGTGACTGGCTTCGACCGCGAGAGCGATCAGGGCTTCCTCGCGCGCATCAAAGCCTTCGTGCAGGCGATCTCGCGCGGCACCGTCACGGCGATCAAGGCGTTCGCCAACAACGTGATGCTCGCGAACGGGCAACGCGTACTCTTCGCGCACGTGGTCGAGAGCACCCTGCCCACGGGGATCATCCAGGTCTACATCGACGACGGCACCGGCGCGGTCGAGACCTACGACTCGACGTTCATCGGCGCCCCCGACACGTTCCTGCTCTCGGCGCTGGGCGGCGAGCGCGATCTGTTCGTGAGCGAGATCCCGATCCGCGATGACGGGAGCTTCGTGCTCCAGATCAACACGGGTGCCGGGTACGTGACACAGGTTCGGCACGTGGACTACGAACTCAATCCAGGGAACGGACAGATCGAACTCTCGGCCGCGTCGTACCCCACCGGGCTCGCAGCCACGAACTCCGCGCGCGCGAACTACAGGTTTTACGTTGGGCTAATCGCCGAGACGCAGCGCGTGCTCGATGGCGACCCGGCCGACGCGATCCGGACGCCCGGCGTGGTCGCGGCCGGCATCCAGGCGCGCGTCCTTGCGCCGCAGACGCAGTACCAGTCGGTCACCGCGCAGTGCTCGGTGCTCGAGGGCTTCGTCCCTACGACCGTGCTCGCGGCGGTCGCCAGCGCGATCCAGGACTACATCAACACGCTCGACATCGGCGCCGACGTGCTCGTCGCGAAGATCTACGAGGTCGCGATGAACGTGAGCGGAATGGAAGATTTCAAACTGACCGACTTGAGCGGATCCTCGCCACCCACGAACCAGATCATCCTCGACAACGGCGTCGCCCGCATCATCGCAGCCTCGATCCACCTGACCTGAGAAGCGAGGTACGCTCGGGACCATGACCGCCTCGATCGTGATCACCGACCACGTTCCCGTCGTCACACACGGCACGGTCGAGCGCGACTCCACGTTCCTCGCGACGGTGTTCGCGCTCTCGAACTTCGACAACACGGGCGTCGCCGCGTGGCGCTGGACGCTCCTCGACCGACCCATCGGCTCGAGTGCGGCGCTCACGAGCACGACGTCGGCTACGCCGCACCTCACGCCAGACGTCGCGGGCGCGTACGTGCTGCTCCTCCAGACGTACACGGACGCGGGCGCGACGATCCTCGACGACCAGGACCAGCAGCTCATCGGCATCGCCTTCGCGACGCCGTACGACTGGCAGATCCCGGGCGTAGGTGAGACCAGCGAACGAGGCTCGCGCGGATGGGCCACCAGCGTCGAGCACGCGCTGCGTCAGCTTCAGACGTACGTCGCGACTCCGCGACCGAGTCCGGTCCTGTGGCGATGGGACGAGGCTACCGCGACGCAGTTCACCGTCGGCAAAGACGCGATCGGCGGCGGCGCAACCGCGCTTTCGGTGGTGCAAGCGGCAGACGGCCCCGTGCTGCGCGTGACGTTCGGAACGAAGCTCACCGGCGCGCTTCAGACATGGATCTTCATCAACGACCTCTCGCTCGCGGCCACCGCACACGTCCGCCGCTGCATCTTCCGCTTCCGCGTTCGCGGCTTCACCGGCACGCAGCCAGAGTGGTACTCGATGGGGCCTGCGTTCAACGTCGCGAAAGGCATCGGCGCTGCGTTCTTCGGCATGAGCCAGCAGGCCAAGCTCAGCGGCGGCAACGGCGGCGAGATTCAAGTCGCAGCTGGCGTGGCGACCGCGAGCAACGGCTCACCGCAGTTCGGGCCGAGCGGCGGCGTATTCGAGGCAACGACGACGAAGACATCAACCATCTTCGAGTCGGAGATTCGACAGTTCCACAACGGGGCGCCGGTCGAGTGGAACATCCAGCACCGATGCGTCGGACCATCTACAGCCGGCTACCCACCGGTTCCGAATGGCGGCGGCGTGAATCGCGCGGCCTGGGATGCTGATGGCGGCATGACCGCGCAGGGCTCTGCCTGGAACGCGCTCACGCTCGACACGCTCGGATTCGCCTTCTACGGCACGGCCGGTACTACGGCCGCCACGTTCGATCTCGACTCGCTCGAGGTGCTGCGCCATCCGATGGATCTGACGTGACCTGGGGCATCGGGCCATGGGGACTCACGCCGTGGGGCACGGGCGGGGCACTCCCGGTACCGGCGCTCGCCGCCATCCAGTCGTTTCCTGGTCCGCTCGCGGAGAACACCGGCCCCGCGGTGGTGGATGAGCTTGGCGGCACCGTGTGTCTCGCGCTCGGCTCTGGCTTCGACGTGAGCGTGACCGTCGAGATCCTCGCCGGACCCATCGGCACACCGATCGTGGTCGTGGACGAGGACGGCAAGCCCGTCATGGGCTACGTGGCGCAGACGCGGTACGACGTGACGAGCAGTCGCGTGTACTTCGGAGCGCCGGCCCTCACGCGCGGCCTGTACCACGTGCGTCTCTCCACCGATGGAGGCACGAGCTCCGTGCTCGAGAACGCGATCGCAGCTCGGTCCTTCGCCTACGACTACAAGATCGTCAGCGCGCGCGCGAAGCTCGCTCCGCAGTGGGCGACCGGCACGCGCGAGCTCAGGACGGGCTGACCCGATGCCGATCGCAGCAGACCAGCCGGATCCCCCCGGCGCACTGACGGCCAGCAAGCGCGGCAAGCCGCTGCGCGCGGCCTTCGACGCCATCTTCAAGGAGGACGACCGCATCGGCGGCCGTGCCGTCACCCGCCTCACCGCCGATCTGCCGGTGGACGACGTGAGCGGCATCCTCGTCGAATCCACCATCGGCTTCGGCGAGTACGTGGATCACGAGGTGGACCCGACACAGGCGGGCAACGCGCGCCTGCTCGTGGGCGGCGAGATCATCACGGTCGCGACTCGGCGTTCGCGCTTCCCGTTCCAGTTCACGACGCTCGTGCGCGGCGTGAGCAACACGGTCGCAGCCACGCACCCGGCGGGCACGCTGGTGATCGACATCTCGGGGAACACGAGCGCGCTGGATCTCCTGCGTCGCGGCTTCCTCGTGAACTTCGCGATCGGCTCGGACCTCGACATCATCGCGCGCAACCTGGGCCTGCACCGCTGCCCGGGCATGACGTACGAGCAACTCCGCTCGGTCATCAAGGGCGTGGCGTACCTGCCCAAGCAGCCGCTCGACGCGTTCAAGCAGGCGCTCACCGCGCTCCTCGGCGCCGGCAACTTCCGCGTTTGGACGCGCACGAGCACCACGCCCTTCACCGTCTACGTGGAGATCGTGGTCCCGCTCGCGACCGACATCCGCGGCCGCTTCGTGCTCAACGGCGGAGAGCAGCAACTGACGACCGGCCTGACGACCGTGGTCACGACGTTCCCGCCGCTGGGCGTGAGCCCCGTGGGCGTACTGCGCGTGGTGCTCGACACGCCGCTGACGCGCAGGGGCTACCGAACGGGCTTCACGAACTTCTACGCTGGTGGCGGGTCGTACGTGGGCTCGACCATCACTCTGGGCTCGAGCCCGGGCGCGATCGGCACGGCGGTCCTCGTGGACTACACGCAGCACCACGCGCACTACCTCGCGCTGGACGAGACGGTCGTTCAGCCGCTCGACGAGCACCGACGCTGGGCCTACCTGAGCGACACGGGGCGCGCGGCGCGCTGCCTGCTCGACCAGATCCGAGCGGCTGGCATCCGCGTCGTGATCAGCACGCGCTCGGCCTGAGCGCGCTACTCTCGGCCCCGTGATCGAAGGAGACCGCTGATGGAAAAGGTTCACTTCTCGGCCGAGGAACGCGTGGACCTCTCGGACATGACGCAGCTCACCGAGCTCGTGCTGTCCGACTTCCGACGCCACGTGCGCGGCCTCCTGCTCGGGCCAGACGCCGTGGTAGCCGCGCAGTGGACGAACTACGTCGTGCGCGGCTTCAAGGTCGAGCCGCAGGCCGTTCCCGACGCAACCATCCGCGTGCGCCTCAACCCGGGCGGTGGAGCTCCACTGGGGTTTGCGATCGGCGCAGAGAACCTGGGCCGCATCGACTTCGGTCAGCTCATGGGCGGTGACGGGCAGGACGGGACGCTCGAGGGCAACGCCACCTACTCGCTCGACTTCACGGCGCAGCCGCCCGGCACGTACACGGTGCAGATGCGCTTCGTGTACGTGGACGGGTCGAGCGACAACCGCGCGTTCTGGGACGAGGGCACGCTGAGCGAGGACGTGACGGCCACCAACACACGCACGCTCCCCACGCTCGAGCTTCGCCTCTCAGGCGCACCGAGCGCCGAGTGGATCACGCTAGCGAGCGTCATGTGGGGCGGAGCCACGATCGTGGCTGGCAATATCACCGACGCGCGGACGTTCGTACTCGAAGGAGCAGCGCCCTTCCAGAAGGCCGCGCAGACGACCGCCACGGGCGTCCCCGACTTCTCGCGCTCGACCGATCGCGCCGCGAACGGGCTTAACGAGATCTACCCGGCGCTCCGCGCGCTGATGCGCCAGGTGCAGGATCTCAAGGGCCCGAGCGACACGCTCCAGTACGACTGGTTCTCGCGCCCGTACCGGCCCTACGACCCGGCCGGAGCGCTCACCGCCGGCACCACGAAGAGCCTCCGCACGGTGGACACTGTCACGTACACCGTCGGCGATGGCGTCGCGACGGTCGGCGACTTCAACGGCGCTACGGGTCTCGACCAATGCCTCGCGCTGCTCGCTGGCATGGCGGCCGCAAACCGCCCGACCAACGTGGACATCATCGTGCACGGCGATCCCGGCGGGAACGGCTTCGTCATCAGTGGGCAGAAGGCGATCGGCAGTGGCGTGGCCAAGTCGCTGGTGATCCGCATCCGAGCCGGCATCGCGCACGGGCAACTGAACTCTGGATCGAACGGACGACCGAAGATCACGATCGACGGTGCCGCGCTCGGCGTGGGCGAGTCGGCCATCGCGCTCGGGCCCGACGTCGCTGGTGGGCTCGTACTCGACAGCCTCGACATCGGATGGATCGGCACCACGGCCGGCGGCCGCAACGGCTTCGTCGTGAACGGCTTCATCCGCGCCCAGCACTGCCAGATCTTGCAGACCAGCGCGGACCCCGACGTCGCAGCGGGCTACATGCTGAGCTCAAACACGGCGAACAAGGTGCGCATCGTCGGCTGCGATATCCGCGGCCGCACGCAGTTCTACGAGTCGGGCACAGGCTCCGCGATCCCTATCGTGCGCGAGTTCGGGCTCATCGAGAGCACGAGGATGAAGAGCGCGCAGATCGTGTTGCACGCCGACACCGCTGGGACTGCCGTCACCCCCGACATGGTGAACGGCTTCACGATCCGCGACTGCGATCTCGAGGCGCGCGGCACCACCATCTACACGTCAGCCACCTCGCACGGGCTGATCGACGCGGCCTCCGCCAGCAAGCTCTGCCTGGAGAACGTCACTGGCGCGGTGCACGGCGACGAGGGCGGACTCATCGGCTACGTCTACAACACGAACTACGCCCCCCGCGGCTGGCGGGTGAAGGGCTGCACGTGGAGCACCGCCACTACCGGCGCGCACGCACCGGGCGCCGGCATCTTCGGAGGAGCGAACGGTGTGGGCTGGGGAATCCAGATCATCGGTTCGAGCGCGCACCCCGCGTTCGACATCCAGATCACCGAGCAGACCTACAGCATGACCAGCGTGGACGCGGGTTGCTGCCAGCTCGTGGTGCCCGTGGGCTTCAAGGTGGACGGGATGACCATCGAGGGCTGTGGCGACAACGGTGTCGCCGCTCGCTTCTGCTACGGGCTGTGGGTCAAGGGCGACAGCGGGACGCTCCAGCGCGGCAAGATCTCGGGCGTCAATTGCGGCAACTGGAACGATTCGGGCATCAACGATCTGCGCTGCATCCTCTTGCAGGCCGTCCGCGACTGCACGGTCAACGACTGCACGCTGTCCGGCTATAAGACGGATGCGACCGAAACATCGCTCGCAGCCTTCGCGGCCGGCATGTACGCGTTGCGCGAGAACAACTGCGAGGAGATCAACGTCTCCAACTGCACGTTCCACGGGTGGGCGCGCGGCACGAACAACGCGCGATGCGTCCGCTACGGCACCGAGTGCACGTTCACCGGCTGCATCTTCAAGCGCAACGGCGGCTTCTGCGCGATGCCAGACGGTGGCGAAGCGATCGTGGTGTTCAACGCGTGCATCGTCGTGAACAGCGATGTGCTCGGCCAGGGCTTCGATCTCACCACCGTCCCGCAGGCGAGCGTGACGAACTGCAACTTCACCTTCGGCGCCGTCGTGGACGCCGTGAAGATGGACACCGCCGGATTCTGCGTCGTCGGCAACGTGTGCAACGCGGGCAACATCCACCGCACAGCCGCGGTTGGCGGCCGCGGCTGGGGAAGCGCTGGCGGTGCCGCCACGGACATCACGTACCCGAACGGCGGAGGCCCCGACGCGGGCGGCGCCGTCTACTCGCTCAACACGTTCCTCGGTGGCGGCGGATACACCTGAGCGAGCTCAATCATCGTTGCGGATGGGAGGCGGGATGTACGCCTCCCAGCATCCATCCACGCGCGGCAGACCGGCCCACGGCTGACCGACATCGGTCGTGTACCCGCCATCGCCGAACGTGACGCAGATGTTCGCGTCCGTCGGAGGGACGGCGACCGCGGTGCCGCAGCCAGCGACAGAGGAGAGCGAGAGGAGAGAGAGAGCGAGGAGAGAGCGCATGCGAACCTTCTTTCTTGGTGACCGAGAGAGCAAGGCCCGCGCCTCGTGCTCACCACCGCGTGATCCTCGGACGATCCGCACCGACCGCTGAACGCGCGAGCAACGGTCGCAGCGTGGACCGCGACAGCGCGTCGCGCGAACCATCGACCACAGGAGCGCGCCAAGCTCGCACGAACCGTTCAGCGGTTTGCGCAGTGGTCGGTCAAGAAAGCCCGCAAATCGCGACGCCCGCACACGTCGATGTGCGTGGCACGACGCATGCTCCAAGGGCTGTGTCCGCAACGAGCGGGCAGGAGCAGGGTAGGAAGATGGCGAACGTGGTTGGTTCCTTCTCGATCGCGATGGACGGCTCGGTCACGGGCCCGGCCGACTACATGGCGTGCCCCCAGGGCTTCGCCGACATCAAGGCCAAGATGGAGAGCGGCCGATCGGCCGTCTTCAACTACGGTGGCTCGATCCTCGTCGCGGTGCAGACGCATTACGCGGGCTGGAAGGGCATGCGCGACATGGCGCTCCGCGCCGAGGTCGTCCGCGCGTCGCAGCAGGCGTTCCTCGCGAGCCGCAGGGGCGCCTGAGCCATGGCCCGCAAGACCATCCCCGAGCAGGCCGCCGAGATTCGCGCCGCGATCGCGGCGAACGTCGAAGACATGTACGCCAAGCGCATCACGCACGAGGAGTTCCACGCGCGCCAGATCGCGCTCTGGGACCGTGCTCAGGTCTCGCGCCGCTTGGACGACGCCGTGCTGGCCCTCATGCGCGGAGATCTCGCCCATCCCTCACTCAGGAGCGCGTCGTGAGCCACGGAGAGACCATGGAGCAGAAGCACAGGCGCAAGGTGCGCGAGACCATCGGTCGCCTCTTGGGTGACGCAGGCGGCCTCCTCGTGAGCGACGCACTCAGCGGCACGCCTGCCGAGATCGAGGGCACGGGGGACGCCATCGCTCTCTCGATCGCGCTGGCCATCACGCACGCGTCGGAAGCCGCAGCGAACGCCGCTCGCAAGTCGGTGCTCAGTGAGCACCTGAGCAACCAACCTGCCAACGCGCCTGGGATCGTGTGGCTCAACGCAGCGAACCTCGCGCGCCTCGACGGTGACGACCCGCTGGCGGATCTACTCATGCAGCGAGCGCTGCGAGCGAGCGAGTCGTGAGCCGGACGCACCCCACGAACGGAGAAGCGGCCGCCGCTCAGGTGAACGCCTATCTGCGAATGAAGCGCGCGGAACGGGCGCTGCGCGCCGCACGTCGCGATCTCGGGCAGGCCATCGCGATCGGGCGCGCATGCACCAAGGCAGAGCACCGAGAGGCGGAGCGGCGGATCGCTGCGCGCGAGGCGGACGGAGAGAGCTGCGAGGATGCGTCGTGAGCCGCACCTACGTGGACGAAGCGATCGCCGACGCTCAGCGGCTGATCGACGAGACCGTGGCGAGCGGCACGAAGATCCGCTCGTGGTACCGCTCGCGCATCGTGACCATCGCGGTGCCAGGCACCATCGAGGGCCATCCGTACAACCACGGCGGGGAGCCGCTGCCCATCACTTGGATCGGACGTGGGCGCTCCGTGCTCGACGCGATGATCTGGCTGGGCGAGCGGGAGTGCTGGTAGGACACGACTGACGGGGCGCCCGCACCTAGACGGGCAGGAAGAGAAGCGACGATGAAGATCCGGAACACGACCGACTTCGAGACCGCGGAGCTACGGCACTGGCTTCGCCGCGTGGTGCGCGAGGTGCAGGCCACGCTGCGCGCGTTGGCCGAGCGAGGTGAGCACCCGCGCTCGTGGCACACCGACGCGGTGGACCGACGCGCCGCGGAGATCCTCGCCAACTGCGACGTGTGGGTGCGTCAGACGCGCCGCGACCTGACGCGTGAGACGGAGGCGGGCGTCTCCGGGTGGCTCGCACACGCGGAGAAGGCGTCCACGGCGCGCGGAGTCGATGCGGCGAAGGAGCACGCGGAGCACTGGGCGATCGATAGCGGGACCGGTCGCGCCTCCTACAGCGGCCGCCATCTCCGCATGACGATCCACGGAGCCGATATCTCCGCGTTCGTGTGGCTCGCTCGCCATGAGACATGGCACCTCTTCGGACTCCGACACGAGCACTTCCCGCACGCGGTGATGCACGAGACCAAGAGCAGCGGCGATGCCGTGCGCGAGGTGTACGGCATCGCCGACGCAACGTTCACCATCCCGATCCAGGCAGAGCCCAGCCCCGAGGAGCGCGAGGCCAGCAAGGACCGCGAGCGAGAGAAGAAGCTCGCGGGCGTGCTCGCCAAGCAGGCGCGGTGGTCCACCAAGCTCAAGCGGGCGCAGACCGCGCTCGGCAAGCTCAAGCGACAGCGCACGTACTACGAGCGGCAGATCGCCATCGCAGCCAGCGGCAAGCCGAGGACGCCGTGAGCCTCGATGCCGAAACGAAGCTCTGGATCGAGGTGTACGCAGCCGAGATGGGCGCGCGTTCGATCCACTACAGCGACGCTCGTGTACGCGCGCGACAGATCGCCGCAGCCGCAGTCGAAGACCTGCGCTCGTGGCAAGAGAGCGAGCGGGAGCGCGCGCTGGGCGAGGAGAAGCGAAGCCACGACGCCGCCGTTTTCGAGTGGCTCCCGAAGTACGCCAAGGAGTACGTGCCGCAGTACGGCAACGACTGGCCTGATGGAGCCGCTCCCACGAAGGGCGAGACCGTCCTGCGCGTTCTGCGCGTGCTCGGATGGATGCTCGGCCACAACGAGCTCTCGCCAAGGACGCCATGAGCCTCGCTACGCTCGCCGAACGCTGCGCCGAGTGGCTCCTCGCTCGACGCCTCCCACCCACCGAAGCCAACGTCGCGCGAGCTGCGCGAGAGATCGGGCCACGGGAGCCAGCGCACGGTGAAGGTCGTGGAGAAGACGACCGAGCGTCCCTGACGTGCGAGCGCGGAAGCATCCCGGACGCGGCCGCCGCCGCCATCGCGAGGTTCCGGTGAGGACGATCTACAAGTACGCGATCCCGTTCCCCAAGGACGACGAGAAGGGCGTCGTGGTGCAGATGCCACGCAACGCGCGCGTGCTCAGCGTAGGCGAGCAGAACGGCGAGATCTTCGCGTGGGCGCTCGTCGAGTCGCAGGAGATGGAGCCGCGTCGGTTCTGGATCCACGGTACCGGCCACCCGGTGAGCAACCACGTGACGGCCACGCACTTCCTCGGGACCGTGCACATGCGCGGCGTGGCGCTGGTGTTTCACGTGTTCGGGTGGGGACCGACGTGAGCCAAGCGATGCTCGATCTGGAGCGCGCGGTCTGCGCCGACGTGGGAACGGTGGATGTTGCCGCGAAGGACGTGCGGACCGTGCTCGCAGAACTGCGCGCGTGGCGAGCGTTTGGCGTCACGGTCAAGCAGGAGGCCGATCGGCTCGTCTGCGGCCACGTCGTCTGTGGATGCACCAAGCACAAGCTCCTCAAGGCGCTCTCGCTGGTGCCGCGATGATCGACACACGACGATGGGTGCTCTGCGAGGCCTGGCTCTCGCTCGGGCTGCGGATCGAATGGGCCGGCTACGCGTCCGTTCCGCGCGAGGATTGGATGGAGGACGACGGGGTCTCGTACTACTACGACGGCTACGGGACGTGGAAAGTCGCGAAGCCCACCTCGGAGGGCTACCGCACCCCCGGCCTACCGCCGCTCACGGCGCCGATGCTTCCCACCGAGTCGATGCGCCACGAGCTCGCGCACTGGCTATCGGCCTCGCAGGACCAGCGTCTCCTGCGCAACTTCGGGATCACGCAAGCCGATCCCGAGAACCGAGAGACCCGAGCGCTCGACGCAGAGGCAACGATCGACGCGATGATGGGAGCGTGCGACCGCATCCTCAGCCAAGCCATCGCAGGAAGACGACGATGAACCAGCGCTACGCCCCTCGCACCTACGACGTCTCGATCCTGGGCAACACCGTGCACGCACTCGTCGAGGTCAGCGGCCGGTGGCTGCGCGAGACCCGCGAGAGCCCAGCCGAGGGACCGGACTGCGACATCAAAAAGGCATGGCGCTCGGTCACCGACGAAGAGACGGGAGCGGTCACCGACGTGCCCGTCCTCCCCGCGCTGCTCTCGGACGACGAGCAGCAAGCGCTCATCTTCCAAGCCGAGGAGAAGGACCAGGAGCGAGAGAGCGAGAGGGACGAGCAGTAGCTCGCGCCTCGCGTGGGGCTGGTGAGCGCGTCGCCTCGTGATGCACGCTCGCACGCCCCACGCGGAGCACGACCGCAGGAAGAACAGGATACGATGGGATTCCCGGAAGTTCCCGAAGACGACTCGCACATCCTCGACCGCAACCCGGATCCTCCGCAGCCGCTCCCTGAGAGCGAGCAGGCGAAGGGCCCGCTGGTGCTGGAGCTCGATCGGAAGTGGCTCCACGAGCGCGTGGCCGAGATGGCGTTCAACAGCATGCGCTACGACCTGAAGCGCGAGATCGACAACCAGATCACCGCGGTGGCGTTCACGGTGGTACAGGACGCCGCGAAGGGCGTGGCCTGCGAGCCCATCGAGAACGAGGTGCGGCGCATCATCGAAGAGGGCTGGCAGCAGACCGACGAGTACGGCCGTGCGGTCGGCAAGCGCACGCTCTCCTCGTTCGTGCTCAACCTCTTCATCGCGCCGATGAACGACGGATACAGCAGCGACAAGTCCACGTACGTCCAGAAGATCGCGAAGAAGATCGTGGACGAGTTCGTGCAGAAGGACCTCGCGGCCGAGATGACGAAAGTCCGCGAGGCGCTCAAGGCGCAGGTGGATGGCATCATCGCGGGCAAGTTCGTCGAGTCGCTGCGCTCCGCCGTGGGTCTGTCGCGCTGATGCCGGCGAACGCACCCGAGATCGGCAAGACCTACGTGTGCCGCAACACAGCTCCGCCCGGATGGGCTGGCGAGCGCGTCGTGGTGCGCGGAGTGAGCGGAGCCGACCAGCGCACGGCGAGGGTGGAGGAGGCGGACAGACAGCACCCGCCGAAGTACGAGACCATCGTCTCCTGGGACGATCTGGTGCACGACGCGCCGATCTGAACTTGCACGCGCGTCGATGCGCGTGTAGACACGTCGAGTCGGCAGTGAGCCGGCAGGAAGAAGAGTCGAGGATGCAACGAGCCGGAGTACGACGCCCGCTCAACCCCGCCACGCTGCCGCACGTGCGGCACGAGACGCGCCGCGCGAGCCTCGCGTACGGGATCGATCACCAGCACGTCGATCCAGACACGAAACTGCGCTCACTCATTCGCATGGAGCTCTCGTGGGCGGGTCGCGGCGATCTCCAGACCGGCCTCGCGCTCCTGCACCCCGCTCGCATCATCGAGGCCATGGAGCACAGCGAGCACCTCCCGGCCTCGGGCATCTTCGTACGCCGCATCGGGAGCGAGAAGACGCGCGCGGAGCAGAACGAAGCGGTGCGCGAGGCTCGAGCCCTGCGCGAGAAGCCGCGGGCTGAACTGTCGGTGGACGAACTGCGCGTGCGGCTCGCTACGCACGACGTGCTGCACGACACCGACTGGCTCGGGACATGGAGGCGGGATCTGAGCAGAGCCGCGGAGCTGTTCCCGCCAGAGGACGGCCAGTGACGCATTTCAGGTGGCGCCCGGTACTGCAAGGAGCACACGTGAACGTCACGCTCCACGTCGGAGCGCAGAAGAACGTCACGCACGCCTACACAGGCGCGCTCGCCATGCTCCAGAGCGAGTGGGAAGCGATGGCCAAGACGCTCGCGCTCGATCCCGAATGGTCACGATGTAGCGCCGATGCGCAAGGACGGTGAGTGATGTTCGAGACACCTGCGATCAAGGAAAAGCTCCCGGCACGCATCGCCATCAGCGGCCCCGGCGGAGCTGGCAAGACCATGAGCGCTCTACGCATCGCGCGCGGAGTCGTGGGTCCCAACGGGAAGATCGGGCTACTCGACACCGAGCGCAGGAAGGCAGCCCTCTATGCGAAGGTGGCGTGCGGCGCTGACGGCACTCCGTTCTTCCACGAGGTAATCGATCCGCCGTATGACCCGAAGCGGCTCACAGCGTTCCTGATCCAAGCGGGCAAGGCGGGGCTGGACGCGTTGATCGTGGACTCGCTCTCCCCGTTCTGGGCAGGGCAGGGAGGGCTGCTCGAACAGAAGGACGCGATGGATCTCCGGAACGAGTTCGGGGCGTGGAAGCACCTCACGCCCGTACAGACGAAGCTCGTGGACGCGCTACTCGACTACCCTGGCCACCTGATCGTCACGATGCGCTCCAAGCAGGAGTACGCGATGACGAAGGACGAGAAGGGCAAGAACCAGGTCGAGCGACTCGGCATGGCCCCAGTCCAGCGCGAGGGCATGGAGTTCGAGTTCGACGTCTTCATGGAGATGGACCTCGCGCACTTCGCACGGGTGACGAAGACGCGGTTTGATGCACTCGACGGCGTCACGATCGAGCGACCCGGAGAGCGACTCGGCGAACAGATCGTGGCGTGGCTCAACGATGGCGTGGAACGCCCCCCGTCGCGCTTGGCCGACTGCAAGAGCGTCGAGCACGTGAAGCACTGGTGCGAGTCGAACGTGTCGCGGATCGCGAAGGCCGACGACGCGAAAGTGGCCGAGCTCCGTGAGCAGTTCGAGACGAAAGCGGAGAGCCTGGGCCTCGTGGCAGCCGAGGCGCTCTCGTGGGCTGGCATCAAGTAGATGACGCGATCGGGCCGGTTGCCCGATGACGCACGAGAACCAAGAAAGGTGGAAGCGATGTCGAAGACGATGACCCCCGAGCAGCACGCGCAGAAGAAGAAGCGACAGGCCGAGTGGGCGAAGGAGAAGCGGAAGAAGCTCGCCGCGGGCAAGACGCCGAAGGCAGCGAAGCCCAAGCCCGAGAAGGCGCCGAAGGCGAGCAAGGCCGACGAGAAGAAGGCCACGGACAAGAACCACGCGAAGAAAGAAGACGCCGTCCGCAAGGCGCTCAAGAGCGGAGCGCTGGACGCTCGCGAGGTCGCTGACCGGATCATTTCTCGGTACGATGGTCTCACCAAGGCGACCGCGAACGCCTCCAACGTCGGCAAGCGCACCGCCGAGGAGATCAAGGACGCCAAGGGGTCGTTCGAGGCGGTCATCGGAGAGACGGTCGGCATCGAGGACAACGGAGCGAAGTCCAAGAAGTTGGACAAGGTGGTCACCAAGTACGCCGAGCTCCAGGCGGCGATCTCCGACGGCGCGGAGAAGCGCGCGAAGGCCAAGAAGGCCAAGAAGCAGGCTGCCGAGCGTTTCGACCGCGCGATCGAGGAGGCGAAGCAGCCTTCACTGCCCGGGCTGGACGACGACTCCGACGACTGAGCGCGCACCAGTGACCGACGAGCAGAAGCCCAAGCCGCTCGGTCGCGTCGAGATAGCTCGAGCCATCAGCGAGGCCCTCACGGCTGCCCTGGACCCGACCGTAACGGGCAAGGCACTGGTAGCTCGGCTACGACGCATCGCCGACCGCATCGAGACACACCTCAACGGAGGCGTGCCGGTGGCTCCCAAGGCGAAGAAGACGAAGAGGGAGAAGCCGCAGGTGCCGCAGGATCAGGTCGGCGCGCTCTTCGACTTCTGGCGCACCACGATGGACCACCCCGACGCGATCTTCACTCCAGGTCGGCGCAAGGTCATCGTGGACCGCCTCCGCGATGGATACTCCCCGCCAGTGCTCCGCTCGGCCATCGTCGGGTGTAGCCGCACGGCGTTCAACATGGGCATGGACCCGCGGCACATGGGGAAGCGGCACGACGATCTGACGCTCATCTTCCGCAACGGTGAGAACGTCGAGCGCTTCGCGGACAACGCTGGCGCTCCGCCCGTCATCGGTGGCGCGCGCGCGAAGAGTGACGACTACGACCCGCGGCAGCACGGGGACCAGGGCCACCTCGGTGGCGAGTACGCGCGGAAGTGGAACCTGTTCGTGGACGTGGGAGCGGAGCGCTACGAGCGCGAGTGGGCCAAGCGGAGCGGCGCTTGAACGATCGGCGACCGCGTAGGGACGTCGAGCCCTGCGCGGATATCGAGGCGGAGCAGACCTGGCTCGCGTGCGTGCTCATGGACGAGCACTCGCTCGAGGTGGCCCCCGTTCCGGCCGACGACTTCTACTCGATGGGGCACGGGCTGATCGTGAACGCGATGCACACGCTGCGTCGAGCGCGCGTGCCGATCGACACCGTCACGATCCGTGTGGAGCTCTCCCGCACGGACAGTCTTCGGCGAGCTGGCGGGGACGAGGCGCTGCTCGCGCTCACCAACCACGTGCCGAACGTGCGGACGGCGTACGTGCTCGCTGCGCGCATCCAGGAACTGGCCGAGCTTCGCCGACGTCGCGATCATGCCCAGCGGATCATCCAGGAGTGCAACGCGACGCACACGGACGCGGCTCGCACGCTGTGCGCCACCATCGGGAGCGCGTACGACCCGAGCACCGTTCGCGTCCTGACCTTCAAGGAGGTCGTGGACAGCACGCTGCGCGAGTACCAGGACATGGGCACCGAGCGCGACCGCAGCGTCATGCTCGGGATCCCGACGGTCGATCAGATGTGGAGGCCGTACCCCGGCTCCGTGACGACCATCGGCGCGGCCACCGGAAGCGGCAAGACGAGCGTGATGTGCATGTCGGCGCTCTCCCTCGGGCGCCGCGGCATCCCCGTCGGCATAGTGAGCGTCGAGGACCCCGAGCAGGACTTCGGTGGGAAGTGGATCGGGGAGCTCGGGGCGGACAAGAAGTACGCGCTCGCACTGAGTGGTGACCCAGACCGGCCGACCGCGAACCCGGCGAAGTTCTGGAAGGGCCAGGCCACCGCAGCCGATCACGAGCTCGCGCTGCGCGCCGCAGCAGAGCATGAGGGCCTGCCGATCTTCTTCGCGCACGTGAAGAGCCGGAAACTCGACGATGTGCTGATCGCGATGCGCGCGATGGCCCGACGCCACCGCACGCGCGTGACGATGCTCGACTACCTCCAGGTGGTCCGACCGAGAGAGCGACACAAGGATCGGCGCGACGCGATCGACAGCATCCTCGACGAGGTCATCGTCGAGGGCTCGATGCTCGAGCAGGCGCTCGTGCTCGCCTCGCAGATCTCGCGCGACGGCGCGAAGCAGGCCGAGCCGCGTGTGCAGGACCTCAAGGAGAGCGGGACGATCGAAGAGCGCTCGCAGTGCATCCTGCTCGTGTGGCCGGCGGAGAAGAAGAGCGACACCGCGTACTGCAAGATCGCGAAGGTGAAGCGCGTCACCACCGGCAGGCGCTTCACGCTCGTGCGCCGCTCCCACACCGGCGTGCTCGAGGAAGAGAGCGATGACGAGTACGGAGCGCCGGATCCCACCGACGCAGACGCGCCCGGATACGCGGTGGGTGGGTACGGCAAGGGCAAGAAGAAGTAGCGCGACCGATCACGCTGGTGTACGAAGTGGGCGTCGGCACCGAGCCGGCAGGAAGGAGACACGGAGATGGAGGGACACATCGATCCCGAGGACCTCATTCGCAGCGCGAGGGTAGCGCGCGGGATGCTGCGTGCTCACGTCGCGCGCGCCGCGAAGTGCTCGGACGTCGCCTTCGGTCGCATCGAAGACGGCATCAAGGATCCGTCCCCCGATCTCGCGATGCGCATCGCGGCTGCGGTGAAGATGGATCCGAGGGTCCTGCGAGAGGCGTACGGGAGGCGTGAGCGTGAGCGCGTGCTCGCGCGGGTCGAGTCTCGCTGGGGCGTGGCCTGATGTTCACCGAGCTCACCTGGGGCCGTCTGCGCGGGGCACAGAAGGCCGTGCACGCCGCGCGCGAGCACTGGCGTCTGAGCGGACGCGGATGCGCCACGCTCGATCCTGGCAAGAACGGGGCGCTCGCGATCCAAGCCGTCAACAAGCCGTGCCTGCTCCACCCACTCGGCGACGAACGGCGAGGCGGGCTCGCGGTGGGCGTCACGCTCTGCCGCGAGGCGCGGGTCAGTGTGCTCGTGGTTGAGGCGCAGTACGCACCATCGGCCGCGCCGTACCTCACGCCGCAGATGATCGCAGCGAAGGCAGCGAGCTCCATGGTCGCGGCGCGGCAAGCGGGACTCTTCACTGGGTTGCTTGCGGGCTGCATGGGCGGCGGGCTCCTCGTCGTCTACGCGCACCCGCCGGTGTGGCAGTCGCACTCGCTCGCCAGCGAGATCGAGCGCCTCGGGTTCTCGGCGCAGCCCAAGCGCGAGGACTTGAAGGCGGCCTCGGTCGCCATCGCGAACCGCCGCGTCGGCGCCCAGATGAAGCTCATCCCCCGCGCAGACGATCGAGAGGGAGCGGCCGACGCGCACGGGATCCTCGACTGGTGGCTCACCAGTCCAATGGGCGAGAAGCCACGCACATGAGCAAGGGCGGAGACGACACGTGCGGCAGCGACGCGCTCCACGAAATCGCGCGCTCCGTGCACCAGCGCATCGTGGAGGAGTGGACGCCCGCTCTGCGAGAGAAGGCGGAGCGCGCGCGGTGGGAGATCGCGCAGCTCGGTCGAGACGGGTGCACGAAGCGCGTGAAGCGTCTCGGACGCCAGAAGGGCGACCTCTCGCTCGTGTGGGTCGAGGGCGAGATCCAGCCCCGCTACGTGGCAACCGAGCGACTGCCGGAGGAGCTGTGACGCTGCGCCTTCAGTGCAAGGCGTGCCCGTGGAAGACGAGCACGGTTCCTGAGCGGGACATCCCCGGTGGCTACTGCGAGCAGAAGCACAAGAACCTCAAGGGCACCGTGGCTCGCCCAGGATCGTTCGAGGGGCTCGGCCGGGGCACCATGCGGATGATGGCGTGCCACGAGTCACCGGTGGGCGAAGAGCAGCCGTGCGTGGGATGGGTGCTCCATCAGCTCAACGAGGGGAACAACCTCGGGCTCCGCATGATGGCGATGGACGGTCGCTTCTCGACCTACCGAACGGTGGGCCCGCAGCACCATCGGTTCGAGGACACGTTGCCGAAGAAGAAGCGAAAGCGTCGCGCGTGAGCAACTTCGTCATCGGCTCGCTCTTCTCCGGCATCGCGGGTCTGGAGAACGGGCTCGCTCGCGGGCTCGGGCCCGGCACGCGCATCGCGTTCCAGGCTGAGATGGATCCGTTCTGCAAGCGCCTGCTGCGCGCCAGGTTCCCGGGCACCAGGCTCCTCGGGTCGGTTCAGGAGGTGAAGCGTGGGAAAGTCGAAGCGATCAACGTCCTCTGCGGGGGGTTCCCCTGCCAGCCCGTCAGCGTCGCAGGAGCCCGCCGCGGGGCAGATGACCCTCGGTGGCTGTGGCCCGAGTTCCGACGCGTCATCGCCGAGCTCGATCCCGAGTGGGTCGTCATCGAGAACGTCCCCGGGCTCCGCACCCGTGGTCTCGATGGCGTCCTCGCCGACCTTGCCGCACTCGGGCGCGATGCGGAGTGGTTCGATCTCCGCGCGTCCGACGTGGGCGCACCGCACCGCCGAGCCCGCCTCTTCATCGTCGCCCATCGAGACGGAGGACGACTCGACCGATTCCGAGTCCACCTCGAGCGTGCCGTGGCCGACTGTCGAGAGCGCACCGTGCTGGCCGACGCCGAACGCCGGGAACTTCAACGACGGGGAGGATCCGGCGAGCTGGTTGGCGAGACGAGCGGAGCATGCGACGAAGGCGGAGAACGCGACCAGAGCTTCGCTGCCTCTGGCGATGGCAGCGAAGCTCTGGCCCACGGCCACGGCCACGGACGCGAGCGCGAGCGCGAGACACGGGTACATGATCTCGGGGCACTCGGGGACGACGCTCAACGACGCGATCCGGGAGTGGCTGGCGATGGCGGATCCGTCGTGGCCGACGCCGATGGCGCGAGACCGGAAGGGAGCGGGCCGGAACGGACACGCGAGCCCGACGCTGGAAGCCGCCGTGAGGGCAGCGGACGAGAGCCAGCTATTCCCCACGCCGAGAGCGAGCGACGCGCGGAGAGGGACGCTCGATCGCTACCGGAAAGAACGCGGAGCGGGCGGGCCGAACCTGCCGAGCGCTCTGCGCGAGTGGACCGACGCGCCTTTCCACCGCGACCCTTCGATCGATCCGGCTGGGACGCCTGGATCGCCGACGGTCTACCTGAACCCGTCATTCGTGGAAGCGTTGATGGGGTTCCCGATCGGCTGGACCGACTTGCCGCGCTCGGAAACGCTGTCGTTGAAGCTGTAGCCGAGCCGATCGGCATCGCCATCCGCGAGGCCTCCCGCTGGGTGGCCCCGTTCCCATACCCCTGACAACCTCCCCCGCATGAGACACCAGATGAACGACGACGATCGAGAAGACACCGCAGCCCTGCGCACGTACGCGGCGCTCCTGGCCATCATCCTCGGCGCGATGGCGCTCAACACGTGCTCGGTGCGCCATGCACACGGACAGGACGCGGAAGTGCGACCCGAGACGGTTGTGATCGAAGAGGTACCGACCCAGCGCCCGTGCTGCGACGACGCGCGTCCCGTCGTGACCGACGCGATCGAGTGGAACGACAGCACGCGTCTCGCACTCGGTCAGTGCGACGTCGCCGAAGCGGGATGGAGGAACCACACCGAGCACGCCGCGATGGCGTTCGTGCTGCTCCGCCGGTGGCGCGAGTACAACGCACGGCACCCCGAAGCGCCGATCACGTTCGAGCAGCAGATCCGTCAGTACTGCCACGTGCACCGCGTCGAACGCACCGAGAGCTCGAACGGATGGGCGCTCGGGCTGACGTGGGGCCCCCTCACCGTCGATCCTCGAGAAGCGACCGATCCGCGACCGATGTGCACGGGCGACGATTGCTGGCGCCGCTACGCCTCGCGTTGGGACGCCGTGCGCGAAGCGGTGCTCGCGTTCGAGGCTGGCGAGACACGAGACCCGATGCCGCTCGCGGTGATCTGGGGAGGAGCCATGGACCACGGAGGCAGCGCTCCGAGTCTCGTGTGGCTCGGGCCCACCGTGCACAGCATCGTGAACGAGGACGGGTCGCCGGTGTTGCTGGTGAACCGGTTTTACGGGCGACGATCGGCAATCGCTCGCCGGGCCCGTAGCGTCGCGCTCGACTGACTGATGCGCGAAGATCGATCGCGCGCACCGAGCGCGCAGGAAAGAGGGACCGATGGATCAGAAGCAGGTCGAGGGCTCCGAGCCCGTGGTGAAGCTCAACGACGCGGGCGACGCGGAGATGACGTGGGGGCGGTGGACGATCACCGCGTGGATCGCCGCTCGTTCTTACGGTGAGTTCCTTCGGTACACCGTGAACATCGAGTTCCACGGCGACAACGACGGTGGCGAGACGGGGATGTACGGCACGCTCTCCGCAGACATGGGCGACTCGCCAGAGAGCGTGGCGTTGCACGCTCTGAACGCGATGCAGTACCGCATCACCTCTGACCATCAGGAAGAGAACGAGGACGACACGAGCCACCACGTGCGCACGCTCGATCTCGCGCCGCTCCTGGTGCTCGCGGCAGACGCGTTCAAGGCGGCGTCCAAAGCCGAGGCAGCGCTCTGATGCCCATCGCAGATCCCAAGAAGCGAGCTGTGGCCGCGCTCGCCGCCACGCAGTCGTGGTCCTACGCGGAGACGCCGTGGGTGGACTCGCGCGACGGGCACATCACGGCCAACGGCGGTGGTCGAGCCGGGCGCGTCGTAGCCCACATCCCGCAATCGGAAGATGGTGAAATGATCATCGAGCTTCGTGACGCGCTGCGAGCGCTCCTGGAGGCCACGTGAAGGCCGCGACGAGAGCGCAGCGTCGAGCCGCGGTCAGCGACTCGCGCAGGGCTGCGCGACACGGAGCGTGGGGCGAATGGCAGGAGGTCCCCGTTGGTCCCGACGAGCGGCACACGTACAACATCCACGGCCTCGATCGCGCATGGCGCAACGCTGTGTACTCCGTGCAGTGCTACCCGAAGGCGAGCGAGTGGGGCGAGGTGCTCAACCTCATGGTGCGCCGTCACGACAACCAGCCGATCCGCTCGTGGCGCGACATGCAGCGGATCAAGAGCGAGCTCGTGGGCGCGGAGCGCGTGGCCGTCGAGGTCTACCCGGCTGAGAGCGCGCTCGTGGACGACGCGAACATGTACCACCTGTGGGTGCTGCCCGAGGGCATGGCGCTCCCGTTCGGACTGCGGAAGCGAGAGGTGGTCACGTGAGCCCCAAGGTCACGAAGGCGCTGCGCGGGCTCGACCGGGCCCTCAAGCAAGCCAGGAAGGTCATCGAGGCCGAGCACGGCCAAGCCCTAGCCGACGCGCTACCAGTCGCGATGGCGGCGTACCGGGTGCCGGAGACGGACGGGCGACGCCTCGACGCGATGGCGGACGCGATGCGGCTGTGGATCACCACGGGCGGCGTGATGGTGCGGTCGTGAGTCGCTGCACCGGGCATTGCTGCCGAGCGTTCACGCTTCCCTACGACCCGCAGACGTTGAAGGAGAAAGCGGCCGCGGGGCGGTTCCTTCCCAGCGACGCCCAGGCCGCAGAGATCTTCACGTATCTCGGCAAGTCGGTGGAGTCGCCGGTGCCAGAGATCGTGTCGCGCACGAGCGGCGAATCGCTGCACTGGTACACGTGCACGAAGCTCCAGCCGAACGGCGACTGCGGGATCTACGAGACGCGGCCGCTGCTCTGCCGCGAGTTCCCGTACAACAACCCGTGCCCGTACAAGGCGTGCGAGTGGGAGCCCGAGACGCGCCCCGACGTGCGAGCCGATCGAATCGTGCCGCTGCGGATGATGAAGAAGTACAAGATCGAGCCTGCCGATCTGCTCGCAGCGCTCGATCTGGTTGAGGAGAGCAAGTCGTGATCACGCAGCCGAGTGCTGGCGCCGCCGGCCCCATCACCGAGAAGCCGATCCTCATGAGCGCACCGATGGCGCTCGCGACGCTCAGAGACGAGAAGACCCAGACACGCAGGGTCGTGCGCTTCAAGTGGCCCGACTGGAACCGCAACCACGCCGGCGTCTCGATGGTGCTCGGCAGCAACGGCCGGCCGGCCTTCACGGACATGGGCCCCAACGTCTCCCCCGAGATGCTCGCGATGCTCGGGAGCGGTCCGGGCGTGATCTGCCCGCACGGCGACCAGGGCGACCGACTGTGGGTCAAAGAGACGTGGCGCACGCTCGCGAAGTACGACCACCTCCCGCCGCGCGAGGTGCCGGTGGGCTCGCCGATCTTCTACGAGGCCTCGGGGGCTCCCGAGCCGATGGCTTGGTGGGGCCGCATCCGTCAGTCGATCTTCTGCATGCGGTGGATGTCGCGCTCGGTCCTAGAGATCACCGACGTGCGCGTGCAACGTCTCCAAGAGATCACGATCGAGGACGCACGAGCGGAGGGTGCGCGAGAGCTTGCGAGCGAGACGAGTGACCACCCGTACCGCAACCTCTGCGAGCCGCGGTGGTCGTTCGAGCGGCCGCATCCCGTCGAGCTCGATCCGGTGCGAGGGCACACGCACTGCCTCGGGAACCCGAAGACGGCGTTCGCGAATCTCTGGGAGTCGCTCAACGGCGAGCGCGAAGGCGCCTCTTGGAGCGCCGATCCATGGGTGTGGGCGCTCTCCTTTCGACGGGTCGCGCCATGAGCATCCCCTCATGGAGAGACCGAGCGCCCCGCTCCCTCACGGGCGCGAATCCTCGTGACATGGGACCGCTGCCACCGATCCCAGGATGCGCTGTCTGCCATCGCGAGCGCGAGTCGTCCGACCACCTGTGCGCAGCGTGTCGCGCACGTCGTGACGACGCTGAGCGCGGAGCACGCGCACCGGAGCCCAAGCCGCGCCGCAAGTCCAAGCGCATCCCGATCGACGTACCGATCGAAGCCTTCTACCCGCCGGGCGAGGTACCGAAGGAAGCGCGGATCGCGGAAGCCCGCCGCCTCGTCTCGAACTTCAAGGCCCCGCCGCTCGCGCGCGACGACGACTACTTGGCCTTCGTGCGTGAGCAGCCGTGCTGCGCATGCGGCAAGAGCAACGAGCCGAGCGAGGCCCATCACTTCGGTCCCCGAGGCATGGGCGAGAGGTGCTCGGACTACTTCGCGGTGCCCGTGTGCGTGAAGTGCCACCGTCAGTTCCACGACGAGGGCAAGATCGAGTGCGAGATGCTCATGCAGCGCGTGCGCGACCACGCGCTCTCCGAGGATCCGCCGTTCTGGCTCGCCCGCCTCGTCACCGAGCACGCGTTCTACCTCGCCCAGTCCACGCTCCAGGAGCGCTGGAGAGCCATGACACCGGAGGACACATGATCCGCTTCACACACGAGGGCCTCACGCACATCGAAGAGTGCAACAACGACGGTGACCGGACCGACGCCGACACCATCGAAGCGCTGCTCGAAGAACTGCGCGCGCTGCGCTTGGTCGAGAGGGCTGCGCGCGCGAATCTGCGGGTGTGCGCACCGCGTGCGTTTGCCTATCTCGGTTGGGCAGAAGAGCGAGCGCTCATCAAAGCGCTCGCGCCGCTCGAAGACGCACCCGACCTCACGCCATGATGAGCATCACGGGCGCGTTGTGAGTGCGGAGTGCTACACCGACCGGGCGCTCGACGAGAGCGAGGAACGGATGATGGACATGGACGGCGAACCGCAGACCGAGATGCAGGTCGAACTGCCGGTGGTGAAGAACGTCAAGACGGTGATCACGTCGCTGACGAACATGCGCGACCACAAGGCCGCGCGCTGCCTCGAGTTCGACGCCCTCCCGCTCGGTAGCCCAGCTCGCGAGAGCCGGGCGCGCGGCATCAGCCACGAGCGGCGCGAGCACAACGCGCTCGAGGACGCCGTGCGCGTGATGGAGTGGTTCCGCGATCGCGTGGACGATGCGTGCGAGAGCGAGCGACTGCTCACCGATCTCGTCGCGGCTGTCAGAGAGCAGCGGGAAGCGCGTACGACCGAAGAGCGCGCAGCGGCTCAGGCGCACCTCGAGGAGTCCATGGGCCGAGCAGGACCCTTCATCGACGATCTGGCGTGAGCAACAGTCGGCGGGAGCCGACAGGAAGAGAGCGATAGATGGACCACGAAGAACGAGCTAAGCGTCGGCTGCGAGCAACGAACGCGCTGAACGAGGCGGAGGCCAACCTGGGCTTGGCCAAGGAGCGGCTCGCCAAGGCGGAGAAGGACGCCGAGGAGCTCACGACGTACGAGACGTCGAAGGCGCTCGCGATCGGGGAGGCTCGCAAGAAGGCCCTGAGCGCGACGCTCGCCGATCGCGTGGCGGCCGTCGAGGAGCTCAACGGGATCGAGGCCGACGCGGTCCGCAACGACGCGGTGGCCCACAAGCTTCGCTGCGAGATCGGCACCGCGAAGAGCGAGCACGAGAAGGCGTTTCACGAGCACCGCCACGCGCTGCACGCGTTCGAGCACGCGATCGGCGCCGATGCGTCTGACGTCCCCCCAGCGAACGGCGCCGCCGAGATCGCCGCCTCGTAGCCAGGGGACCGAACGCGCCCGCACGGAGCGGGCAGGAAAGGGATCGAGATGAGCGCGAAGGGACGTGGACGCCACGAGGGGGGCGACGAGGACTACTATCCAACGGCCGCCTGGCCGGTGCACCGGCTTCTCGACGACTGCGGCGACCGGCTGCTCGACGTACGTACCGCGCTCGAGCCCACGTGCGGAGACGGCGCCATCATCCGCTCCGTCGAGTCGTGGACGAAGGATCCGGCGCACTGGGAGCCCGCCGTGGCCGAGGCGCCGCGGTGGACCGGCGTGGAACTGCGAAGCAACGCGCTGGCCGATCCGCGTCCTGAGTCACTGATCGAGCACCACGAGGGCGTGGACTTCCGACGGTGGGCCGAAGACGCGGAAGCCGCTGGGCGCACGTTCGGGCTCGTGCTCGGGAATCCGCCCTTCAACCTCGCCGAGGAGATCATCCGCGCGAGCATGAAGGTCTCGGATGTGGTCGCGATGCTCCTGCGCGTCGGGTTCCTCGGGAGCGACGAGCGTGTGGACTTCTTTCGCGGCGTGGGCGCCAACCCAGCGCTGCGCGTGCTCCCCGATCGCCCGTCCTTCACCGCCGACGGAAAGACTGACAGCAGCACGTACGCGTGGTTCGTGTGGGGTCACCCGCTGATCGCCGGCAACTTCATCCTCGGGAGCACCTCGCTCGCCGAGCGCAAGTCGCAGACGCCGCAGGGCGTGGAGGCCGCTCTGCGGCAAGGGAGGCTCTCGTGGTGAAGACCCTCGACATCGGCATCCGCATCCCGCTCGACGTTGTGACGCGAGCCACGGCCGTGGTCGCCAACCGAGGCGCCGGCAAGACGAGCACGGCATCCGTCATCGTCGAGGAGGCGCACGCCGCGAACGTGCCCGTCGTGATCCTCGATCCCGTGGGCGCGTGGTGGGGCATCCGCTCGAGCGTGGACGGCAAGAGCGCCGGACTCCCGTTCTACCTGTTCGGTGGCGAGCACAGCCCCGACGTCCCGCTGTACGAGGAGAGCGGAGAACAGCTCGCCGACGTCGTGCTTGAGTACGGTCTGAGCGTCGTGCTCGACATGAGCCTCATGCGGAAGGGGGCCATGAAGCGCTTCGCCGCCGACTTCCTCGATCGCCTCTACCAGAAGTCGCGCACGTCGGTCCTCGTGGTGATCGAGGAGGCGCCGTTGTTCGCGCCGCAGGACTCACGCTTCGTGGACCCGCGCCTGCTCGGTGCGTGTGAGGACCTCGCGCTACGCGGTCGCGGGCGAGGCATCGGCGTGGTGTTCGTGGCGCAGCGCGCGCAGTCGATCAGCAAGTCGGTGCTCTCGCAGTGCGAGGTGCTGATCGCGATGCGCCAGGCGCACAACCTCGACCGGAAGGCGATCCGCGAGTGGATCGACGAGCAGGCGGACAGCCAGCACACGGAGGTCGTGCAGAGCCTCTCGACGCTTCAAGACGGCGAGGCCTACGTGTGGATCCCCGTCCACAAGATCCTGGAGAGAGTGCGCGTGCGTCGTCGGCGCACGTTCGACAGCGGCGCGACACCCGAGCCGGGCAAGCGGCGCGTGGAGCCGAAGAAGCGCGCCACGCTCGACATGGAGGCCCTCAAGGGGAAGCTCACCGCGACCATCGAGCGCGCGAAGGCCAACGACCCGAAGCTGCTCCGCGCGCGCATCGCCGACATGGAGAAGCTGATCGCGCGGCAACTCCATTCAGCGTCGAAGGAACCGGAGCGAGCGAAACGCCTCCCCGAGGACGCCGCCACCATTCGCTCACTACGCAAGGGATTGGAGCTCGCCATGAAGGTCATCGTGAAGATCAGCGCCGTCGGGATCGCCACGCTCGACGCCGACGAGATCAACAAGGTGCTCGCGCTCGCGCAGACCCACATCATGGACAAGGTCGAGCGCGCGATGGCCGAGCGCGAGAAGCAGATCGCACGGCTCTCGACGACCGCCGAGGAGACGGCGAAGACGCTGCGCTCGCTCCTGGACGATGATGTTGAGGTGGACGTGGAGATCGCGAAAGGCCCGACGTTCGTCGCCACCCAGCCGGGCCCGCGCCGCGTCCCACCGCCCACCGAGAGCACACTGACGACTATCGGGATCCCGAAGGGCGAGCAGGCGATCCTCACGGCGTGCGCGCAGCACGATGGCGGCTGCGACCGCCAGCAGCTCACAGCGCTCACGGGCTACAAGCGCAGCACGAGAGACGCGTACATCCAGGCGCTCATGCGGCGCGGGCTCGTCACGACGATCGGCGCGAGCGTCATGGCCACCGATGCGGGCCGCGCGTCGCTGGGGGACTCATGGGAGCCGCTGCCCACGGGTGACGCGCTCCGTGAGCACTGGTTGCCACGTCTACCGGCCGGAGAGCGCGCGGTGCTGGAGTGCGTGACGAGTCTGACGCATCCGAATGGCCGCAACGGCATCGGGCCAGTCTCTCGCGAGGCAATCACCGACGCCACGGGCTACAAGCGATCGACACGTGACGCCTACGTGCAGGCCCTCGCACGTCGCAAGCTCGTGACGGTCGATCGTGAAGGTGTGAGAGCATCACCCCTGTTGTTCGGCTGATCGCCGAGAGGAGCACGCAGTGGCATCAGACGAGAAGCGACTTTCGACGATCCAGCGCTCGGTGGACCTCATCAAGAAGGGCGCGCGCTACGTCACGCAGGTGACGCACGGCGAGCTCCTAGAGGTGGGCGAGGCCGCGCTCGAATCCTTCGCCGCTCTCTTCGATGCGAAGTACGAGTGGAGCAAGAAGGTCATCGGACCCAACCGCTCACCGAAGGGGCTGGCGGATCACATCCGCAAGGAGCTCCTGGAGATCGAAGCGAAGCCCGAGGACCTCGTCGAGTGGGTGGACGTGGCGATGATCGCGATGGACGGCGCAGCTCGCTTCGCGGGCGCCAACGGCGCGGCGTTCGTGCGCACCATGCGCGAGAAGCACGAAGCCAACCTCGCGCGCGACTGGCCCGACTGGAAGACGGTGGATCCCGACGTCCCGATCGAGCACGTGCGCGAGCCTGTGTTCCACGGGATCGATGCGCTCATCGCAGGCGAGACGCCCCCGGACGCGAACGTCGAAGAGCTACGACGGATGGTCGGCGCTGATCGCCCGATGCCCGACGCGCTCGCCGAGATGACAGCCGATCGCGATCGATGGGTCGCACGCAACAAGGTGCTCGAAGAGCGTCTCGCTCGCATCACGAACATCGCGAGCGGTCGCGGGGCGTGACCCTTCCGTTCTTCCGCTGCGAGCCCTTCGCCTGCTCGCTCAAGGTGAGCAAGTGCGTTGAGCGCCACGAGCTCGCGCAGACCACCGCCGAGCGTCCAGCCGCCGCGCAGAACGGACCAGCGCACGGGCTACAGCGGAGCGCGTGCCGCGAGTGCTCGGTGGGCGCCAAGCACGCAGCGGGCTCTCACCCGCGCCTATGGGCGGATGGCTCCCCGGTGGTGCGCCTCCGAATGCTCGAGCGCGGAGACGGGCACGCGCCCGGGACACTCTCCGCCGAGGAGAAAGCCAGGCGCGCGCGGCTCACTGCCCAACTGCACCAGGGCATCGCGCGCAGGAAGGCGCTCAAGGCGAAGGCGGATCTTGCGCGCACGTAGATCCATGGCAGACACACCGAGCGGCACCGAGCCGCAGGAACGGGGAGCAGGTGGCCGATCAGCGTGATGGTGGGATCTCGTGGTGCGACGAAACGTGGTCGCCGATCCGCGGATGCTCTCGCGTGAACGAGTCGTGTCGGCACTGCTACGCGGAGGCCATCGCGATGCGATTCAGCGGCCCCGGCTTGGCCTACGAGGGGCTGGTGCGCTTCTCGAAGAAGAAGCCCACGCCAGACGGGCCAGCGCTGGCGCTGGGATGGAACGGCAAGGTCCAGCGCGTGGACTCGCACATGCTCGACCCGGTGCGATGGAAGCGACCCCGACGCATCTTCGTGAACAGCATGTCCGATCTCTTCCACGAGGCGTTGCCGTTCGAGGACATCGCCGCGATCTTCGGAATCATGGCGGCAGCGCCGCGCCACACGTTCCTTGTGCTCACGAAGCGCCCGCAGCGCGCGCTCGACTTCTTCGCGTGGGTGCAAGAGCAGGATGCCGCGATCTCTGAGAAGCAACTCGACGGCGCGACGCGTGGCCGGTTGCACTGCCTCTCCGAAGCGCTGCGCTGGGAGGTGAACCACAGTGACGGCGAACTGCTGCACACGAAGCACGGCGCCGATCCGCGAGGGCCGTGGCCGTTGCCGAACGTGCACATGGGCGTGAGCGTCGGGAATCAGGCGGAGGCCGATTCGTTCATCCCGCTCGCATTGGAGTTCACCGCGAAGGTGATCTGGGTGAGCTACGAGCCAGCCCATGGCCCCGTGGACTTCGGGCGCTGGATGGGGCTGACGTGCACGCACGAGGACGCCTACTCGGAGAGCGACACGAACGCGACGATCTGTCGCCAGTGCGACGACGCGCGGAACCTCGACTGGATCGTATGCGGCGGAGAGAGCGGTCGCGATGCGCGTCCGTTCGATCTCGCGTGGGCGCGTAGTGTCAGCAAGCAGTGTCTCTACGCTGGCGTGCCGATCTGGATGAAGCAGATGGGGGCACGGCCACACTCGGTCGAGGACCGGATCACGCATCGCGGCAACACGCGCTCGAACGAGTTCCCGAATGGCTCGTTCTCACGTTACCTCAACGACCGCTCGGGATCTGACCCGATGGAGTGGCCGGAGGATCTGCGTCTCCAACAACTACCCGCCGAGAGGCTCACGTGAAGCGCTGCGACTTCTGTGGTGAGGAGAAGCCGCTCACCATCGTGAGCGAGCCCAAGCACGCGTTCCCCGGCGTGATCTGCGCTCCGTGCGTGTGGCGATGCGTTGCGAAGATCGTCGAGCACCAGCAGCCCTCGCCGCAGGTGCCGATGCGCGTGGAAGTGATCGCGAGGCCAGCGTGATCGATGGCGAAGCGGATCTTTCGTGGGAGTACGATGCGCGCGGCGTGGACGGGGCAGCGTTCTCGAAGGATCGTCGGTACCGGTATCGGCTATGGAGGTCGCTCCGGTTCAACGATCGCCGCGTGCTCTTCTGCGGCCTGAACCCGAGCAAGGCCGGTGCGACCCAGAACGATATGACGATCACGAAGTGCGTGGGCTTCGCGAACCGAGGCTTCACGTGCTTCCGCCCGTTCGGGCTCGTGGACGTTGTGAACCTCAACGCGATCATCGAGACCGACTCGGAGGTCATGCGTGCCATGCCCGCCCTCGACGCGATGGGCCCGCGCAACGAGGAAGCGATCCTCGACGCGCTGCGGCTCGCGAAGGATGCGCACGGCTCTCTCGTGATCGCTGCGTGGGGTAGCGGCGTGTCGCCGACGCAGGTGATGGAATTCCAGAACCTTCTGCGCATCGCGTGCGTGGAGCGCGTGTACTGCCTCGGCCGAACGAAGGACGGTTCCCCGCGCCACCCGAGCCGCATCGCCTACACAACGCCGCTTGAGACTTGGTGGGAAGCGTGACGCCCGCCGACGCCATCGCGATGGCGGAGCGCGCTCTTCGTCGAGGCCAGTGCCCACCGAAGCGTCACGCCGAGGTGGGGTGCGAGACGTGCGACGCGAGCAACGAGGCGATCGGCGTGCTCAAGACGCTGCCCATCATCACCGAGTGCGAGAACGCCTGCCGCCACGCCGCTGTGGGCTCGCGAGCGGGTGTCGTGTGCAGGCACCCCGAGATCATCACCACGCGCCCGAGCGTCGAGGACCGGATCGTCACCGAGCCCGCGGCGTGGTGTCCGCTGCGAGGCGCGGTGTGAACGCAGCGACTCATTTCGTGGCCGGATGCGGAACCATGACCGCCATCGTCGCGCTCGTACGTGGCGAGGCTTGGTGGGCGATCGTGCTCTCGTTCACCGTCGCGCTCGCCGTAGCCACCGCACCGGAGAGACCGTGAGCCCGTTCCGAGATTCGATGAAGCCGCCAGCGGCGAAGGAGTGCCCGATGCGAGATCTGTTCACGCCTCCCCGATTCCTCCTCGTGCTCGTGGTCCTACTGGTAGGCGGCGCAGGCGCGCTGGCCGACGCGGGTGGGCACGTCGGGCTCGCTGTGGCCTCGGCAACGGCTGCGACGATCGTGGCTCTCTACGCGGTGGTCACGCTCCTGAACGGCAAGGCGCCGTGAGCGACCCCATCACCGAACTGTGCACGCTCCTCGCTCGCCTCCCTGGTGTCGGAGATCGAACAGCTCACAGATACGTGCACCACCTCCTCGGCGAAGCGCCGGACCTCTCGAACGAGATCGGCGCGGCGCTGAGCGATCTGCACCACCGCGTGACCCGATGTTCGATCTGCCGTGGCTACGCGATCGACGGTGACAACTGTCGGATCTGCGGAGACCCCAAGCGCGACCCGCACACGCTGTGCGTTGTAGCTCGCGTCCCCGATCTCGAGGCCATCGAGCGCGGCGGGTTCCGAGGTCGCTACCACGTGCTCCACGCTCTTCTCGCGCCGCTCGACGGGTGGGGCCCCGAGCGGATCGACGTCGCGGGACTGCGCGCGCGGGTGCACCACGAGCAGACGCGAGAGGTGATCCTCGCACTCCCGACGTCTGTGGACGGCGAGGCGACCGCTCAGTACGTGGCGCAGGGACTCCGCTGGCAGCCGGAGGGCACCGAGGGCGAGCAGGTGCGCATCACGCGCATCGCGACCGGCATGTCCTTCGGTCACGAGCTCGAGTTCGCAGATCCCATCACCATCGATCGCGCGATGCAGGGACGGCGCGCGCTGTGACGATGTCCGTCGTGATCTACGCGGACGGCGAGCAGGATGCCTGCGAGAACTTCTTCGCCGACGTCTGTCCTCACGTGGGCGAGGAGGTCACGTGCTTCGGTAGCTCGTCCAGCACCCCGCAGCGTCACTACCGCGTCGCGCGCGTTCGGTACGGGGTGCACGATCACGTCTCGCGCATCACGACGATCGAGCTTTGGTGCGTGCGGCTGCTGTGACGAAGCCCAAGCTCGACCAGCGGCCGCTCTGCGAGGCCTGCGACGCGCGGTGCTCGCGACGAACCACGTGCCTCTGGTGCGGCCGCAAGGTCTGCTCGCTCTGCCTCACGTTCCAGCATTCGAGCAAGCGCGCTCTGCGCGAGAACGTGCGGCTCTGCCGATGACCTGTCACCACATCCCGATCCCGGGCGGCATCGTGTGCACGCGATGCCACCGCGCGAAGCCATGTCGCGCACGAGGATCTCATGGGCTACACGCCGGGGGACCAATGAGCAGCAAGGTCGAGGAAGCGCTCCGGGCTCTCGCCGAGGCCATCCGAGAAGAGGGTGGTGAGCTACTGGAGGTCACCGTCGATCGGCGAGCGTGGCACCGATTCGCCACCGATCTGACCAGCGCCTCGCACCCGAGCAGGCCATGGCCGCCAGCGGTGGCACCCGAGCCAGTGCGTGAAGGCGCCCTCGTCGGGATCCTGACCCTCACCAGCGGCGGCACGCCCTTCCGCTTCGTGGGCACCCGCAAGTGACCGACCCCCGCCCACCGCTCTCCCCACGCCAGCGAGAGCTCCTCGCGATGATCGAGCGCTTCACGGCCGAGCGAGGATTTCCGCCCTCGATGCGCGACATGGGCAAGGCTCTGGGCGTCGCGAGCATGAACGGCATCGGCGACCACCTCCGAGCCCTGACCCGAAAGGGGTACATCACGCGCGAGCGCCTCCTCAGCCGCTCCCTGCGCATCCTGCCCGCCCCAGGAGCCGCCGCTCCCCCGACGCACGCAACGCTCATCCTCGTCGAGAACGAGGCTCAGGCGGTCGTAGCGCGCCGAGAACACCCCAGCGCATCGGTCGAGGTCCTGGATGCCGCCACCGGCCGATGGACGTTCACGCCCCACGAGCGCACCACCCTGATCACGATGGTCGCCCCCTCGGGTCAGCGCACCAGCGTCACCATCACCCGATGAGCGCCGATCGCTCAAAGGAACGCCCCCAGCGCTGCGTAGGCTGCGAGGAGCCCCGCTGCACGGACACCACGAAGGTCGAGGGTCTGGGCTACGTCTGCGCCTCGTGCATGGAGGTGCTCCCCCTCGTGTGGGAGACCGAGATCGAGCGGGTTCGCACCGCGCGCCGCACTGTCGAGGCAGCCATCGAATCCCTCGCACCGGATCGAGAACGATGACCCCCGAGGAAGACATCGCCGCCCGCGCCGAGGCGAAAGCCCGCTACAACCGCGCCGCAGCCGTCCTACGCGGTTTCCTTCGCCGAAAGAGCGAGGCCATCGAACGCACCAACCTCCTACGGAAGCGCATCGCCCAGGACCAAGCCGAGCTCGCTGACATCCTCACTCAACTCCACAAGGGCGACACCGACGAGCCCGAGGCCATCGCCGAACTCGAAGCAGCCGAAGACGCCTACCGAACGACCCACAACCTCCGCCCGCGCACCAAGCGCATCGCATGTGGTACACCTTGAAGGTGGCCAAGCCCACACAGGGAGGAGCCCTCACGGAGGGGGCCGGCTCCGGAGCGCAAGCGCGCAACGGGCCTACAACGAAGCCACGTCCGAGCAGCCGAGCGAAGGACTCGGGAGCCAAAGGCGGAGCGCCGAGCGGAGCGAGTGGCAGCAAAAGCCTGTCCCTCCTCCCTGCGCCGTCCTCTCCGCGCGTACCTGCGCACGCGCGCGAGGAAGAAGCGGCTGGCACGACCACGCTGGTGCCGCTCCCGCCCGCGAGGCTCACGGGCTACGTGCACTACGACGACCCGGGCGTGCTCGACGCGATCTGCGAGACGGTCAAGAAGGGCCGCCCGATCCGGCTCGCGACCGATCTCGTCGGCGTGAACTACGAGACGTTCAAGGCCGCGATGTACCGACGCCCCGACGTGGCTACCGCCATTGCCCAAGCGCGCGCAGAGGGCTCCGAGATCTGGCTCGCGAGGCTCGAGGCCGCGGAGAAGGACGGGCGCAGCGTGCACGGCCCGGCATGGATGCTGGGCAAGCTCTACCCGAAGGCGTTCAGCGAGAAGCTCGTCGAGGAGGACGCGAAGAACGAAGCGCCGATCGTCGAGGCCTCGGTCACGAGCACCACCGAGGCCGGCGCCGACGTGGAGGCTGAGCCGTCAGACGAGGATGCGATGATCATCGCGAAGGCACTCCTCGCGCACCGACAGAAGAAACAGGCGGAGGCTGACGCCGCCGAGAAGGGAGACGACGATGGCCTCGTCTGACGAAGCGAAGAAGGAAGACCGACCGATCCGCGGACTGATCGTGGACAGCACGCCGGGCGGGATGAGCAAGAAGCAGTTCAAGGGCATGCTCGACAAGGCGAACGAACTCCACGCGGATGGGCTGCTCCTCGCGGGGTGCGTGCAGCTCGCCGACAACGAGGTAGGGCTCGTCTTCGTGCGCGTGAGCGCCAAGCCCAAGGCGCCACCCCGAGAGGCAGCGGTGCTCACGGACGACGATGATGGAGGCTTCCCGTGGCCGAACCAGTGAACGCGCACGTCGTGGAACTCCACATGCACCCGCGGTGCGCCGTGTCGTGCAAGTACTACCGCGTTGGCTTCACGGAGACCGACGGGACCATCGCCACGAAGCACCCGCCAGCGTGCGAGCACCCAACGCGAACGGGCGGACCGCTCTACGTGAAGAACGGCGAAGAGCGCGAGGACTGCCCGTTACGAACGAGGACCGCATGAAGGTGCACATCCGCGTCGGGTCGATCGAGGCGTTCATCATCCTCATGCTCGCCGTCGCTGCCACCGGTGTCGCGTTCCGGTGCGCAGTAAACGCCCAGCAGCGCACGCACTGCACCGAGTCGGGAGGCCGCGTCATCTACGTGCACAGCGCCTCGCCCACCGACGCGTGGATCTGCGAGCGCCCGTGATCCACCTGCTCGTGCTCGACGCGCTGGGCGATTGGCGACCGCAGTGCACCGAGGAACCGCCTGGCGAGTTCCCGAGCGTGCTGGGCGAGAGCACGAGGAGCCTGCGACGGGTCACGTGCGAGCGCTGCCGAGCCAAGCACTTCCTGGGCGAGAAGCTCTACGCGAAGACGGGCGTCACGGACACAGCGCTCTTCGGCTTCGCTCTCCTCGTTGGCACCGAGCGCTGACCGCGCTACGACTCGCTCACGCCCGCTCGTGCGGGCAGGAAAGAGGATCCGATGACGAGCAGAACGATGGGCCCGCTGGTGGTCACGATCGCCGACGACAAGGGAACGGTGGCCGAGTGGCGCCCCGGGCAGTGCAACTGGGACGTCGAATCGAACGGGAAGGTGACCATCCGCATGGGCAACGCGCTGAGCGTCACGCGCGAAGTGGATCCCTACATGGAGCGCCTCATGCGCGAGAACGACGCGCGAGCCTCCCACGACGCAGCGCAGTTCCAACGTGCACACCGCGAGCGGGAAGGGACTCGACGCGCTGGTGAAGCGCCTGCTCGACATGTTCCTGCCGTTCGAAGCACGACGCCCTGGCGAGTCGGACGTGGATCTTCGTGGCCGCATGCTCGATGCGTACGCGCGCAAGCACTCCAGACACACCTCGGACCCCGCGTTCGAGCCGCTGGCGTTCGACGAGGCCACGGACTGGACGAAGCGCCCTCGGCATGACGCAGCGCGAGCCGAGCCCGACGTGCTCCTCGCCGAACGCGTCCAAGCCATCGAGGCGTGGATCCAGAAGCTCGAGTCGGCCTCGCCGGGCACCGCGTTCTTCGCCGCACTCCTCGACTCGGTGAAGAAGGCCGAGAGCACGAAGCGCCAGCAAGCCGCGTACGACGACGCCCGGCCGCGGGAGACATCGGAGCCCCTGGAGCGCATGCGTCACGAGAACGGGTCGTGGGAGACCGACGAGGAGCTCGCGCAGCGAACGCAGTCCGCGCAGCGCGTGGTCGCGGCGATCGTCGCAGCCGATCTCGGTGAGCACGGCCCTGCCCCCGAGCCCAGTCGCGTCGAGTCGCTTCGCGCGTTCACTCCCCGCGAGCACGCCTTCCGCTGCGTCCACCTCGCACGCTCCGAGCCCACGCTCCCCGCCGAGTCGGTGGTGTACCAAGCGAGCCTGAGCGACCGAGCGGTCCTCGCATCAGAGCCGCGGTGCGCTCACCCGACGACGAAGGTGCGCGGCGTGGTGGGGCAGCCCGCCCTCGCGACGGTCTGCACCTCCTGCAACCACGTGATCGCCGAGTCACCGAAGGGCCCGTGGATCGAAGGGCGCACCGAAGGCGACCTGAACGTAGCGCCTTGGATGGAGTCCTTCGCTCACGTGCTCGGCCGAGCAATCCGCGACAACCAGCCATTCACGCCGGAGCTCTTGGCCCCGAACGATGGCCCAACGTTCCTCGCCGACATGGAGCGGAGCCCGTTCCTCGCGGACGTGTACGGCACGCTGAAGCGGGAGTGGGACTTGCGGATGCTGAAGAACCGCGACCGCGACTCGCGAGACGAAGCGGGCCAGCGCGTTCCCGATCTCGCGTGGTGGCGCGCCGAGGTCGAGAAGCTCCGCTCACGCGTGCGCGTACTCGAAGCCGATGTCGGAGCCGCGCAGGCCGAGCAGGACAACAGGGTGCGCGAGGTGACCAGCGAGCTCATGCGCGTCCGCGAGGACCGCGGCTCGCTCCTCCAGCGCGCCCGCCTCGCCGAAGAGAAGATCCAACGCATCGAAGACGCGCTCAGCGACAGGAGCGAACGGTAGCCATGGCGAACGACAAGCAGCAGCCGGAAGAGAAGTGGGAGCCCGATCACTTCTCCCGCCGCGACTACACGATCAGCGGGGACCTGCTCGACAACGCCAAGCGCATCCGCGTCCAGGTCCTCGTGGACGGCGTGAAGCAGATCGACTTCCAGCTCCGCGAGCCCGGGATGCTGTGCATCGTGAGCCGGCCCGACGATGAGGGGATCAGCGTCGAGCTCGTGGAGCCCGCCCCCCAGCGCGCGACGGACATGGACGACGACGAGACGGGCAAGCGGCGCACGCCTCGGCCGTGGCAGATCGCGGCGCTGCTCGAGCCGCGATGACCACCTTGACCGCTCACGCTCTCGTGGCATCACACGAGGGTCGGCACCGAGCCGGCAGGAAGAGGATCCAGTGAGCACAAGGACCTGGCCCGAGCGCATCGCGGACCTAGAGCGGCTGATGGAGGCGGCGACGCCGGGACCGTGGGCCGCTACGAAGCACGGACACGTCATCACAGTCAGCGGCGGTGGCGTCGTGACGATGGACGGCGCAGGCAAGAACGACGTCGCGTGCATCATTGCCATGCGCAGCGCTCTCCCCGCTCTACTCGCTCGCCTTCGCGCACTGGAAGCGGTGGCAGAGGCGGCGCGACCGTTCCGTATCTGCCCACCGAGCGATGACTACAACGACTGCACGTGGACGGAGGACGAGCGGTTCTACCTGACGCCGCGAGGCCACGCCGAACGCGCGCTGCTCAACGCTCTCACCGCCCTAGACGCATCGAAGGAGACGGCGAAGTGAAGAACCGCTGCCCTGTCACGATGCCGACGCCACGAGCGGCCACCTGGGAGAACCACTACACCGTCACCTGCGAGGGATGCGGCAAGCGCGTCAAGGTGGGCATCACCGGCCTGCTCTATCCGCACTCGGCCACGCCGCCGGAGGAGCAAGCCGCCCAACGTCGAGCCGCTCGCAAACGCGACGCTACGAAGGAGACGCAATGACGAGCAAGCTCACGCGCGCGGCCTACGAGGCGATGATCGACGAGAACCTCGCGTGGCTCGACGCGCAGCCGCACTCGCTCGAACGGGAGCACATCCGCGAGATCATCCGCCGCTCGCCGATGCACGAGTACGCAGACCCAGCACCATCAACCATGGTGGAGAGAGAGCGGGCTCTGGTGCGGGCCGCGTTCGTCGAGGGCCGCATGCACGAAGGCCAGCGCGGCGGCTGGTACGCGGACCCCGATGGCGTGCGGGCCGACTTCGCGTCCGAGACGGTGGCCAACGAGGTCGAGAGCATCATCGCCGCTGTAGACGCCACCCACCCACGCCCAGCCCTCACACAGGTAGCTCCGAGCGTAGAGGCAGCGGCGTACGAGCGCGGGCTGCGAGATGCAGCGAAGGTGTGCGACGCGGAAGTGGCGAGGGCGACCAAGGCGCTTGCGATGCCGCCATCGGGAGACGTGGGCATCGACGACATGGTGGCCTCTCTGAGCCACGTCAACGAGATCGAGCGCCTGGTCTGCATCGACCTCGCCGCTCGCATCCGGGCCCTCTCCACCGCTCCCGCTACTCCCGCTCCGAGCGAGACGCACAAGAGCCCGTTCACGCCGATCGAGTGGTGGGCGATTCGATTCGCGAAGGTGTACGCCGATGCGGCCGAAGGAACGTCAGCGCCGGACATGTTCGCGAAGGTCGGCCCTCCTCCCGCTCCCGCCGACACCTCAACCGTAGTGGCGTCGATCGTGCGAGGGCTGCGGGACGGCCGCGACCTGGCCGCAGTGGGTGTGGACGCAACCCCTGTGGACGGCTTCATGTGTCGGTGCAGCTCATGCGCGTCGCGTCGCGAGTTGGTGGAAGCTATCGCGGACCGGATCGAGCGTGAGTATGGTACGAAGGGAGGCGAGTGATGCGTCGCGTGTGGCTCGTCATCGCCTCCGTGGGCCTCTATGAGACGACCGAGGAAATCATCATCGCGTGTGGGACGAAGCGCGAAGCCCACCGCCGCAGGCTTGAACTGCGCACGCTGGCAACGAAGATGGCCGATGCGCTCTCGGAGTTCGACGAGGAGCACCCCGAGCCGCCGATCGACGACACGAAGATCCTCGACGATGGCGACAACGGATGGGACTGGTGGAACGAGCAACGCCTCCGCGTGCGCAAGCCGTACGAGCGCGCGGCGAAGCGGCTCGGTCTGCAAACGCTCAGCCTCGACGGCGTGACCACAGAGACCGTCTCATGCCGATTCGTGAAGGGAGGCATCGCGACATGACCACTCCCAGCGATCAGGACATCGCTAGTGCGTGCCGCTACCTCGAAGCGCTGACCGCGTCCGCCGACGCAGCGGAGCGCACGATCGGGCGTGCGTACCCAGCCCGCTACCACGAGGCTGCGCGCTTGGTCGTCGAGGTCGCGTCGGAGTTGGGATGGAAGCCCACCCCTTCCGCTCCCCTCTACACCGAGGAGGAAGTGCTGAGAGCGATGGAGGCGGTGCGGCGCGACATCGCTACGCGGGCGCTGCCGCTTGCCAAGGCGATGAGCGGAGCGCCGAAGCCGCACCCGCTCGGCGCGTTGTTCCGCGTGGCGGGCGTGGACCTCTGGAACGAGTGCGTGGCGGGCGACAACGACGGGCACCACCCAGTCGGCGCCGACAAGCCGCTCAACCTCAAGAGCATCCTCGCTCGGGTACGAGGTGAGCGGTGAGCAGCGAATTGGAGAGGCTCACACGAGCCGTGCTCGACGAGGTCCCGCTTGGCAGGCGTCCAGAGGTGTTGCGGCTGCTCTCTGCGCTGCGACGGCTCCCGGTGGACGTCTGGGAGAAGGCGCGGTTGACCACCGGAGGGCCACCCGGTCCAGACGGGCTCTATCCGAGCGACCCGCTCCTCGCTCGATCGGTCAGGCCGATGATGGTCACCGAGGTAGACCACCGAGGAGCGCGAGACGTGCCCTGCGACGGCAAGGACGGGAACCCACCGCTGTGCACGTGCA